TTTATTCTAATACGAATCTCATTGATTGAGATGGACCCGTATTTCCTTAGAAATAGAACCTGCATCTTATATCCGTCATCATCCTTTGAAATATTCTAGTAAATGAATTGATAATCAGTGCTCCCTAAGGTCGTATCCTTACGGTGATTCATCCATTCCTTCCAAGATGTAAAAGATACAGCATATTCTGAGCCACTAATCCAGTTACGCTCCTTTTCTGGAAACATTCTATAGTTGGTGTAGTTTAAACTTTAGATTATTCCCGTTTAATTTTACGGGTACGATTGCGATTTCTTTTTCTAAGTCCACCTCCTTGTTTTCCACGATGGCCATGTCCATGGGTGCCATGACCACCTCTTCCATGGGTGCCATGTCCACCTCTTCCATGGCCGTGCCCATGGGTGCCATGGCCACCTCTACCTCTAACTGAAGCCGCACCTCTACCTCTGACTGAAGCTGCGCTTGTACCTCCACCTGCATTCTCTTTTTTATGTGTACCTACTTGCTCCCAGCGATTTTCTTCAGGGTGAAATAGTACTCCTTTTAAAGAATGAAGATCTATTTTTACACCTTCAATTAATCTTAGGAGGTGTTTTAATGGTTTACTATATTTTTCACCTTCATTTTCTTCTTTAGCACCTCCACCAGCTTTACTTGTATTATTTTCACCTAGATCTCCTAAAAAGTTTCTCAAGTTATTTGCTTCTTCAAATGCCGTTGTATCACTAATTCTTCTAAATCTTAATTTATAATTATCAATATAAGGAATAAATCTGAGTTTTAGTAAAATCCCATTTACAGCATTATCTGATTTTAAATGAAATGATCCAACCACATTTATTTGACGCTTTTCACCAATATCTTCGTGTAGATCTCTATGTAAAGATATATGAAAATTAGTACCAAAAATACTGAAACTAATTATATCATTTGACTTATTCAATTTAACATTTTCTATATTTTCTATATCATTCATATTACGGGCTAAATCTTCGAGTTCATTAAAAAAAATAGACCTTTCTTCAAATTTTAAAATATCTTTAGTAAGAGTATTTCTCAAAGTTAATCCATGATAACTATGTGTAGTATCATCTGATTCAAGAGTATTTCTTATTTTTTTAAATTTTTTATCGGATAATCCTTCACCCATCTATTATAAGTACATTTTATTGTTCAAACCCAGCCACCTTCATCATGGCCTTGCCCAGCTTATTCTCACCCTCAATATACTTTTCCTTGGTCTGCTTACCACCATACTCACTACTGGCTGAACCAGTATAGAAGAGTAATGTCTTACCCTGCTGCTTAGCTGCCTCTAGGATCTTGCGGAAACGTACATCCTTAGAATATCGCTGCCTCACAGCCTCAGTCAGTAAATCATCCTTCACTCCAGACCACTTGGCCTCATCGAACTTTACACCATTCTTCTTCATTCCAGTGAGACGCATTTCAGCATGAACCTCCTTCAACTCCTCGGCAAGGAGTTCAGCATCACGATCATCGGTGAGCTGTTTTGAACCGGCACCCACCCCCTTCTCAGAATCACGCTGTCTGAGGAATTTCTGGTGGATGCGGCCTGTGGGGCTGAATAGTGCCTGAGCTAGACCGGGTTTATCAGATGCTACCTTATAGTGCATAGCAGCCATGAAGTGCTCGATGGAAGGATAGGTCTCAGTTGGTGTGACAGGATCAGTGATGATAAAGGGTGTACCAGGTGCAATGTATCGGAGAGCCAGCTTATCACCAATCTTGAGGCGATCAATGGCGGGTGACTCCTGATAGAATTGAAGAACCTCGGAGGGAGAGTACTGCCTCTTACCTTGCTCTTTAGTTACAGTAGTTGCGGCACTTGTAGCTGCGCTTGTAGATCCACCTTGGCCTAGGGGTTCATTGCTTGCTGCTTCAGCAGCCTGTAATTCTTCTACAAGTTCATCTTCTGCTGTAGGTTTTGTAGCTCCGCTTGTAGCTGCGCTTGTAGCTGCGCTTGTAGCTGCGCTTGTAGCCTTTGGCGTAAGCTTTATTGCAGGCTTTAATGCAGATTTTAATCCAGGCTTTGCTGTATTGTTATTAGCGCTAGTACTTGCGCTTGTAGTCCCACTTGTAGCTACGCTTGTACGCTGAACAGAAGGATCAAACTCACCCTTACGTCTGAAGATGAACCACCTGTTCAAGAACGAGAATTGCTGAACCGCAGGAGTCATCGGGAACTTGCGACCAACCTTCGTAGCCATTGTGTGGCTATCACTGAATAGAGCAGATGACCTCTGTAGTCCCAACTCCTTCAGCTCATCAGGATCACAGAGTTCACAGCCAATTGACTTCATCTTCTCCTGCAGAAGACCAAAGGGCACCAGGAACTCCCTGTGGGGCATACCAATGCTGATGAACTCGACGTCAATGGGCATACCAAATGCCTCATCGCCTGGTGGAATCTCATCATTGTCATACTTCTTGGTGATCTTCCACAGAAGTGTCTCACCTTCCTGACCTAAGCGGGTCTCACGCCCCTTCAGGAACTCAAAGGTCTTCTCACCATCAAAGCAGCAGCCGATAAAGTAGCCACCCAGCTTCAAATTCTCACTGATATTCCTCAAGAATCCATCAAAGGTCTCCTTGGATGCAAAGAAGTAGTGTGTAGCAAACATACAGCTGATCACATCTGCCTTGGCCTTGAATCTGCTTGCCATCTGATTCTCAATGTAGGGTGGAATCACACCCTCAGGCCTCACACGCCCCAGTACGCTCTGTAGAATCACCTTGTCCTCAGGGCCAATACCTGCCTCACCATTTGCCATATTTAGACTAGCATCACCAACCACAAAGGCCATGGGAAGCACTGCCTGTCGCCCATTGCGCAGCATGGTTGACCAGAGGCGCTGGTAGGCACCGTGATTGGGATTGTTAATACTGTCGCCGGCAATGTCGATACCAAGCACGGCACCGGCATTCACACGCCGCCACTTCTGAATGTCCTGGGCCACTCCCATACCAATGTCAATCAGACCCAGGTTGGCCTTCTTCATCACAGATGAATACAGGATGGTCTCCTTGATGTACTGGTTGTGGAAATCACGCAGAGGACGCACGCGAGCCATATCCTCCTCAGGTGCAGTACGGTCGGCATACTTCTTTGTGATGGCCGCACGCTCCCTCTCAATAGCTGAGACTGCGGTCAACTCCTCTTGAACGGGCTCCTCATTACCAGACCTTATCATGGACACTGTCACAGGCTCATGAATAGTCTTCCATGTGCTCTGGGCCACCATGTTGGAATTGAGTGTGCGGCCTAGCTCACCACGCAAGAGGCGCTCAGTCTTGTCTGCACGCACCAGCTTGGGAACCCAACGCCACCCTGCAGGCCTGGAACCGTCGTAGGAAATCTCCACGATGCTCTTGTCCATGATGGGCTCCTTGGATACCTCGCAGACGGCGTACTCATCACCCGTCTCAGGATCCAGAGTGACCTCCACATAGCAGGTATTGGCCATCTCATCAGGAAAGTCCTCAGGCTGAAAGAGAACTGGTCTGTAGACGTTTGCGCCCTTGGTGCCCTTTGGTGGCTGGAGAGGCTGCTCCTGGAGAACAATATCACGGGGCTTCAGGACAGCCTTGCGAGGATCCTCCCTAGAGCCGACGTGGAGGCGGAGAACCTTGTAGCGGATATTCTTACCGGATGTGGGATGGAATCCGTCGTGAATTGCATCGATGGTAGTGCCCTGTAGCTTCTCTGTGACCACCATGAAGTCAATCGTATTATCCTTGGGTGGCTTCCACTTGAACTGTCCCTCATAGCCACCCTGAGGGTCATCTGGGATGGCGGAATCATTCTTCATGAAGATCAGACCATCAGTCTCATAGATACGGGGAGTATCCAGAGTCTGAGCAGCGGCCTGAAAGATACTCAGGTCACCTGCATTGCCGAAACGAAATCGCTTCATGCTCACTAAGAGCTTAGTCTTGGGAGTGAGGCCCTTGATGACTTCTACGGGACCTGGTGCCGCATTCCACAGCTTCTCCCAGGCTCGCATCTCATTGTAGCGCATGGTAGCTCCAGCTGCAGCGCTATAGAAGGGCAGAGCATGCACATCCTTGGCGCCAGGGGCATAATAGATATCAAAGATCAGATACTGATTAATTGACTCGTGTGCACTATTCTTCGTAATCCACTCGCCGTCAACGAGGGACTTTGCACATGACTTTACCAGGAGACCAGTCTCATAGACATTTAGCGACTGATCAATGAGGTAGAAGTGACCCTCCTCATTGACAAAGCCCATGGTACGCAGACCATCCGCCTTATCAGTCACATTGTAGCCCTGACGGAGATTGAAGGTCCCAGGCTCGGCCAGAGCAATCATATTTTGCAATTCAAGAGTCAGAGTGGATGCACCACGGAAACGGTTAGTCTTGGTCAGATCCTGGTACTCGGACATTACCTCCCGCTTGGTGGACTCCTTGATCAGGATGGGGGACTTTTGAATTCCACGCAGAATCTCTCCTACACCCTTGATCAGACGCTGAGCAACCTTCTGAGGAGTGTCTCCTTCCATGCGCTCCAGCTCAACCTCCACCTCATAGACAGGCAGCTCCTTGGAAATGTCTTGCTGGGTGAATTTGGTTGCCCAGTTGTATTCACCGCGACTATTTCGCTTTGTCTGCTTCACCATGGAGAGGTCAAAGCGGAGACCCTCACCGCGAAATGTCCAGCGCCGGAGAAGACGGAAGGCCTTCTGCTGGACAGCCCACTGGTCGAGTAATTCACGCACCTCCGTGTCAGTCTGACTGACCTCACGCTCACTACGCATCTTGATACGGACATTGTAGTCCTCCAGGTCGAGCGTGGCCGCGGTCCCTGACTTATCCTTGATCATGGCGGAAAACTCCTTGCCTGCGAGACGGTCATCCTTGCAGTAGTGCTGGACTACACCGAGCCCCGTCAGACTGATACGGATCGCCTTGGGCGTTATAATATTGAGCTTGTCCTCCTGGATGATGGAAGTGTAGCCGCGATTCTTGAGGCGCTTACCGATAGCAGCAAAGGTGGTGGAATTCACCTGACCACCCTCACCGAATGTAGCCTCAAGCTCCTGGCTGGGGTGCTCAATCCAATCTTTTAACATTCTCTGTAGCTGATCATATTCAGCCTTTCGGATATCCATTAGTGTACCCTATCTGCTTTATGTTGCGAGTTCAACTTTAGGCGTAGACCTACATGTTAGGTAGGCTAACATTAAGTACTAGATAGTTTGCGTATAGCGATAGCACGACTCAGCTTCTGCCGCAACACATCACGTGAGAGGCCCATGGGGTTATGACCCATCTTTGTATATTCTGCGGCCATGGCCTTCTGAGTATCGGTTGCTGGTACAAGAGGCCACTCCACCGTGAATTTCTCTTCCTGCTTCTGTAGCCAGAGAACCAGCTCCATAGATGACCAACCACTTGCATCCCAGAGACGGTCCCACATGGGCTCACGCATAATCCAGATCTGCTTGTAACCGCCCTCACGAGGGAATGCCTTGTCATCCAGAAACTTAATAGTCTTGTCGGTCTCATTGAAAAGAATCCAGAGGAGGGGATTATCTTGGCTGTAGCGCTCGATGGCGATCATGGCTGCCTTGGCTTGCTGTGCCTCTGGCCTCAAAGAACCAAAGCCTTCTAGGGCCTTTTTCTTGCTGAGAGTACGAGGAAAATCGAGGTTAGCACACCGTGTCTGCCACTCGGTAGTGGCGTCTAGGACCATACGCTGCCTGAGCTGATCGGGTGATACACGGAAGAGGGGATCATTCAGCCACATCCATGCGCCAATAGGGTGTCTAGGTTGGATTGAGTGTGTAATTAGATTCCACCTAGGTGCTTGCTCTTGTGTATCTATAGCTGCGCCTGCGCCTGTATCTGTGCCAGTTTTACCGACTTTAAAGGAGCGATCGAGATGTGTTTCACACAACTGGATCAATGAGGGGGGTACGGCCATCTTACATATATACAGTGAGGGCACTTTAGACCTACTATTCAGAAATTGACATATCAACCAAAACTTTATTTCGCTCCTCAAGACTCTTTGCATTTGTCTTGCAGAAATTAATGAACTTAAAGAGTGCCTCAAAAACATGGACCGGAAGAGCAGATACATCAAAAAAAATCCCATTAGAATTCTCACTAAATTCGCCACCTTCCCTACGCAAGATACGATAGAGTTCCTCAAGTTCAGATCTGGATAAAGTGGCTATGTCTTTAGATAATTCTTTACGTCTTTCGTAATCGTCCATTCTACTCTTCCTTAGCCTCTTCCTCCTCCTCGGACTCCGCAGCTTCTTCACTCTCAGCTTCAACCTCAGACTCAGCTTCGGACTCAGCTTCCTCCTCAGCCTCAGACTCAGCCTCAGACTCAGCCTCAACCACGGGAGCGGCAAGAGATACCTTATCAGGAGCACCAGTAGAATATCCACGAAACAGACCCACACTCACAATGAAGGGATCACGCAGCTGGAATCGAGATTTCTGAATCTCCACCTTGATACGCTCACCCACCTTGAGCTGATCAAATTCCTCATCACCCAGATGCAAATCACGAGGCACCATCACCCTAATCGCATTCTCATAAATACCGTAAATACCCATCTTATTGCTTTTAAGAACCTCCAACTCTATGGAAGTTCCCTCAGGTGGATTGAGCACATGACCCTTGGCCTTCACTAGGAATGCCCAGTCGCCTGAGAAGCGCCCAGAATCAACCATGCCTGCAGAGCGAGTGAGAAGTTGAAGAGTGCCGGGTAGAACGTAGCCATGAGGAGAGCACTTCTGCTCCAGCCGCTCCTTGAGCTTCTTTAAAAGAATGTCATCAATTGAGGTCACCTCACGACTAATATCATTGGATGTGAGGTAGACTTTTTCCTGGAAGAATGCTTCGGTGTCCATAGTGTACTATTCTATGTTAGAGTCTGCTTGATCAATTTTAGACCCCTGCGCAATTTAAAATCCGCATGGGTCTAGACCCCTGTTTCGTGGCCATTACTTCTTTTCCTTGTGACCAGAATAATAGGCGGATAGAGGCCTGTAGAAATATCTGAGACCGCCAAACTGTGCTTTGCGTAAATCCATCCAGCGCATAACAATCTCCATCAAGGCACAGTAATTGACGGCACTAGTTATCTTCCTCGTGCCAGTTAGAATCTCATCAGTCAAATCAAAGCGATATCCAGTGAAACGATTCAGAATTTCACCAAGTAGAACCAACTTCTTACGGTGCCCAGTCACGTTACTGACAATAGAACATGCTGCACCTCCTGCTGGGGGAACACCCTCAGGCTTGGGCTCATTAGTCTTGAACATGATGGTATTTGTCCAGGGTACCATGAAGCCGTATATCTCGGCAGAAACACGCTGATTCGCTCTCGCTAAGACCACTTCATCTGTCTTGGATTTCTCGAACTGGATAACAAGTGAATCTGCGCACAAGGCCTGCCCACAGACATAGGCAGCCTTTTTCGTTTCTATATTTAGAAATCTGAAGGCAGTTATAGCATCTAGCACGACTATCTGCTCATTTGCAGCAAGATCCTGATACGGTACACCTGTCTGGAGAAGACCGATTTGCTCTCTCCCTTTGATGAAGGAATCCCAAATATATTGCCTGGCCACTGTTTTGAGATCATCAATTCCTCCCTCCACGGTAGCGAGTGCTTTTGCCCACCACAGTAAATTCTTCAGCCTAGTTTCAATATTGTCCTTCTTTGCAGCATCGCCTTCTACATAGTCCAAGATCGCCTTAGTAAAGCCTATAGGGGGCAATGCTTCGCCCCAACTGTCAATCCAATTATTTGCTTCTACCCAGAATGCGATTAGTGGAGACAAATTGGTTGTAGCTGCTGCTGCGCTTGTAGCTTCGCTTATAACTGGTGCTGCAGTTGTACCACCTGCTGCACTTGTAGCTGCACTTGTAGCTTCGCTTGTACCTACTGTAGCTGCGCTTGTAGGAGCCCTTGTAGTAGTAAAAACCTGCTTTGTTGGAGCCAACCTTAAAGGCTCAGCCAAAGCCTTTGGTTCATAAGAGTCTCTCTTCACTGGATATCTCCCATATCGCAGTGCAATAGGGATATGGGTATCTTGTATAGTATTAGGTTGAAATAAGAATAAATCATTTCTGTAAATAATATGCCCTTCGAATGCGCCATTTTTGAATTTAATCGATTTATTATCAACAATTCTCATCAATAAACCCAGCAGTATAGTTTCAGGAATATCTGAAAAAATCTCTTGAATATCACTCCATCTAAACCAAGTCTGTCTCTTAAATAAACTCTTCAACCTGCTAATCATATCCTGCTCGGCAAATCTTGCCGCGTATAAATCATAGGTGCTTATATCTTCATCAAGAGCCTCTAAATCAACCGTCGGCTTGCATTCATAATTACATCGGATCCAGTCACAGATAGGAGTGAAATCTTTATCATTTATATTTTCTTCTCTATATCCACCCATACTATCAATCATAATAACTGGCTGTAAATCGGTAACTAGGATGGCATCTCGATTCAAATTACAATCTGACGCGCCCTGTTTCAAGACACGGCTCACATTTCCTACACGAACAGCCTTATTCATCGCTGTCCTGTACGTGTATAAGTCAATGGTTTCCTTATTGATTTCAGGTGGAAACACATTGGCGTATAAATTAACTGTACAATTGCGCTTTTTCCGTGGTAGACCATTGTGAGAACAATAGCGAATACCTCTTCCCACAATCTGTTCCTCCTTTGATAAGTGAAACCAGCCCTCCAAAATGTGAATATCACGAATTGCCTTCAAATCGAGACCTTCGCCTGCCACCTGGGAACCCACAATCACCTTTATTTTCTCACCCATCAGATTCTTAGGATCTCTCGCCGCATTGATCAGACCATTATTATTTGGTGAAAGTGGTAGAGAATCTTTACCAGTCGTATTTATACTACTGGCAGTTAGTAAAGCATAATAGGCAGGTAAAAATGCGTGATTGTCCTTTGATACTGCTGCTTGAGGATTCAAGGGAGGGTGCCCCGCTTCTCGTTTCTGGCATTTTGCACATTGACGACCACCTGCTGAAGCAGCACCCCTTCTGAAGAGTGGCGCAGATCTGCCCCAAGGACTATAGCCATTCGCTTCCAGAAGAAGACAGAAAATCACTGCACCATTTTCCACGAAACGACTGTAGACGAAGGATACACCTTCTGATTTCTGAATCTTCTGTAGAATATCATTGAATTTGGGAGAATATGTACCGAGGGAAGCTTTTCCTGTGTTCATCCAACTAATATCGGATGAGGGGGCTACTGTGATATATTGGGGCAAGCTACTCAGACGAACCCCTTCGAAGGTACCTGGCACTGCTACTGCTGAAAACCAACTCTGAAAACCTTCTGTCCCAGTTCTCCCCTCGATGCCCTCACCAGGGAAGACGCAATTTCCTGCCTGTAGCAAGGTGTCAATGGTACGAATCCCTACACCCTTCGCTGCAACAAGGCGTTCAGTCAAAGCATGGATCACATTAAAAGAGTCTTTATATAACATGCATTCTATGAGCGGAAGTCTCAAGGTATTTGTTTTCTGAATCTCGGGTTCGATTCTTAACGTACCATTAGGATGAAACTCTGGCCATGTCTTAAGTCTGGATTGAATTGGATACAAGCGAGTGGGGAATGCTCGTGGATTCTCACCACGCATGAAACTGACATGTCCATTTACCACCCCTATTAGCCTCTCTTCAGATTCAGCAGTGAGCTTCTCACCTTCTTCTGTCATCTCAAATTGTATATCAGATTCTGCTAAAAGCATTGAATCATCGACATGATCAGCATGCAGCAAGAAATTCAAGAGTGGTATAATCTCCTTGTAATTATTGTACATTGGCGTGGCCGTCATCAGAAGCAGCTTGATCCCATCACACGTTCTCAGAACCCTTCTCAGTTGAGGGGCCAGCTTTTTCCCCGCGCTCGCATCTGACCTCTCATCAAGACCCGCCTCATCAGAATCATCAGTCTCATCTGTCTCCAAGACATCACGCATATTGTGGGCCTCGTCCACGATGAATAGGCAGCCGCTGAAGGCCTTTTTTAATAAACTGACTTCTAAATCTTCCTGTCTGGACTTGGCCAGGGTGGCTGGAATCTGGCTGAGAATATCACGGATAATATTACGAAATGCGACATAGCCCATGATGGAATACCGCTTATTGATTAGCCTATTGACTCTCAGCTCAATATCCTTCTTTTCCCTGTCATAGAATGTCTGCGTCAGCTCAAGATATCTGTTTCCAGTACAGCCATCGTGGGAGTTCATGTCATTTTCGTCTTCACCGAATTTCACACGGTTAATATCAAATATAGTTCTGTAAAAGCCTGCCTGGATGGCTGGGGGTGCCAGGATATAGACCTTGTTCTTGGGACTCAGCTCCAAGAATGACTCGGCAGTTAAGACGGCAGTACAGGTCTTACCCACACCCACACCATGATATAGAAGCATCCCATTATAGGGTGTCTTGGGTGACATGAATTGGGCAATGAACCGCTGAACAGGGGTATACTCGAATTCTTTCACAACACAGACATCATCTTCAAGCATCTCATCAGTGATTTTCTCTTGCTTGGACTCTCTGAATTCTCTTTTGGCCAGCAGTCTATCAAGGAAATGTTCATCTTCAATGTCTGGATATAGCCCCTCCTCTTCCAATTGTCGGTTGAGCCCTTCGACCCCCTGATCGCCATTGTATAGTTCTTCCTGGTCTATCTCCTGGTTTTCCTGATTGCTTGACAAAGACATACTTCTCTTGCTGTTCTCCTTCTTTATTTTCAAAAGGGATCATTTGACCCTGTAGGGGGTTGTGCAGGAGGGGCGAGAAATTTCTGAGTAGGTTTGCCAATTGAATGAGAATACCACGTTTCTCGACATTTTCTGGCCTCAGCAGGATGAGGGCCTCATCTAGTGTCTTCCAAGCGATATTGCCGATTTCTTTGGTCATCTCATTATTGTCCTTGTCAAAGTGTATCATGGTATTTCCAACATACTGGGCAATATAGTAAGTGTGTCTGTAGTGGATATTATTTGAACCGTAGAATTGTTCAATGAAAGGAGCCACATTTACAACCTTCCAAACGTCTTCTTCTGGAATATTTGTCTCCTCTCCCAATTCACGGTATGCACATTTTATATCAGATTCATATTGATCACGACGGCCTTTTGGAAATCCCCATTCAGGTGTGTCGTACAAGGCAGGCTCTTGCCGGAGAAGGTCGGCTAGATTAAATGTATTACCCTTGTTATCTTCCACACTAGTTCGTAGTTGTATGAGTTTATCTTTTGAAATATGTCTATTGTGTGCATAGCGTTGAGATGTCTCATAATCACCTCCCCACAAATCATTCCATATCTCATCAAAGTCGTCATTTAAAAGGCGGTTCCGCTCTATGGGCGTCATTCCACGCAATTGTTTACTGATATATTCTGGCTCATTGAGTTTATATTTGCCTCGCATGATATCCATGAAACCGAGAGAGTCTTTGCGTTGAATCATCAGTACCTGGGGTACGAGATTTGAAATACCTGTGGGAGTCTTATTACCTTGACAGAATTCGGTTTGCTGAGTCCAGTTATCTTTACGACTTAACCAGCGGAACACTAGGACACCGTAACTAGATACTGGTTCAACGCATTGACGAAATACATGTCCGGATATTCCACAATTTGTGCAGAATCCTGTTTGTCTTTGTTCTATTATTTGTTGTTGAAATGCCATTTCTGGACTAGCCCTTACTAGTAGCTATAAAATGCGTCTTAAGTACCGACCCCGTATATTTAGCAGTAATAGATAGGATGAATATTCCGCCTGAAGTCTGGGGACCCTTTTTCTGGCACACCATTCACATTGCCGCCTTGGGGTATTCTCAAACTCCAAATTACAGTGAAAAGAAAGCAATGAAGGAGTTTTTGGAATCACTTCAGACTGTAATACCTTGTTCAATCTGCAGAAATCACTATAGTTCTCATCTGGTAAAAATGCCTCTTGGCCCATCCTTAGATTCCAGAAAAGACTTATTTCGGTGGACTATTGATCTCCATAATGACGTGAATAAGATGTTAGGCAAGCGTTCTTACACTGAGACTGAAGTTATTCAGTATTATACCAGACTTGGCGCCAGAGGTGTTTCACCAGTTATTACGGCACAGGATTTCATGGAGGCAGATCAACAGGCGATGCTGAAGGGTGCACTAGCAGGGATTACAGTATCAGCCATTATAGGGGGGATAGTATACTTCAATATGCCGAAGGATAAATAGATATAAAGGTATTAGTCTTATATTATTCTAGATATGTTAACGACGAGAGATAGAGAAATTATAGCATCACATATGGCATTTGGACCTGATGAACGGTACCCAGAACATCCTGAATATATCTTCAAGGGTCGTCGTGCATTTGACCTCCACTCCAGACTGGTTCATTTGATAGATGAGTGGGATGGTCTATTCACAGAAGAAGAGAAGGCTAACTGTGCCTTATTAGTCACCATTCAGACAACAGTATCAAAGGCTACACTGAAAAATCCTGATTTAGCACCAGTAAAGCCTGTAAGAAAGATACACTTGTATTTTTATTCAAAGGAGCAAATGGTCCCTTCTGGAACATCGTATTCTAGCAAACAGGGTCAAAGTTGGATAAGTATCTTAGATGCAGAGCCAGATAATTTAATTGGGTATTTATAATAAAGAGTAGATGAACTGTAATATTCGACAAATTACAGATCCACAAACGAGAGCAGAACTTAAATTAAATTCTATTCTTGTTTTACCACATGAAACAGTTAGAGATGAGCAATATTGGTTAGCACTTGAAAAAAGGTATCCTACGGGTAATTTACCACTTTTAAATAATCCATATCTTAAACTTCAGAATAATTTAATTGGAAAATTGTTAGAAACACTACCTATTATTTATGATAATACTATTCCAGATACTAAATTAATTAAAGCTGTACGCTGGTGTTCTGATAGATTGTGTGCATTCATAAAACCAACATATGATTTACCAATTGGTTCTCTTGAAATGTTTGGTAGAATTGATGATTATTTTGGAAATTATTCTTCAATGTTAATTATACTGAAAATTCCTGAAGAATTACAAGGACCACCTAAATTTAGAATCTTACCTAATATTAATCCTCTAAATAAATACCATGTTGCAATGGTTATGAAATCAGGCGATGGTATAAAATATAAATTTTTTGATCCTGCGGGATATATTGTTGATATGGAAAATTCGTATAAAAATATTATTAATTTTGTTGGAGATCATCCTATTACAAGAGATTATGTTGAAAAATTAAGAATTAGATCAGAAGAGCATAATACCTTAAATATAGATCCTTTAAATAATACTTCTGATAAAAATTTTGATTTAAAAGTTGAACAAGCAGCTAGTACTATAGATGAGTTCCGACGTGCACTTATGAAATTAATAGGAACGCAAAATATTTTTTTACGATCTAAATATTTTGATGATAGTTGTTTACCAATTCAAGGAAATCGCCCAGTCTGTTTCTTTTGGTCATTTTTAAGATCATTACATCCTGAAAAAACAGCAATACAGTTTTCATGTATGATTCAAAAATTAAAAAGAAGTGAGAATTTACCTGAAACATTTTCGAATGATTTATTGGCAATTTCTATCATAGAACACTTTATTGAATCTGGTCCTGAACATCCAACTAATATTAATGCATATAGAAGTCAGTTCGGTGGAAAAAAGTATAAAAGGAAAAATAAGACTATAAGAAAGAAGAAACGTACTTTGCTCTTTTAAAAAAAGAGCGCAAAAGATAAGAAGTTTTTGATGTACTTTTTTTAAAATTACCTTTTTGCGATCTTTTTTAAAAAAAGATCAGTATATAGATGCCCATCTCAGATGAGGACTTATTTGAGGGTGTACAGATTCCAAAACAATCTGTACAGTCACCAAAATCCACAGTTAAACAAGTTGTACTAGAAGCCAAGCTCACAGATGATCAGCTAAAAGCCAGGGAAGGCACCTACTTCAGTGAGAAAGACGTTGATACTATTTACAATACTGACGTCGATATCTATGCAAAGGACCCCGATGCCCCTGGGGGTAAGAAACTCCTGGCAAAGCTCCGTAAAAATGTCATCCCGCACGACATTTTGAAGGTCGCCTGGAAGAATTTCTACAATGCTGCATCCGCGTCTAGAAATCGCGGTGCTGCTGCTGGTCCTATTGATCTGAAGAGTGAGTATTGGAAGAAGCGGAAACCCACAGAAATTTCCGGTCATTCAGCACGCTACATTGAAAAGGGTAAGAAGAGCAAGATGCGCGTCAATAACAATGTGTTCAGCAGTGTCTTAGGATATTTTGAGCAGACACCCTTCATGAAACTGCCCTGCCGCTTGACTTCCTATACTCAGAAATACTTTGAGCAATACAAGGCGGGTATTCCCTATATTGAGGAGATTGATCAGCTCTTTAAAAAATTAGTCCCCGATCGCTATGCTCCTCAGTATAAGCAGGCCCATGCGAATCCTGCATTTCAGATTGCCAATACGGCCTTCTCCTCAGTCACCATGAATCGCAACTTCCGAACAGGACTTCATATGGATGATGGTGATATGCGGAAAGGTTTTGGAAACTTGTCAGTAATTGAGCGTGGGAAATACCACGGAGGCTACACACTCTTTCCAAGATATAAGATTGGATTCGATTTGAGAACTGGCGATTTCTTGGCCATGGATGTACATGAGTGGCATTGTAATACTGAGATGAGAGAGACAGAGGAGGACAAGGCCTTTAATAAGGCTTTACCAGTGGTCTATAAAAATAACACGGAAACGGGAACTCAGGGTGTCGATAAACCTTATAGTAGGCTATCATTTGTCTGTTATCTGAGAGAAAAGCTCATAAACTGTAAGGCTGGTGAATCCAATGCATATTATAAGCGAATTGGATATAATCCTAAAGCTCAGACTCTCAGAAAACACGGTACGCCTGCTTCAGGGGAAAAGAGAAAAACGAGGAAGAATAGATGAATCAGGAGCGTGCCAAATTAGCCGAAGCGGCTCTTAAAAATGTAGAGACTCTGAAAAAGCAAGTAAGTATCAATCCAAAGACTATTAGACCAGTGACTCAAACCGGTCCAACTAAAATACAGCCATCTGGTCTTCCAGAACCTATAGCAGGAACTGGCTTTGTAAGATATATACTGTACTTTATTGGAGGAGTCCTAGTTTTAGGAATCTTATTAATGGTGGTAGATTACTGGTTTTTCCCTATATTTAAACGGAAACCTGGTGGAGCAGGATATATATCCTTACCCGGCAGTGATACAAGTGAACAGTTCTGGACAGATCTTACTTCAAGTATTAGTGCACAATCCATAAAAGATGTATCAATCGGTACTCCACCTCTTGATGTTCAAACTGCTACTCCTCCACCCGTCTTTTCAGTGTCGATAGAGGGGCAGCCAACTTACAGTATGACATTAGATATTTTAATTAATGATGAAAAACCCCAGGACTTAGGAACAGGTAATCAGTATAGAACAATATTTTTATTAGGAACAAGTCTAATCAACCCTAAACTAACAATTACTATGGATAATACAAAAAACACTGCACATATAAATGTATATTCAAGTGCTGGTCCTCTTTCTGCAGTGATTGATAATATACCTATTCACACTCCATTTAGAATTGGTCTAGTAAAATCATCACATGCACTAGAGGTATATTTAAATGGATTATTAGTTCAAACACGTAAAATAACTGGTCAAGAAATGGATCCTTCAGGAGGTGACAAAATTTATGCTCCTCAAAATATTACTCGTACTCAAGCATCTACACAATATGTTCTTTCTAAAGGTATTCAAGTTATGAATTTGAGATTATTCCCCTATGCGGTTCAACCAAATGAAATGATAGCGCGAATGAGTGACTTGACTCAATTAATTACGTTCAATCCGAAAAATACTGAACGATCATTAATAAATTCTGTGAGTACTTGGTGGCAAAGTCTCTTCTAGTCTAATAGATGCGCATATACTGGTTGTTAACAGCAATAGTAATTTTATCATATTGCGCTTTTTATTCGGTGACTGCTTATAATTTACCGAGCCCTCCAAATCGTATAGGACCTGAGCAATTACCATTATCAAAATTAACTCAAATTGGATCTAATGTTGATTTAACTAAGAGCTGGGTAGAGTCACCAGGATCATCACTTATATTTTATATTATGCCAACAATTAACGATCGTACTGCGGTTGTAGGTAATGAATATGCTACGGCCGTACAAATTGGATCAACCACTGTAGCTGGATCTAAGTTAAATATTTTAGTTGCGCCCGACGCAGGGCGATCAGCAATGATGGCGGCACCCGCGGTTCTAGAAATTTTTATTAATGGGCAGAATGAGCCTGACGTGATTGATATAGCAAATATTCGCCTCCAGAAATGGAACTGTGTAGTAATTGTTAAACAGGGGCGTCTATTTAATATTTATGTGAATGGGGTTCTATCTGTTTCTCATACCTGTACGGCAATGCCCAAATTTGATACTACCCAACCTATGCGTATAGGTGATCCAAGACTTGGAGGCACTATAGCCCTGATGAGTTTAGCACCCTACGCCATGCAAATAAATGATGTGCAAAATTTGATGAAAGAAACTACGGACACTACCAATAGACCATATTTATCAAGTGATTTGCCCTCCTTGCCTAGTTTTTCTATACCTGGGCTAACAAATATTATGTGTCCCGGTGGGAATTGCTCATCAAATAAAATGCCAGGTCCAATGTATCAATGGATTTCAAATTACGCATAATTTAGTACCGTCGATAATTAAAATTTAATATTAAACGGTATTAGAATTAAATGGATAGTGGAGCAGGAGGTATGGTATTTAAAGTGGCAGTCTTTGTCTTGATTGCACTCGCCCTGTATTATTTTTACAAGTGGCTGAATGGTTCTGGGACTTTTAATGATGTGGTAATCTACACTAGCCCTAATTCTGGACTCCCAGGAATGTCTAGCAAGCCTACTGTGCTTACTACGACCACTAATAATGTTCCTACGATATTTGATGGTGGTGAATATTCAGTGAGTACTTGGGTGTACATTACAAATTGGGAAGTAAATAAGGGCTATAATAAGCCATTTTTGGTGATTGATGGAGGGGGTACCTCTTTTAAGAGCTTAGTATTATACCTGGGTCAGAACATTCCCAAGTTAGGTGTCCGTACAACTACTTCTGATGGCACCCCTAGTGCTAAGGGTATCATATTAAATAATGCGACCCTGGGACAAATTAGACCAACCACATCTTCTGGTGGCTTTGGTGTTTCTCCTTTCACTGATGCTGGTGGTGATTTCTCCTTGTGTGATATTGAATCTGTTGATATCCAGCGATGGGTTAATATTACTGTTGTCCTCAGTGGTCGTACTCAGGATGTATATATTGACGGAAAGCTCTCCCGCAGCTGTGTTCTTCCTACAATGTTCAGGGTAGATTCTGGTGATAATACTCAAATAATACTTGGAGGACCCTACGGATTCGGTGGTCTGATTGGTCAGACTAAGGCTGCAGACTTTGCCTATTCTCCGGATCAGGTCTATAAAATATACCAGGCTGGGCCTCTTGATAGTTCTCTCTGGACTCAGCTCAAGGGCTACTTTGATCCTAGTCAGTATTCCTTCTCTGTTCAGAGAAATGGTCAGAATATCGCATCTGGAAGCACTGCCTAAAGTGAATAATCCATACTTATTTTTTTAATTAAGATGTTCTTAATTAAAAGAAGCATTTAGTTTTTTCTAAGAAGTGCTGATAGTAAGAATGGCGGATGTACTAACTAATTCATCAGGTGGAGGGTCTGATCCAATTAGACAGATATTAATTGGAGTGGCTATTGTGGTCCTATTATACGTGTCTTTGGGTATGGCAGAGTATTTTTACAACACGTTTAAATCCATGTGGAAGAATCGTATCTTACTATTTCCCGACACTTACAATTCTGGAACTAAAATGTTCACTGCACTACAAAATCCATCAAATCCTAGTGCCGTTACTGTGTATTTCTCCGATAATCAGCGTTCCGGCATAGAGTTCAGTTATTCTTTGTTTGTTAATATAAACAGTGCGACATTTGCAAATGGTAACAGCAATCTATATCATATCATGCACAAGGGATACAGTCGGCCATACCCCTTAATGGGCCCTGGTATCTTCTGCAGGGGCGACAGGAATACTCTTCGTATTTACATGAATTCCTTTGACACTTGGAATAATTACACGGAAATTGATAATATCCCTGTTGATAAGTGGTTTCATTTGGTTGTATCTTGCAAGGGAAATACTCTGTTTGCCTATATCAATGGAAATCTAAAACAGAAATTAGCTCTTCCTAATTCAGCACCCCCTTACCAGAACTATGGTAATGTCTACTTGTTTAACACGAGGAAGCTGACGATAAATGCAGCAATAACAAAATCTTTAGAAACTACTTCTAACCCTTCCCCTTCTGCTTTAGTCTTTGATGGCACTGCAATGGGTATGGCAAGTAGTGTGTTTTACTTTGGATACGCTCTATCCTACAGTGAGATACAGACTCTGATGAATGAGGGTCCTTCTCCAAACATTAATGCATCTTCTGTGGGACAGCTATCCATGTCTCCTTATTTATCTGATACTTGGTGGTCAAATAATGCGACGGTTCAAAGCTAAGTTTCCGGCAGTGTCGGTCTAAATGTTATCTCATCTTGTTTCACATTAGCAAGAAGAGATACCATGGCAGGTGGTGGATTATATATTTTAGTGGCATATGGTTCGCAGAATGTGATCCTAAGTGGAAATCCAGACTTTACGTTTTTTTACACTATCATGAAAAAGTACAGCCACTTTTCCTTTGAATCAGTCACTATACCCTTGGATGGACCTCAAGAGCTATTTTTTGATAAACCGATTCAATTGACTGCTAAGATACAGCGTATAGGTGACTTACTAGCAGATCTCTATTTAACATTTTCTTTGCCAGATATCTACAGCAAGTATACGACAATTCCAGGGAGATCTCAGTTTGAGTTCCAGTGGGTCAGATATATTGGTGCTCAGATTATCCAGGATGCATCATTCTTTGTAGGTGGTACCTTGGTTCAACAATTTGATAGCGACTATATCATTGCGACGGCATCGACAGATCAGGACGAGACTGAATTTAATAAGTGGCGATCACTCGTTGGTGATGTTCCTGAATTATATGATCCGGCAAACGGAATGTATTCTGGCATTGTGGGAAGGGGGACAATGAGGACAGCTGGGCTATATCCTAATGTCTATGCTGATCCTACCGTCGTAGGTCCACAGAACAATTTCCCGTCAATCCCAGGTCGTGATATTACTATACCTCTGTCTTTCTGGTTTACACAGAATACAACCTTGGCTTTGCCTTTGGTTGCTTTACAGTATCATGAGTGCATGGTTCAACTAACTCTGAGACCTATAAATGATCTATATACTATTTTGGATCCGTCTGGATACAGAGTTCGTCCAGAAGTTGCAATTGCTTCTACGCTTGCAAATATTGAAGGAGGTAATATTTCTTATACTACGAATACGGAGCCTGGGGTCTACATCCGCCAGTACTTGACTGATGCTGGATATACTGTCCCTACCTTGAATACCTGGCCTTTGAATCCTAGGCTACAGGCGACTCAGATATTCTTGACTGATGATGAAAGACAAACATTTGCGACAAAGCCACTGAACTATATTGTGAGACAGGTGACGGAATATCAATTTCCTGGAGTGAATTCTAGACAGTTATTTGAATTATTCACGCACAATCCTGTACCACGACTGATTATTATACCTAGGCGCAGTGATGCTATACCGTATTTGAATCAGTGGACGAATTACACGAATTGGTGGCTATATCCCATGGCGCCTTTTATTCCGACGGCTACATCTATACCATCTATGTTGGGTTCTTCTGGTCTGAATGGTATAGGAATGCAGGAGGATATTATCAGACAGATGCGAGTCTTGTGTGATGGTAATGAGATTCAGGAGGCAAAGCCATTGCAGTATTTCAATCAGCTGTCCTCTTGGAGATACGCGGATGGCGTATTTCCAGCAGGATTGGGAATTTATAGCTTCGCTTTGGATTCATCGGCGTGGGCAAAGCCTAGTGGAACCTTGAATACGAGTCGTGTGAAGAAATTTCAGGTAGATATTGATGTGTGGCCTCTGAAGACAGATTCCCAATATCTCATTGATCATGTGATCTATGTGGAGAGCTTGAACTTCTTTATTGTGGAAGGTGGTATGGGTGGAATGAAGTATGCGACGTAGTGAAAAAATTGAACACCGTATTTATATGGAATTTTGCACAGATAAAATGACCGCACGTCTTGGAGGTAATATTACTGAGAATACCACTCTTAGTATGACAATCACCTCTCAACAAGAATCTACTCTTACAACTGCTATTACTTCTGGAAATCATAAGTCACCTCTTTGGGGTACTGCTAGATATTGCTGTGACTGGATTAAAGATGGGAGGCATGATCCTTCTAATAGCGATAGTCAACGCATTCTCAGGCTAGTGAGAATGTCACCTAATATCTCTGTGCGTGATATTTGTTATATCACGCATATTAATAAAGATTGGTGCAAAGCTCTTATTCGTGAGTTAGATAAGATGACTTTCTTTACTCCCGCTTCTTCCTCGTGACGTTCTTTGCCTTTGTGCCTTTAGCAGGATCCATGAGCCTGATTTCGGGCATCTTAGATTTTCTGGTTGGATTCAGTTTAATCCAACCAGGGTATCTTTTCAACATCTTTTTGATTGTCTGATGTTCACGCTTCAGACGATTACCAAATTGCAAGCCCCCAGGAGTCTTGTAGACTGCAGTCTTGGGTGCGACAAAGTTAAGACGCACAACAGCACCATCTTTCTGAAAGAACTGTATGGTACGCTGATAGTCTTCCTTCTCACCTTGGCCAATGTCTATTTTCACCTCGCCCTTGGGATTGAAGCAACCCCAGAATGGTCCGACACAGAATTTGAGATCTGTACTGACAGTCGGTTTCATGAAGAATCCATTTGCACTTGGATAGACTCCCCAGAATCTGCAATCAGCCTTTTTACATTCTGAGAATCCCCGCTTGATAATTTCTTTTAGACTCCGGAGTGGTCGTTCATGTCTTTTGGTAGAAGCAGTATACTCAATAAACCCGGATATATCGTCATCACATGAAACTATAGGAGCACCTTTGGGAAAGTGATTGAAGATCCAATTACGCACCTCAGGGAGACCAGGGACACCTACCAAGATCTTACCGTAAGTCTTAGGGTCTAGGACAGCTTCATAGGCTTTCTGCTGCTCCTTGTCAGCGACTACAACGAAGATTTGATCTTTTGGTATTTTATAATGATGTAGTACGGCAAGTGTCTTATCACGACAGCCTTCTGGTCTTTTATAAGATGGAACTACAATGGAATAGTCCATCTCCTAGTTTAGCGCGATAGAATTAAATCGCGTGGTTTTTTAGTAAGTAGTAGATGGGTAATACATTGTCCCTAGCATATAAGAAGTTTCAATATAAACTGGATGATTATTTGAAAGATCCAGAAGCAGAAAATCATGCAAAACAGCTTAAAATACAGGCTGATCACGATGCAGCTGTAGCAAAACGTAATGCAAAGACAACTGAAGAAAAGGAGAAAGCTGATGCAGAGGCTGCTAAAAAAAAGGTTGAGGCTGATGCTCTAGCTGCAAGAAGTCGATTTAGTCCTCCTATGGAAATTGTATCACAAATTACTTCAAGTATTTTAAATTCATTTTTAAGTTTAATTGTAATTGGTATTGCATTATATGCAGGGAAACTTGAGGCAAATAAGGCAATGGGTTACAGCATACCAATGAGAATAGTAAGTTTTATTTATGGAGCAATATTCTTCTTCATTGTGATTCCAAAGTCGCTATATGAGATCTATTGGTTAAAAAAGCCAATAACAGATTATGCATTTTTGCCATTAACTACGTATACACCGGTAAGTAATATGGAACACTTAGTTTATGGGCCATTTAGTTACATTAAAGATGGCAATATAGATATTGCGCATACTGAAGTCATAGAATTATATAAAAAGGGATTTGCTAAGAGTACTGAAGTGACTAGTTCTACAGCAAGTAATCCTGGTAGCCCTGGTAGCCCTAGTAGCCCAGTAGCTGCTACGCAAACACCAGCACCTTCTCCAGCACCTTCTCCAGCACCTTCTCCAGCACCTTCTCCACAACCTGCTGCTACACAACCCGCTACACAACCCGCTACACAACCACCCAAACCTGCTAGTCCTAAACCACCACCACCACCACCCAAACCTGCTAGTCCTAAACCACCACCACCACCACCCAAACCTACTAGTCCTAAACCACCACCACCACCACCCAAACCTACTAGTCCTAAACCACCACCACCACCAAAACCTGCTGCTCCTCCCGCTACGCAACCCGCTACGCAACCACCAAAATCTACTGCAGCTACGCAACCACCAAAACCTACTAGTCCTAAACCAGGAATGAAAGTCTAAACACCCCCTTATACTATCTAATAAGAATGCTACCCCTCGTAAGTATTGTAACGCCGACCTATAATCGCCGACGTTTCATTCCTTCTCTCATTAAGATGGTACAGCAGCAGACTTATCCCAGGGACCGTCTTGAGTGGCTCATCTATGATGACGGTCAGGAGCCAATTGGTGATCTTATTGATGCTGCCAAGGCCGATTTACCAACAACCAGATATATTTTCAGCGAGGATAAAATGACCCTCGGTGAAAAACGTAACAAGCTGAATGAAGAGGCCCAGGGGGAGATCATAGTGGCCATGGATGATGACGATTTCTATTTTCCAGAACGCGTTTCTGCTGCAGTAACAGCACTACAGAATAGTCCTTCAGTAGATCTCGCAGGATCTAGCAAGGTCTTCATGTATTTCACCGATACCAAGGACATATATGAAATTGGCCCCTACTTTCCAAAGCACGCGACAAATGGTACGATGGCCTGGAGAAAGCGGTATGCAATGAGCAGGCGCTACGATGAGACGGTCGCCTTTGCTGAGGAGAAGTCATTCTTGGAGGATTATAAGAATTCATTGATCCAGCTGAACCCTTATAAGGTTATGCTAGTGATGAGCCACTCAGACAATACCTTTGATAAGACCCAGCTGCGGAATAAGGAGAATCCTTTATTCAAGAAGACTGCTTTGAAGCTAAAGGATTTTATTGTGGATAAGGAGTTAAGGGAGTTTTTTGGGAGTCTATAATAAGGCCTAAACATTTGTTTGGTCTGGCTAATTAGACTGTATCGCCTTCCTATGTCTAGAGATGATTCTGTTAACAGAATGTTAGATATATATGAACAGCCAATACTTAATGGGACTACTGAACTGTCAGAATTGGCACTTCAGCCGCCTCATATCAAGATTCCCTTAAGACCTCATCAGCTCGCCATGGTTAATGCCATGCAGGAGAAGGAGAATGCGTCTAAGGAAGGATTCACCATAAAGGGTGAAACACACTATAGCCAGTTTTCTATACTCGGGGACAAGGTAGGGTCTGGAAAGACACTCATGATGCTTGGCTACCTATCATCTATCAAAAATCTAGTCCAGCAAAACACCTTCTGCAGAATTCACGAGAGTTCGAGAACCACATTCTGGAGTAAGAAGCCAATTCACGTGAATGAGTGTTCTGGGAATACTCTTATCATTGTACCACACAGCCTTTTCCATCAATGGAAGCATGCAATTCAGCAGCAGACGACGCTGAGCTTTCTGGAAGTCAAGACTCTGAAGGCATTTGAGAAGCCAGATTTTCTGGAACATATACGTACGCGTGATATAACCTTAATGTCGAATACTATAATTAAACAATTCATGGGTTCAGATCAACGCCGACTAATTCAGTGGTCTCGTATAGTCTTTGACGAGGTAGACAGCATTCATTTCACATCTACAGTCCCTATGCCCCAAGCCAACTTCTACTGGCTAATCACAGCCACCTGGCCGAATTTCATCTTTCAGGGACTCTACATGTTCATGTCCGAGGTCTACCTAGCTAGACGTATAACAGGCGGCCTCAGCCCTGAACTAGTCAGTATCTTGCAACAAGATCAAGTGACAAACGGCAATAATTATTACTCACGCTATGACATAAAGAGTGCACCGTTTTTCTCGCATTTCTTGTCAAAACATCCTAGCAGAGGTCACGTCATTTTGCGCACGAGTGATGCCTTCATGCAGCAGAGTTGGAAGGCACCGCCCATTGTAGAGAATAGAATTATCTGTGAAACTTCAGTCCAGCACCGTATTATTTCTCAGTTTGTGAATGCGGAGATCCAGGAGCTATTGCATGCTGGTGATGTGCAGGGCGCCTTGGAGAAGCTGGGTGTGAATAATTCGAGCCAGTCATCTCTCATTACTGCGTTAACTGATACTAGGGAAAAGGAGTTAGATCGTCTAGAGAAGACTCTGGTCTTCAAGGAGTCTTTAGAATACGCAACTGCACAGGCCAAGGAGCAGGCGATCACATCTTTAAAGACCAAAATTGCATCTTTGAAGGAGCAGATCACATCATTGAAAGAGCGTATCTTACATGTGAAGGATGAGATTTGCGCAATCTGTTATGATGCTCCTAAGACGCCTACGTTGGTCATGTGCTGTTCTCGTCTATTTTGCGGTGAGTGTATTATTAATTGCATGCGGATAAATCCACACTGCCCCTTGTGTAGAACAGCTCTGACTTTTCAGAAGTTGCGTCAGCTTGACATGGAGCCGAGGGAGCCAGCTGCCGAGGTAGAACCTGCACCGACCTTATTAACTAAGAAGGCAGCGTTGCTCAAACTCATAACAGAGACCAAGGGCAAGTTTCTGATTTTTAATAGGTATGATAACCCATTTTTTGAGATTGAGGGAATCTTACTAGAAAAGGGGGTACGTGTAGCGTCAGTAAGGGGAAACAAGGATCATATTTCCAGTATCTTGAAACAGTTTGAAAAGGGTGAGATCCAGGTCCTCCTGATGAATAGTACAGAAGCAGGTGCAGGAATTGATCTGAAGTCTGCGACTCATATAGTCTTAATGCACGCCATGAGAAAGGAGGAGGAGAAGCAGATTGTGGGCCGTGCAATCCGTCTTGGGCGCACTGAGCCATTGAACCTCGTTAGACTCTTGCATGAGAATGAACAGTAAATACTAAAAAAGTTGAATGGACAAATTTATATGGGTATAGTATACCCAAATAAATATGGACTTTGATTTGGACCCCTTCAAAAACACATCTGAGATGGATCTTCAGAAGAGCAAAATAGATATCCGATTTCAGAAAACTGGACCTCGAAGTATTACCTTGATTGAGGGTCTCGATGACGATCTCGATTTGAAGCGGATCTCTAGGGCCATGAAGAAGGAGTTCAATTGTGCAGCATCTATTCATAAGACTAAAGACGGCAAGGAGATCATCAAGCTCCAGGGAGATCACCGTCAGTCAGTGCGTGACTGGATTATTACACAGGAAATTCTAACGGAGGCTGATGCGGATGAGCGTATTATGATGCATGGTAACTAGGGATAGGTACAAAGGTCTTTAGGAATACTCATCGACTCTATTTTTTTCGCTTGGCCTGCAGGAAACTTGACTTGTTTTGTATCTACATGGACTTTCAGTACTGCTGGAATCTCTTCAATGGATGTATTGTGCTCATCTGAGAATTGGATCATCTGTTTCCACGTATTATAGAGGGATGACTGTCTAGTCAGAATCTGAGTAAACTGTAGACTTGACACTGGTGGAACTTCTGAGATTGGATAGTCAGAAAGTAGGGCATTAGTGATTTTCAGTTTCATTTGGAAACTCGGCCTCAGCAGATTCCAATTCTGATAGAAAAAGGCCCAATAGTCTGCCTTGTCACTCAGATCAAATAGCTTAATGAACTCCTTGTAATGTGTCCAGGCTGATTCGATACTATTCAGACGTTTATGGATATTCTCGTGAACACAGAGTCCAGATAAGTTCCCCAGATTATTCTCGACTTCTGGAATAATAAGTGGATCCCAGACCTCATAGAGGCAGGAGTGACTGAACTTCAATATATCTGTACTAGGCTCTTCAACTTCAGCCTCAGCTTCAATCGAATCAAGGGTAAGTTCGGGGACTTTATCAACGGCTTCATTCTGAATCTGCGAGATAACTACAGAATTCCGCCCTTCGAGGGATCTCAAGATTACTCGCAAGTCTGCCGTAGCAAAGACTTCTGGCTTCAACTTGTTGCCTAGCCACTGTTGAACAGTGGCCCCAGGGAATTCCATAGGAATATAGGTACTTAGTTTCACAATATGCTGGTAAGATCTACCCTTGATCTCATTGCAGATGAGAATGAGGGGATGTGTGGTCTGACCGGGCTTCCATGATCGCATATAGTCGAGAAGTTCATTGAGTCCACCTTTTTCCCCGATACTCAGCCCGTCAATCTCATCGAGGAGAACCGATAATTTATTAGACCCATCTTGGGGTGACATGATTTCCAGAACAGACTTCTGAGTTAGGAGAGGAATAATCTGCTTTTTAAAGGCCTGGCCAGAACGAGTGTGGCTGGCGTTTAATTCCACGATCTTGTATGATTCAGATTTCAGAACTTCTCTTGCCAGGGTAGTCTTACCAATACCTGGTGGACCAACTAGCAAGAATGCAGAAGTTGTGGGATTTTTTAACCATCGTCTGAGTGCAGATTCCACATTCGGATGAAGATTACTGTACATTACTATAGAACGGAGATTTAGCCTTTAGGCAGATCTAAGAGCTTTAGGATTTACATTTGGAAGCAGCGGCCTTTGCAGCGGCACTAGTAGCTACTCCTACACAAGTATCACCATCAAAGACACCTTCCCAGGTTACTCCCATCTTATTGCACTGTAAGCATATTGCTTGAACTGTTGCAGGATCTGTCGCATTAAGAATATCGGAGGAAGTGAAAGGGAACACAAAGGTAGATGTATTACTTGCTAGATTTGGTATATTAGAAACAGTTGTTTTTCCTAACATACCAGACTTACTAGAAACACCTAACAAATCCACACATCCAGGCTTTTTATCTGATAAAGATTGTACATAGGTCAAATAATCCGGGCACGAGTTTATGGTCGGGGGCCATTTAGAAAGTGTTCCACTTTGATTACCAAACCAGCGGTAGCCATAGAATAAGAAAACTAGGACTGCTCCTACCGCAAAAATTACTGCAGTAGATGTACCCATCGGAAAGAGCTGATTAGTACCACCAGCAACAGCTCCGATAGATATTATCACATAAATAATCATATACCAATTTACTTGGTATAAATCAACTCCAAAGAATATTAAAGAGGCCATACTATCTATTATTACTATATTTATCAATTGAGAATTTAACAAATTCTAGATTGATAAAGTGTATAAGGTAAAAGTGAATTTACAGTAAACCGGGGTAGTAGGCCACAGGGGCAAAGCTCAGACCAGGCTGGCCGCCGTTGGTCAGGCCAGCTCCAAGCTCAATGTAGCCAGTCAGGTAGTCCACCACGGGGTTGGTGGTCACGCCGGCAGGGCCGCCCACACCGCTAGTAGACACAGTGGAGGTCAGCAGCTGCACCTTGCGGAACACACGGCCAGCGGACACCACGGACTTGCCCATGTCACGCAGCAGACCACCAGCGGCAATAGAGCTGATAGTAGAAGTGTATGGGCTGGGAGTGGTACCAAAGGCTGCCCATCCAGCCCTAGCAAAACTACCAGTCAGATAAGAGCCGCCAGCACCACCAACACTGGTGAACGCGAGCACCCTAGAAGCCACATCACCCAGAGGGATGAAAAAACCACCTGCAGACTGCTTGAAACCTCTAGAAGTAGGACCAACAGAGGACATTGCTTATACCTCCGGCTTAGAAATTATTTTTATTTGCCCGTAGATATTTTTAGTTTTACAAAGTATTTTTGTTTATTAAAAAAATACTACAAACAGAATGGACTTCCAGGCCGGATTTGTTTTACCAAATACGAACCCTTTGCCGGTGGGAGGAATGAATGGACGTGTTAATTTATCCGCGCCCGCGAGTGCCGGTGGTTCTATGGGACAAGAAGTTCCTGGGTTTTCTTACCGGACTAGCGCAGAAAAGACCTTTGCGACTGATGCACTGCGTGGTAATTGGGAAGTGACTGAATTATCCAAGGCCTTTTTCAGCAATCAGAATGCCCGTGTTATCCAGAATGGAATCCGTAAGGCCGTATATGAGAAGTCTGGCTCCAGACAATATGTGATTGATGATCAGTCTATGGATGAACTCACCATAATTATGCGTACCATGTACCTTCAGTACGCTCAGAATCTTCCCAATGATATTGCCGGTCAGGTTCAAGATCTAAATGAAAAAGTGCTCAATTGGTCCGTACCCCATATTATGAGTGCCGTGGATCACTACAACTATTATTTGAATGACATCAGCCACATGCCGGTACCTCTAGCCAGATCTGTTCATTTGAGTTCTGCTGGTACAAAGACCCTGCCTCTGAACCCTTTTATGTAAACATGAACTACTTCTTCAGCTTAATTACCTTCTTCTCCTTCCGCAAGGGTACACCAGTACGTGCAGCCTCGCGAGTATCCCGGAGGGCGGACCATGACATCTCAAAGACATCCAAGTCATTGGACCAGAGTGTCTGAACTGTGGTCGTCCGTAGGGTTTCCAGAGCTACCTTGGCAAGCTCCACATGCTTCCTCGCATCCTCAACTGCACTGGCCTTGACACGATCCATACGCATCCGCAGCAAATACTCATAGGAATCCACAGAGTCAGGCTTCTCCATGGAATCCAGTGCCGGTAGGTTGTGGGCCTTCATGGCCTCCACGATGGCCTCATCGGACTTGCGCCGTAGGTCCATGCGATCCTCCAGAACAGCCAGGAGAAAGCGTGCCTTTGCGTCGTACTCTACTAGCTCTGAATTGAGCCGCTTCATCTCCAACTCCTTCCTGGTCTCATAGCCCTTGAGCCGGACCTGGTAGTAGTCCTCCATCATATCACCCACCGTGCCGTACCTTTTGATCTTCATCTCTGGACTGAAGCAGACCATGTTGGTCGTATGCCACGTCGTATTGAGCTGCAGCATCTTCTCAGCTGCCGGTGCATCAGTCCTGAGTTCAAAGTAAGTGTCCTGGCTGAGGTAAAGGATGAACTTGACCTCTGTATCATTGTACAGGTCATCAAATGACTCTAGGACTGGCTTGATATCCTTCTCCTTGTCACTCACACGCGTGTTAGTACAGAGTGTATCCAGGTAGGTCTTGTAGTCCTTGGTCCAAGTGCCTACGGGCAGCTCAGAGATTGTAATGGTATACTTAGCATCATCCCAGACTGCCTTACCCTTAGTGACCCAGGTGGTGTCTGTGGTACGCTGCACGTTACCAGTAAAGCCATACCACCATGGCTGCAAGGCGAGACCTGCCAGGGTATCACGCTTGAGTGACAGACGATCGCGCAGCAGCGACAGCACGTCACTGGGATTGTGTGGAGGGATATTTGTGGAGAAGCCCGTGCCAATTCCCAGGGCACCATTGATGACCAGGAGAGGCACCACAGGCTGATAATACTCTGGCTCCACCACCTCACCGTCATCATCAATGTACTTGAGGATACTGGAATCCTCCTTCTTGAACATGGAATCCACGATGGGCTCCAGCTGAGTGTGGATATACCTGGGCTGGGCGGCATCCTGACCACCCATGAGTCGAGAACCAAATTGGCCATTGGGGATCAGCAGATTGACGTTATTGCTGCCGACGAAATTCTGGGCCATCCCCGTGATGGTGGAATTCAAGGACGCCTCACCGTGGTGGTAGGCTGCGTGCTCAGAGACATATCCTGCAAGCTGAGCCACCTTGATCTCGGACCTCAGACCTCTTTTGAGGCAGCAGTAGAGGATCTTGCGCTGGGAAGGCTTGAGGCCATCCATGACGTGAGGCAGAGACCTCAGGTTATCAGCATTGCTGAAGTGGATCAGCTCATCATTGATGAATCGGTTGTAGGGAATCTTTCCACCCTTGATAACTGCCAGAGTGCGCCTGGCATCGTAGGTCTTGAGCCACTCCTTACGATCATCTGCACGCTTCTTTGAAAAGGCCAGGCAAATTGCATCATCGGATTTGTCGTCCCACTCGTACTTCATGTCAAAGAGGTCCTTGAACCATTCACGGGCCTCCTGAGCAGTAGATGTACCCAGCCCCTTGTAATACTTGACGGACCACCCAGCCGTACTGTGAGTGTCACGCCAGGTCTCAAACTCACCCTGGCTGTAAAAGGACTTGGTGTCACCACGCTTGGTGATCTTCAGGAGAGGAGTGGCGAGGCAGCAGAGAAAGTTCATGCCTAGGAGGGAAGGCCAGAACGTGTGGAAGAAGTTCATGAGTAGACCCTTGATATGGGATCCATCATGATCTTGGTCAGTCATGATCATGATACGCGAGTACCTGAGAGACTTGGTATCCTTGTAGACCTTGCCCTGCTCCAGACCAATGATCTTCTTGATGGAAGTGAGCTCCTCATTCTTGTTGAACTTCTCCTGGCTGATGTCCTTGACGTTCAGCATCTTACCACGGAGAGGGAACACACCCCAGCGCTCACGGCCCACCACCGCGAGACCGGCAATTGCTGAAGCCGCAGCTGAATCTCCCTCAGTCAGGATAAGAGTGCACTCCTGGGACTTGGCAGTACCGGCCCACAGTGCATCCTCCAGCTTAGGCAGACCACGGAGGGTCTTCTTCTTGGACCCATCAGTCTTCTTGGCATCCTTGGCAGATTTGGCATCCAGGATGGACTGGGCCTCCTCAAGGAGACCAATCTTGACCAGGAGATCAGCGAGCTTGTCTGACTTGAATGCAGAGCCGAACTTGCCTGCAGGAGTGGTCAGGGTCTCCTTGGTCTGGGAATCAAAGGAGGGATTGACGATGGTGGAATTAATGAAGAACACGACGGAATCCTTCAGCTGAGAAGGCTTGATATCAATCTTCTTCTTCTTGGCCAGATCCGTGAAGGATCCGAGAACAGTCTTGAGCACGGCCTCCACGTGCTTACCACCCTTCCTAGTATTGATGCCGTTGACAAAGGAGATGTGGCGGTCATCAGGAGAATCATCCTCGGCAAAGAGATTCTTGGCTAAAACGGCACCGACCTCCCAGCGCTCACCACAGCGCTCATAGGCGTGTGAGGTCCCATCCTTGATGAAGAGGTTGATGAACTTCTCAAAGGTGTTGGTTGGGACCAGGGTACCATTCCACGTGACCTTGACCTCCTTGCCGGCCATGGCGGCCAGCTCAATTGCCCTCGTGTGCAGAACAGTCATCATCTGATCCAAGTCCAAACCAGGGAAGCGGCTCAGGTCAGGCTCGTAGCTGATCTTGACAAAGCCCTTGGCAGCCTTGTCGGCTACGATGGAGGGCTTGCCTGCCACGGCCATGTGGTCCTGCCAGACCTGAGTGTAGCGCTGAGCAGATGCAGGATGCCGAGTACTGAGAGTGAACTTGTTGCTGAAGATGTTGGTCAGCTTTGCGCCATAACCATTCTTACCGCCGACGATCTTCTCCTCAGACTTGTCGTAGTTTCCACTGGTCAGGAGATGACCAAAGATCAGCTCTGGCGCATAGACCTTGTGCTCCTTGTGCATCTCAATTGGGATACCGTCGCCGTCATTCTCCACATCAATGGTGATCTTTTTATCCACACGTGTCACAGTCAGATCAATGTGCTTGATGGGCTGCTTTTTAGCTGCTTGGCTACGTACAAGGGCATCTCGTGCATTCACAATGATCTCGTCAAAGATCTTGTAAAAGCCCGGGTTGAAAGGGACCTTACGGTGAACCATCTTACTAGAGCTCGCGTCATAAACCCAGCGGACCTCCTCATGTGTCTCCGTGCTGCCCACATAGGTGTCAGGCAGCTCCAGAATGTGCTCACGGTGCGTATGCTTCTTATACTGATCGGCCATTTGTATGTATTAAGCCCAAGGGTACCCCTCACGGTCAATTTTTATAGTTAGATTAGATAGAAGGCTAATGACAGATAAAAAAAATAAAACCAAAAAAAAGTGTAATTTAAAAAATATAACACGTAGACGAATACTAAAGAAACAGGTCCTTCCAAAGGACTTTAATCTTTTTAATATTGCATATAAAGAACCTGCGAAAAAGGACTTGGCTGTCGGTCTAGTCTATTTTAATAGCGCAAAGTCGAAACGTCTTTTGATGAATTATTTGTATATGAGAGAAAAACTAAATATGGCCAATATACCCAATTACACAATTGAAATGTATGTGAATACACCCGAAATAAAAGACGCATTACACGTAAAAACCGATTTTATTTTATTCCAAAAGGAGCGCCTGTGTCATATCTTGGAAAAAAGCATTCCTAAACAATATAGTAAACTCTTATTCTTGGATGCTGACTTGATATTTGATAATAGTGAGTGGTATTCTCGGTTATCAGAGAGGCTCAACTCATTCAACGTGGTTCAACCCTTTAGTACTGCACTTTGGTTAGATATCACCTATAAACACATCGTAAAACAGCGATCTAGTATCATATTTAATTTGAAACTGGGGGATATACAGAGTATTGTAAAAGGTGGAGTTCTAGGATTTCATCCAGGATTCGCTTGGGGATTTCAACGATCTTGGTTCAAGAAAAATGGATTCTTTCAGGAAGCCGTTCTAGGAGATGGAGACACCCTAAGTTCAACATCTTGGATAAATAGAGAATTTTTCGACGATTTTATAGAAAAACGTAAATATATTACTCTGGCGGCAAAAGAATATGTTGATTCTTTGGATAGACCGACCGTTTGTTATTTAGAAGGGACCATCTATCATTTATGGCATGGTGATGGTAAAAAGCGGCAATATAGAGAAAGACGTAATATATTAAAAGGGTTAGCTGATATTCGTGATATCTTAAAGGTAGATAGTTCTGGAATATATGCTTTAAAAAATGATTTATTAAAGAGTCGTATTATAAAATATTTCAGAGACCGCGATGATGATGGTCTCTAACGTATATAAATTATATATGCTATGTAGAATGCCTAAGAGACATCGAAGACAAAATGCGGGTGCCATGCCTTTATCCTTTTTAAATAATACTTACAGGGAGCCATCTGCATCGGCTGGATCTAATCATAATATCTCCCAAGCTGGTCTTGCTAGACCTGTCTTAAATCACACAGGGGGTATGCGTAGCACGCGTAGCAGGCGTAATAAACAGACATGTAGAAGATGTAAGAAAGTAGGTGGATTCTATCCGTCTATAATGGGTAGCTTTGTCAGAAATGCTCAGGCATTGATACCTGCTGCTGGTATTACTGCATATCGCGCATGGAATAATTTTGGAAAGACACGAAAAAACAGATATTAGACATCTTATATCTTTGAGATCCCGGTCGTATTATTATCTAAAAAATATACGACTAGAAAATATTAATTAAGTCAATAATGTCTAATGATTGACTTAATTACAAACCCGGCCATTTTATTGAATATATTACTTGGCGCTACGTGTCTTTTTTGCCTTATTTCTGCGAAGCTTTTTTGTCCTATTTCTGCGTTTACCTGCTCTTTGATTTGCAAGTGCTGGAAAGATATTAATTAAGTCCTGTGAAAAAGTAATATTTTCATTTGGTCCATATTGACCATTTTGACTTAATCTTAATACTGCACTAGTTTTAGCATCGCTTTCTGGTAAGTTATTAAGATAAGTTAGAATGTATACTCTTCCACCTTGTGGTGTAGGTATACGATCATTGTTTGAATTATAATCTAAATAACTTCTAAACATTTCATCTCTTTTAAGATCACTTTTCTTTTTTTCTAATAAATATCTTCTTCTCGCATTAATAAACCTTTCTTCACTTCTTGAATGATTATCAGTTCTTTTTCCTACAATTCTTAATGTAGCTTTACTAAAGCCCTCTAAAGTGCGACTTATATTTTCATATCCATAATATCCAGACATTAATAATCTCTTTTGTGAAGTTAAATCTAATCTATCAAATTCTTCTAAGTTTTGCCCCTGAGTTTCAATAACATAATTACTAATAAAGTCCTGAAGTACCTGTTTTACAAAATTTGCCTCTATTTCTTCTGGTCTTAAAGGACCCATAGCCATCAAATCAGCATAGGCCATTCTACTTATAAATAAAGATAAAAACGCGGAACCTTCTTTATATTGGCCGTAGCATTAGACATTCTAAAATATTCAAGGGGTCAGTTTTGCGTTATTTCGCCTAAAGACAGAAGACGTCCGACAATAAGAAGGAGATGTCCATACAAGCAAAGGCCGTACCTAATTCAAACGGAAATCTGTTTGAAATGAAGAGTGTGCAATCCGGTGCTATCAGGACACTCATTGAGGCGCTCAAGGAGATTCTTACGGAGGCAAATCTGGAGTTTGACTCCCAGGGTATCAAGATTGTGGCAGTTGATGAGACTCATACGGTTCTAGTGTATCTGAGGCTGCATGCTGACCGGTTTGAGAATTATTACTGCCCTGTGAAGCATGTGCTGGGTGTCAACATGATCTATCTGTTCAAGCTCATCAAGACCATGGGTAACAATGATAGTCTGACCCTGTATCTGCCTGCGAATAACCCAAACAAGCTGGGTATCCGTATGGAGAACACGGAAAAGTCTCAGGTGACGAATTTCTTCCTGAAGCTCTTTGATACGAATGTGGAGGATATCAGTATCCCCAGTCTGAATTTCACCAGTATTATCCACATGCACAGCACGGATTTCCAGAAGATCTGCAGGGACATGAACATGCTGGGTGAGAAGATGGAGATTACGAGTTCTGGATCTAATCTGATCTTCAGATGTATGGGCGATTTCGCTGAGCAGGAGACGGTGATCGCGGATAATCAGGCGTCTATGAAGGTTCAGACAAAGGGGACGACGAATGAGATTGTTCAGGGCATCTTTCAGCTGAAGCATCTGGTTCTCTTTACCAAGTGCACTACTCTGTGTCCTAGCATTGAGCTGTATCTGAAGAATGACTATCCTCTAATTTTAAGGTACATGGTGGCAAATCTGGGCGAGGTCAAGCTGGTCTTGGCACCTATCAAGAACAAGCCTACTGCGTAATATATACAACAAGGTGAAAAATTGATATGTTAATAGTGCTATAAATTAGTACTACTAACATGACAACTCTAGATATGCCAGTGCATTTTGCAGTGAAGATTGATTGGAGAGGACGTGAAGGCTACTCACTTCTTGAAGCCAGAAAAGAAAATGACATCTATATTTTACGAAATATCTATCACGGTAATGTGTTTTATAATATTGATGACTATGAAAGACCTGCAGATCCTAGGACAGATTTTACCTGTAAGGCCAAGAAGATTAGTGGCACAGTAGAACACAAGATTACTTGGCGTCATTCCCCTCAGAGACTCAGGCACCAAAATACGCTTTATCCTATTCTTGTATTCACTCCGAGAAGTCATTTGCCTCGTGCGAAAACCAGGACATTTATCCCTATTACTGTGCGTGATGCGCCGCAGACTCAACCACAAGCTCCGCTAGCTGTAAAATTCCCAATCAAGACCATACCACAACATGCAGTCAGACTCCTCCTCCTAGGATCTCTTATTGATGGAGAAGAGTGTTCTATTACTGGTAATCCAATCAATGCTGAAAACGGAGCAGTAACTACGTGCTTTCATATCTTTGAGAAAGAAGCAATCACACGATGGCTAGAACAAGAGTCATCTAATAAGAAGTGTCCAGTCTGTATGCAAGAATGTGATGTATATGACTAAAAAATTGAATTTGTAGTCTAGCCATTTTTTAAGTACCCAGTCTAATTAAGAAAAATACCCTATGACCATATATAAATCCCTCCCAAAGTATTTTATGGTACGTGATGCACCAGGATTCAAGATTTACATGTCTGATATATTAGTTTCTCAGAATTCTCAAAATCGAGTCAATGCTGTCTACCCTGTTCTCCACGCAACCATAAAGAAGAGTAGCAAGTATTCATCGGATAAGATTGTGTACAAGGGCTCAGTTAGAACTCTGGAGGAGGACCCCAGCCCATTTAACTGGTATTACTCTGGATACGAGGCTATTTGTACGTTGTATAATCATACGAATGAGGTCACTGTTCCAGCAATCTGTTTTAGTGACCATGACGAGGAGTTTATGAGTAAAGCACCTGCAATTTACCCTTCCTCTGCTTTGATTCATTGGAAACAGCGTGCTAGTATTTATGAGAATGCAGATGTAGTCCGTGAGGATGAAATCCCTATTGCGACTGCGGCAGCCAATGTAGAAGAACAGGTGTGTCCCATTACGTGTGAGCCTATGACCTCAGAAAACGCATGTACCACTACCTGTGGTCATGTATTTACTAAAAAAGGTATTACTGAATGGCTCTCAGTATCATCTAATCAGTCCTGCCCTATTTGTCGTCAGAAATGTTCAGTTTCTCAACCCACTCTGTAATTAATTTTTTGATCTCTTCATTATTCGATGTGCATAGCCATATTCCAGTAGGCCAGAAATATACAGATCTCATATAGTTTGTCCCTGTCAAGCTAAATTCAATCTTGAACGTTGCACCTTGTACTGCTCCATCACTATAGTATAAATCAGTCCCACTAACCTCTTTAATCTCAAATTTGTCACACTTACTCTTTAAGAAGTCACTCTCTTTTAGCTTATTAGATAAGTCCATTGTATACCGTATCTCTATAAATTATATTTGTCAATTTTTATATAATGATATATCTCACATGCGCTTCTGCACATGAGGTGTATATAGAACCTCAGAATCGGTACACCGACTATCGAGATACTTTAGCCCATCGGGAGAATTGTATGTCTCAGCATTGGCATTCCACACCTTCAAAATATTGAAGGTACCCTTCTTTGGACTCATACTTAGACCCATACAGACATCACCCTCACCCTTCAAGGCTGTTCCAGTCATTGCGTGCAGGAGATGACTTGTAAATACATCCTTCACATTGTCATATGGCACCTTGATGCTATAACTCCCTCCACGAATATTCTGGTAATTCTCCCATAGAGGTAATGTATCACCCCGCATGAAAAAAGGTAGACCATTTTTCAGGCGTAAGGGCCCAACCTCCTCCAAGACGCTCAGTACATCCTGCCATGTGGTGCATGTGCAGACCTTTACAAATGTATCAAGAGTCCATTTATCAGCGTCCGCTTGATGAAAGTACAATGTCCACGATCCTGTTGGTATCTTGTCTGTCAAGTTCACTGTCTGTAGTGCTTCCATCTTCGTATACTGAAGTACGCGTAAATTCATTAAGCCCCCTCTTTACTACATTACCATCATCAGTAACAAATTCAACCTCTGCATCAGCCATATCAAAGCAATAAGGAGACCTGGTTTCACAACACCAGGCAATGAAAATTTCTAAAGGGGTGGGCTGAATAAAGCCTGACCAGCGTACCTCATTAATCCAATCAGTTAAATCGAACACTTTTGTATTAACCGTAATGATAAAACTGAGATAGGATAAGTGTTTCCATGAATCAAGCGTATATGCGGGATTTTTGAATTTAGTTGGATTCTGAGATACACTCCATCTAATCTTGCTCGCATCAATCATCGATAGATCAAATAATTGTTTTGGAACGGGATACACAGTATTTAAATAAAAAACGAATTCTTTATGTTCAAAGAGTTCATTATATACTGCAGTGAATACTGATAGAGAGATTTGACTAGTTTTTTCTGTGATCTGTATGGCATTATTATATATCCATGGGACCCAGGCGAATAATAAATCATCCATTATATCTATTTCAAGATATGATGGATAGTTTAGGCCTATTACGCAGGTGGCCTATTACGCAGTTAGCATTGTGCTTTAGGAACTGGATCTTCTCCACATCTTGGCTTTGGTTTTGTACAGCCACATCTCTGAACAGGCATTCCACAAGAATTACATGAGTCGGAAGGCTTGAATTGAGATGATACAACTGAAATGAAAATGAAGATTGGTATCAATGCTAGGAATACCCAATTAACTTTTTCATACCCGAAATTACACAAGTAATAAAATAGAATGGTGGCTATACTTCCTAAAAAAAGGTGTGTTAAAACACGGTCTGTACGATTAAATGAAATATCTGCTACCACTAAGGCTAGAGTTAAACTTCCAATTATAACTGATGTTACACAGATCATATCTAATTAGTAATCTTCTTTAAAATTTTCTTAGCAGGGTCATAGGTTCCAATCGGCTCTCCTACCTCACCATCCTCATTGGAATATACGACATTCTTATTATCCTTGAATAGGGACATTCCCTTATACGTCCACTCCTCGACCTCCACCTCCTCCTCTTGCTCGACCTCCACCTCCTCCTCGACCTCCACCTCCTCCTCGACCTCCACCTCAACCTGCTCGTCCTCAACCTCTTCCTCAACCTCCTCCTCCTGCTCAACCTCAACCTCAACAACCTCATCTACATCAATCTGTGACTCTTCCATAGGCTTAGTCTGTACACCACATTCTACATATACCTTCTTCACAGAATTCAGCATATCCACAGGGTGTTCTACCACATGATTTAGTGATGGAATAGTTGAAGATGTATTGATAGTAGGCTGCAAGGCAAGCATCTGTGCAGCTATCGTAGAATTCAGACGATCTATAGATGCAGCAAGAGCCATAAAATAGCTGTACTGCCTCTCCTGAAGATCGCGAATTGCATCCAAGACTGGCTTGACATCTACTGTATTTCCACCAGGTGTATTGGTACACTTGCTAGAACTAGCAGTAGCACTAGCACTAGATCCCTGCGTAATGTCCTCAGCAAAGCGCATCAGAGAGTCGGCAATCTCGAGTTGCGTATTTCTCAATGACCTGAACATTTTGTATACTGGCAACCAAAAAAAAGGTTCAATCAATTTTTGACCTTCACCTGCAAATTCATCACCGCATCCAAAGTACTCTCCTTATCTTTCAGAGGCTTGGATCTCTTCAGACGGAGACCAGGCTCAATGTGCTTGGAGACAGTCACATCAATTCCAGTTGCAGTTGTATTTCTCAGAGATGTCTCGTAGAAGTCAATAGGCTTCGTATCAAGAACAGAAAGGATACTGATAATCGGTGGAAGGTTAGCATCAATCCTAATCTGCTTCTTGCCTATAATTTCGCGGAACTGAGAATGAGACAAGCAGCCCCCAAAGAACTTCAGTGACTCTCTTGGAGGAGCAGGCTGCACATTCTCTGCCTGCTTATACATCCTGTGGAGTAAAGCCTGACGCTCCCACCTCACCTGCGGATCAATATGCTCATTGAGCAAGTAGGCTAGACTGCAGGACAGAGTACAAAAATTCCCGTAGACCGTGTAAACCCCGTATTCCTCCTGGGTTGGGATCACGACAGGCCGGCCTTCAAACTGACCAGAACACCAGAAGCAGCATGCACTCGTCGACTCTGGTAGAGTCATAGTCTCATTTCCTACCTTATAGTCAATCATCACATCAATGGTACGAAACACTTTAATTGCAACCTCCTCAACGGTCTGCTGCACTATAGTATTCTCTGGCTTGGGCAGATCTGATTCGCTAATGGCAGCAGGTAGTGTATCAACAACCTTGGTCATACCGATATCTTCATCCATACCACAGAGTAGTTCAGCATTACTCGCATATAGATCATCAGCAAGCGCATCATATGGCTGGGGAATTACTGGGGGCGCAGGATTATAGACTAGAGGGCCATCTTGGAACTGAACCTCAGTTGACCGAAAGGGTAGATGGATGATGAGAGGCCGACGAGGTTCTGGTGCAAAATTGCCCTGAATATCACCGTCTGCAGAAACAACGGCGACAATAGGAACCTGCTTCGCCTTTGATACACGTTTTGTTCCTGCGATCTTTGCTGTTCCTGCGACCTTAGGCATTCCTTACTGTTATGCAATTGGGCCCCTTGTGTTTAGGTCTTTTTAGGAAATAGAACAACATGAATTCAGACCCCGTTCATACCACTCATGCTTCATCTGTATCTTGAATTTAATAAATTCCATATCAGAATCGGGATCAAATTGCTGCTTAGTATTACTTCCGTCTAGATAATCAAAATAATCATAATGTGATGTATCAGATAATTCATACATATAGCATTGTATAGTAATACATGTATCGGTATTTGTATCTAGATTCTTGAGTTGATGGACTTGATTCAAGGTAGGGCTGATCCATGTTATATCGCCTACGTTGAAATCAGCCTTAGCAAATGGCTCAATGCTGCCGTCACCTAGGAAAGGGAAGAGGTTCACATTAATAGACCCGTGTAAGACGCGAATAATGGCCGATGATCCACCATGATTGTGAATGGGTGAAAAATGCCCAACTGGCCAGATTTCCATGACATATGGTATACCAGGTGATTCTCCGTTGTTTTCGCCGAGTGTAATACGTAGATATGTCTCCTTGTAATTCGGCTTATCCTTGTCAAATTCAGTCGCCTTCTTTTTAATGGTCTCATAGCACCACATGCCAGGGGTTGCCAAGCTGTATTCAATGGCCTTCGTAAAGTCGGGAAAGTCTGGTGTATTTAGAACAAAATTCTTTCCAGAAATGCAGTTATAGAGTTTCTGAGAAGTCTGAGAGAGATTCGCCTTTGGCATGTATTTGCCTGAGGCAATAGATGACATATTAAGATCATCTGTATCCTTAACTAGTAAGGGTACGTTTGCAGTGATTGGATCTCTTAATAAAGCAGTAATTTGCAGATTTGTACTATCCACTAAGATCAAATTCTCTAGAAGCTTTTTATTAGAGGGTTTCATTTTGAATTCATATATAATAGTCTCCTTGCGCGCTTCACCTATGCCAGCATAGAGACGCAGATTTTGAGAATCAATGCTAAACCAGTAATATGCGCCTGCTACATTTGATAGACCCTTTGTATTACGATGGTCTATTAATGGCTCATTATCCGGATACATATTTACGAGGACCTTATTATTAGTAAAATTAACTATGAGTCCTGCTGTACCGCTTATATCAGCTAGTATAATGTGACATGGCTTAGTAGCGTCAAATATAATAACACCTTGTCCATGGACAATAAGATTAACAGACTCTACTGGTTTTCTTATTCTTAGAGCCTTGGGTCTCTCGTAAAACGCATTCGTAAATGTCATCTATATTGCCGGTCTAAATTACTTTAACTCTTGTTAGTGAAGGAAGATGGAGGTCAGTAGAATTGATCGGTGTATAAATGCAATGATAAAAAACCCGAAGACATTTCAACACTGTATCTTTGTTGGGCCGCCAGGATGCGGTAAGACGACTGCAGCGTGGAATATTGTTCATCAATTCTACAAGACACCTCTTGAACGTGTGGGTAGGGCACTCTTTCTGAATGCGAGTGATGAGCGTAGCTTGGAGGCAATTCGATCGAAGGTATACCCATTCACAGAATCTGCGGGATCGGGGCTATTTGGATATACGGATAATCCAAAGATCATCATCTTTGATGAGGTTGAGACTCTGACTGAGCCGGCTCAACTTGCCTTGAGACCCTTGCTAGAAAAGCCGACGAGTGAGGTCTTAGTATTCTTTTTATGCAATTCTCTGTGTAAGATTCACGCATCGCTGAGGACGAGACTCTTCATTTTGCGCTTTGATCCCCTACCTGAAGTAGTTCTTAAATCTAGGCTGACCAGCATTAGCCCAACTACAATGAGTCCTGGTAGATTTGATGTGAAGCTACATCGTAGCGATTTGCGATATTTTCTATTAAATACTGATTCTTCACAGAGGGCCACTACATGGCTATGTACCTTATTGAATTCTCATCCTTCTAGTCGAAAGGGAATTTGGAAGCAAATATATAATACATTTTCCTTGCAGACATTTGGCTGCTATATTCTGACTCTTTCTTTGTTAACCGATACTGGATTTAGTCACTGGAAAGATTGGATTGAAATATGTGATCCGAATATATCTATGTGGATGACTGAAGAGATGGTAATTAATGCGATGGAAAAAATGTGGACTACGATTTTAGGGCAGGTAAACTAGCCTAAAAAATGAATGGCTTAAATGACCCTATTAAAGCATACAAATGTCAACAGTACCTGCACCCTTAGCAATGAGCCCTCTGCGTATCTCTACCACTGTGACGACGTGTCATGTGGGCTGTGGGATTTATTTGAAGAAGCTCTTTGATAACTTTCATCTCTTTGCGATTCCATTTGGTTATCCTGGTGAGGGGTTCTTGAAGATGGAGTATGAGACGAAGGTGGTTGGTTCTTCAACACGTGATGTGCTGACGAAGCGGAAGGTGACAGAGAAGACCTTCTTCAATCAGGCAACTCTGGTTATCCGAAAGACTCTCGCGGGGCGTGGATGGAAGGAGGTGAATGTGAAGCTGTTTGCGAATGGCGGTGTTCAGATGACGGGTGTTCCCACGCCCGAGTTCAGCCAGGAGGCAATTAAGTACGTGATTGACCAGATCAAGGCAAAGATGCCTGAGATCTTTGCGAGCCCTGATACGGCTGGTATGACGAAATTCAAGATTCAACTGATTAATAGTGATTACAGTATTAATCGGCAGATTTACCAGGAGAAGTTGCATAAGGTCTTGAGCAATGTGTACAATTTGTTCTCGTCGCATGAGAGTACGATTTACCAGGGCGTGAATACCAAGTATTATTACAATAAGAAGGGTAATGTCTTGAGGCCTGGGATTTGTGAGTGCAAGGCAGCATGTAATGGTCAGGGAAATGGTGATGGTGATGGTCAGTGTAAGAGGATCACCATCAGCCCGTTTAGTTCTGGGAAGATTATCATTACGGGCGCACGTGATATGGACCAAATTAATGAGGCGTATGAGTTCTTCAATGACATCTTGACGGCCCACCAGGAACAGATCTTGTTTGTGCCTAGCGTATAAACCGGTGCCGCCTAGCGCCAACGCGTAAAACTTTTATGTCATATTTCCAGAACTACGGCAGACAATGTCATCCGCAGCCCCCCCTAGCAATGCGCCACAGAATACGGTTGTGACTACGGCTTCTACTGGTGACAAGGTGCCTTCTGCTACTACACTGCTGAATGCTGCCAAGCTGGCCATTCAGAGGGACATGCCAATTCAGCTGGACTACTTTGTCGATTCTGCGGATGGCAAGGCATTTTTGGGCGAGGATGCTCAGACGAATGAGAAGATGCTGGTGAAGAACTCTGAGGAGTACACCAGTCACATCCAGAAGATCTACAAGGCGGGCGAGGACTTTATCATCATGACGGAGAACTCTATCTACCTGGTGAGCGGCAAGGTGCAGAAGCGCAAGATTCAGGCATCTACACTGAAGTCTGGGATGGAATAAAGTATAAAATTGATAAAATTTTTTACTAACCAGTGTTTACACACAATGTCAGTTCTTGGTATTCTTGGCGCACGTAATGCTATCACAAAACAAATGATGCAAGATGAGATTCTGAATCCCGTCTTGGATAATTTGACTCAGAAGCCGAGCAAGATCATCATGCCTTCTGAGCCGCTCTCGAGTACGTATATCGAGTGCTGGGCCCAGCGTAAGGGTATTGAGACTATTCTCATGAAATCAGATTGGGTTATGCATGGGAGGCGTGCTGGTATTATGCGTGATTCCCAGATTCAGAAGGAGTGCAACGTCTTCTTAATCTTCGAGGGGCCAAAGAGCCGCTACTACTTGGATCTGGCTGAGCGAATTGCTAAGAGCAGACCCTGTGAGGTCTATGTGGTTGAGTCAAAGTCAGTATCTCCAGTTCTACTTGAAGTAGATCGGGAGAGCATGTATACTATTGCAGAAAAGGATGAGAAGGAGATCTTAACTTTACCTAAGATGTGGTCTACTGCTACTAACTCAACAAAGTGTCTTATTGAAGATGATTAATTCGATTCTACTTACGAAGTGGAAGTGGCATTGAGCCAAATGCCTCATGATTAATCCCTCTATTACACACGACAAACATGGCCCATGCATTGGTGAATCCCATTAGTATTATGATAAACGGAACGAAAAATGACATTGGGGACCTAGACCCCTTGCTTACTAAATAAAGACCGGCAGCAACTCCGGCTACAGAAAAGAAGCTATTAATAATAGCTAAAATGAAAAACCAGGTGCATACGGTCCCGCTAGAAATAGACGCAAGCCAATCAGGTTCAGAAGGCATTTCTACCTTGTGTGCGGATTTTTTCACGGCCTTAGGTAGATAAATGCCTTCCAGAAAGAATCGTCGTAATAGACACAGGCGCGGTCACAGCAGGCGTAATAGAATTATGTACGGTGGAATGGCTCCTCTAGGTCACAATGGTATGGCCATGTCCCAGGCTGATAACCTCTCTCAGGGAAAGCAGTTTTTAGAACTCCACAAGTACCAGCATGGAGGAATGAGTCCCTATCCCTCTGCCGTCACGGGTAGTGTTCTGACTGGCTCTATGATTGCTTCTGCCCGTACTGGCCCTCTGGATACTGCAATTGGCCAGATTCAGGGAATGCAGGATGGTGGCCGTAGACGCAGACGCAATCGCAGCAACAGACGCAATCGCAGCAATAGACGCAATCGGAGCAGGAGGCACCGTGGCGGTGCCATGGGGTTCAGCGGTTCCCCTTTATCTGAGAGTTCCATGCTGCTTCCTTCCGGACTTGAGAGGCAGGCTGCCCTGAACCACGATTGGGATGCAGCCAGGAATCCCAATTACTGGGCACCCAAGCCCTAAATACCCCAGCGGCCAGATTTAGCAGGTTCCGGACATTCCTCTAGTATGGGACCATCTGGAAAGATGATCTCCAATAACTTTGCCTTATCACTTAATGCAGCAGTCTCTTCGGCAGTTGGAATAACAAGAACTGAAATATATGCTTCACCAAATTTGGGCGTTCCTCTTACAGGCATACCCAAGGTTGGAATTGTCCCGGTCCACATATTCTGCACACCCGCAGGAATCTCAACCGGAACACCATTTGGAAATCCTGGATGGCCATTCAGTACTTTTGTCGTACCAAGTAAGGCCTCTGTTAAATTGAGCGTGATAGACGTCTTGAGCCTATTCCCCTCCCGCACCCACCCTCTCGCATCACCCTCCTCATCAGCCTCCCTTAGGACAATAGTCACATCACCTGGCTCAGTGTAGCCCTGGGAATCTGAACACATTCCTGTGAACACTACCGTATTGCCTGACATCATACCAGGCTCAATCTTGATTTCTAGGGCCTTCTCATCGGGTAGCAAGCCACGACCCTGACAATCATTACAGGTTCCTAGGTTACGTTGACCCTTTCCTTGACAAGGATGACAAGGACCTTGACTGATCATCTGAATTGGGCCCATGTGGACCATCTGCCTCACTTGTCCCTGACCACCACAATCTTGACAGGGCATGGTTGAGGCCGCACCAGATCCCTTACACTGCTTACAAAAGGAGTGGCGTCCTAGTTTGACAGATAGAGATCGACCCTTGTAGTAGTCGGAAATTCTCAAAGGGAGATCCTGTGTCTTACCAGGAGCCTTACCCTCTCGACGTCTACTAGGGCCCATAGGGCCACCAGGAAACATTCCACCAAACATTCCACCGAACATTTCTGACATTGGAAAGGGCATACCACCAGGTCCAAAAGGGTTACCACCACCAGAACCCTGTTCCGATACACTTCCCGTCATGTCGTACATTTTACGACGGCCCTCGTCACTCAGAACCTCATGAGCCTGACTGAGCTCTTTGAACTTCTCTGGGTCACCACCCTTATCTGGATGGTGTTCCTTGGCGAGTTGTTTATAGGCAGTACGGATTTCTGAAGTATCGGCACCTTTGCTGACTCCAAGCACTTCATATAAATCTCGCTCCATCTCCTTTTGATCATTGTATAAATGTTTAGGTCTTTCAAATGCGTAACGGGTCTAAGAAGGCTGTTCTATGTCAGAATCAGATGACAACTGTCAAAAGCAAAACAAAGGTAAAAATGATTACAAGCTTGGTTGGGATGCAGTCAATTGTCTCACAATTAGAAGCCTGTATTGAGAATCCACCCCATCTCTTCCTAGTTGGATTCCCTGGAACGGGTAAGACCACCCTGGCCAAAGAATTTGTCTCAGCCTATTTCAGACACAACAATATAAGTAAGGAGGAAGAGAAGGACTATTGCTATGAGATCTCATCGCATCAGGACAGAGGGATTCACACATTCAGACAGATCTTGAATGACCATGTGAGGTGGATTGCACCTAGGAAGGGAGTGTACCGCTGGATTATTATCGACGACTGCGATACCTTGCCGGCTATTTCTCAGCAGGCCTTGAGAAGACCTATGGAGACTTATGACCATATTACACGATTCCTGTTCATCAGTCAGAATCAGGAGTCTCTAGTTGCACCCTTGCAATCCAGGTGTCATATTATCTTGATTGAACCATCTAATGAGCGCAGCTTGTATGATAAGATAATTGAGAGAGAAGGCTTGGCTCTAACTGATATAACTAAAGAAGCTTATGAGGAACTTTTGAATTTATCGACATGTTCTCTGATGAAATTTCAGAGTCTGATAAAAATGCTCTACACCCTGAAATTGTCTGAAGGTACGAAGGTCATTGATGTGGATTATATTAAGAAATCGTTTGATCCCCATATCTGGACTTCTATGCGAGATTTGCTGATGATGCTGATAAGAAATGACTGCGAGCAGGCTCAGAGACAGCTATATAAGATATGGGAACTTGGCTACTCTTTTGAGGATATCTTGTTTGAATTGGAGCACACTGTAATTATTATGAATATCATTGATCACAGGGCGTGGTATAATATTCAGCAGTTTCTGATCAAGAGTTGGATCTATCACAGTCAGTCTAGATCTAGTATCTTGGACTTGATGACGGCTTGCTCAGAAGTACGGCCATGGTCATTGACAGATAAAATATGCAATGCGCCTCTTCCCACATAAGATAGAAGACTATAGAGTAATAGATATGTCCAAGCTCTTTCGGGAGAAGCCTCCCCTAGATGTCGTAACAACAACGCTGACCGAGCTGGGCTTTACAGGTATTGCCGATTCCAAGCTTTTTGGCCCTGAAGATTTGAATTTAACGACCTTGGACAAGTGGGCACCGATCTTAGAACCCTTTTATTTGCCTTGCAAAGCGAAACGATATTTTAATGATCTCGATGCCCGGCGTGTCGTAACACTTTTAAGACATCTGTTGCCCTACCATGGATTTAGGCTACAGACCTATGAGCGTCATCATCAAGGGAGGAAGCGCACGGTGTATCAAATACATCCTGCGACACCTCGTTTATTAGCTCAGGGAGAGGAGATTAGGGTCTTATTTATATAATCTAGTTGTGTCAGGGTATTTTATAAAACAATTTATCTGCGATGACGTCTACTCTTCTTAGCCTTACGTCTACTCTTCTTAGCCTTACGTCTACTTCTGCGACCACCCTGTCCCTTAGGTGGTGGGTTTCCTAGTAGCGCTGCTAGCCTTCGTTCGTACTCCTCTTTGCTGGCTATAGCAGGCCCCCCAGAGAAGAAGGGTGGTGCTGCACTAGTTGCGGTTGGTGCTGGGTTTCCTAGTAGCGCTGCTAGCCTTCGTTCGTACTCCTCTTTACTGGCTGGGATAGTAGATGCTCCAGCCGCGAAGAATTGTTGTGGAGGTAGGAAGCTTGGTCCTGCACTAGTTGCGGTTGGTGCTGGGTTTCCTAGTAGCGCTGCTAGCCTTCGTTCGTACTCCTCTTTGCTGGCTACAGCAGGCCCCCCAGAGAAGAAGGGTGGTGCTGCACTAGTTGCTGCCGCTGTTGGTAGTACGCTAGTTGCTGCCGCTGTAGGAGGAACCTGTAATGGTTTGTAATGGCGATATGCTAGATCTATATCATTTAATGGACCACTCATTTTTTCCCATAGTTTGTGCCATGTCGGGGTTTTTGAAAACATGGAAGTAGAAGGTTTTACATCACCATCATCAAAATTCTCTAATAAATCCATTTGAAGATCATAAAATTTAGTCCTACCACGTACACCACTCTTTAAAAATTGTAGAGATTGATTTGCTAAAATTGGATTAGTATTCGTAGTATTTACAGCATTATTATATTGATTGTCATATAATATTATACTTTCCAATCTATCCTTAATATAAAGATTCCACTTAGATAGACCTGCTGGTGTAAGATATACAGGATTTCCCTTTGCATCAACTTCTGCAACTTTTCTAAGACCCTCAACCGTTTTTACTTGTTCCAGAGAAGACATTCTACTTTGAGGGTATAAAAAACGCATTTAGAAAACTCCAGCCATCTGAAATAAATCCCTGATGACCAGATCGCTCTCTGCAATCTGACCTTCAGACATCTTCAGAAACCAACCGAATGCCCTCCTATCACGCAGCTCAGGCCAAGGCAGAGGCACATAGACAGCCAGAGATCCAATTTCAAAAGGCAGATCACCCTCCTGACCAGAAGCTAGTAAGTCCTCCACCTGGATTCTCCTGCCTGCAGCACCCTTGCGGCTCACTTCAGCCATGGGTCTCACTTCGATCTCAGGATTCATCGCGACCAAAGCGAGATACTCCCACTTATCTGCATTGCTTGCAGTATCTCCACCACCGGAAGCACTCAGACGAGCCTTTGACTTGGCCTCCCACCCAGTCCAGAGAGGGTGATTAGGTACAGGAGACCAGGCAACCTGGAAATTAGGCACTGTTGTACCAGCCGTACCAGAAAATGTCTCATCAGGATCTGTACCGAAGAATACAGTTTTAGAAGGCATTCTTCCAAATGGCTTCAGACAGATGGTGGTTGGTGCCACCCAGAGTCCGCCGTATTTATTGAGAATGGAAGCACGGATCCAAGCGAAATCTGCGGGCTCCAGAGTCACCAGAGGGTTCTGGAGTTTCTGAGGAAGCTGATCCCATCCACCCAGCTTATCTGCAAGACCTGCGAGGCCGCTGATGGCCTCGATGCGGTACTCTGATGCATTGTGTCTAGCAATAGACTCATAGCACAGATTCAGAAATGGTAAATTAATAGCACGAGATGACCGGGCACCAAAGTCAGCAGCGAGGCGCGTATTAGGAATGGAATTGTCGTAAAAGACCCAAATGGCTGGGCGATCCATTCCACGCTCCATCAGACCTTTTGCCTCAAAAGGATTCATATTAATCATATTTTGGCTTACAAGGGCCCCGAGGCCAACGGCTACAAAAATTATAGTGCCAATTGTAAGAGGCATCATCCACTCCTTCATCTCTTCTAAACGAATCAATTATTTGTAATCACATATCTTTGCATTTTTTGGAAATGTTCAGATATGCGCTTATCCTCCTCAGAAATTCTGGTTAACTGCTGGGCCTGTCTCTGAGCCATTCTGCGTTCGCCTTCAGTGACTGCCTCCATCTCTGCAGCAGAGAGAGGGGCGGGTGCAGACTTTCTCTCAGATGCGGCAGCATCAAAAGAACGGTTGCTGACTCTGACATCGGCTACCTGGTGGCTGAAAGTGGAATCGGTCGTGTAGGCTCTCTTCAGATCTGTGAACTTGAGACCATTCAGATTTGCACCAGTGAAATCTTCTGGTCTTTCACGCCCTAGTTCAATACCGAGCGTAGGAGCCATTACCAGGGCCTCGGGCTGCCTATGAGTCAGCTGGCCTTGAGCACCCTGTCTAGCCCTTGAGCGTATCTCACCTTCAAATGCCTCATTGAAGACAGATCGATTGAACTTGCCGTTGAATTTATTTTGTGCGTTAGCACTACCCTCTTCAGACTTCAGCCAATCTCCATAGCCATCGCCGTCTGGATCGGGCAACTTGGTCTGTTCAAAGACTTTGTTGAATGCATCCATATTCAGACTCTTGGGGTTCAGCTTCACTGGCTCACCCATCTTCCAGGCTTCTGAGTTAGTCTCTCTGGTGGCTGTTAACCTAGCAGGTGACTCATCAGCCACACTGACTAGTTCATTGCGTCCACCACGTACACGCCGGAGAATCTCACCTAGGTAAGCATAGGCGCGTGTGACTTGGTCAAAGGCTTCCTCAGAACCACCCTTATCTGGATGTGCCTTGATAGACGCCTTCTTGTAGGCCTCCTTCAAGATTTTCTCATTGAGTGCTACTTCTTCTCCGAGTCCAAGGATCTGAAGGCACTGTGAGAAGAATGAAATTGCCTTGGTATGGGCTCCAGGATCTCCTGCTCGGTTAATAATGGCGTTTTGAGCGGGTCTTCCGTGGGTTGGATGTGCGGTATGCACTGCTCCTTGAACATGGAGTTGTCCGGTCCCTTGTTCTCCGGGAAGGAGGGCGGGGTCACCACGACGGACTGAAGCCACGTACGACAAGATTGGAGCATAGAACCCAGTCTGCTTAGCAGTGGCCACATACTCTTGTGCGGAAAGAAGTGTTTCCAACATTTGTAGCCTCGTCGTTGGTGATTGTATTTGCAAGAGATTCTTGTAAATGCGAACATGAGGTTCGGGAATTTGACCAGCAGCGAGTGATAGATTGTTCCCCATTCTTCCTTTATTTTACAGCAGGAATCATTATCTTGATAAAGGAGCGCAGCCTTTATTGACTTCATATCTTAGCCTCCCTGGCGTCAACATTGGTATCATGGGCTCACACTCCCATCCGAATCGTTTACCGAAGGTCTCCAGATGAAATCCCTGTGGCCAGAACTGCGGTATCGTAGCAGGTAAGTTACGATACGGTGTTTTCAAGAGTAGGTTCCAGCTGCGCATAGGTAAGACCAGGGCCAATTGCTCCTGTGGCTTCAGAGGTACCTTTGCCTCAGATGGATCAGACTCAGAAGGTAAGCTAAAATGCTGAACCAGATCTGACCAGGTAGGAGGATAACCTGCAGGATAGACCCACTCCAGATCAACTGGCTGGCCTTGATAATAGTCTAGGATCCAACACCAGCCTTGCCAGAAATCTGCAACGCGCACCCTCACCTGTTCTACAGAATCCTCACCGAGAGCCAGTCTATTATATATTGACCTCCAGCCCTTCTTGAGGTATACCTTATCTCCAGGTCCGTCTTTATTAGAATAAACCAAAGGCTGCTCTGCCTGCTCAATGATAGGCAGATTGTCATCAGCTGACTCACCCAGTCTAGCTGTCATCTTACGCCTAATTGTCTGTATGATCAGTCGCTCTTCCTGCAATGAAATCCACTTTGCGAAAGTCTTTAGTCCATCCGCATTAGGCATAGCGAAACCACTGATTGAATCAAACTTCACTAGACCCTTTTTCTTTGACCAGAGGTCAGCTAAACCAGCAAGTAAGATGGAGTGTCCCTCATCGCGTATCCTTAATGAGAGACCGGTCGGCAGGAAATCATTACCACAAAATGACATTCCGAAAATATAGTCAAACAATTGTTCTCTGGACCACTTACCATTTCGCTGCAATGACTCATATAGACAGGCCACCTTGAAAAAACACAAGTCGACATTTGATTTCTCATCAAGACGTACCATCTTTCCGAATGCCATGGCCTCCCTCAGTAAAAATAATGGGTGCTGTTCGCCCAGCTTATCTCCGGCTAGGAGGCACAAGAGAATCAAGTCCGCGTCGAGGCCATACACTACAATAGGCCCTGGGGGCAGCATTGTAGAAAGCAGCCATCGGAGAACCTTGTGTTCACCCTCACCAGGCTCTTCTGTGTCGCTAATTATCCAACCGTGCTTGGACCCTGCTACCTTCAAGGCGGATCCCATTGAGGCCATGAATTCGGTTCCTGGCGTGATGGCATTTGTATCCCACACTTCAGTGCCAGTAGAACTAGCCTGTGCTGAAGATTTGAACCTCCGAAAGCGCTGCTGCTTGATCTTAGCGTACGGAACAACTCCATCCAAGGCTACGTATACCTTTAAAGGTGCACCGGCAGACCTCCAGATATGTGTTAAATAGCTACAGACTTCCTCCTGAAGTTTGCGTTCCCATGCCTTGGAACCGGCGATATCCGAAGCCCCAGGGTACTGAATAGCCATCATCGTCGGTTCCTTTAGAACATGATAAATCATACAATTCATATCAACGACAAGTGCACTTACTCCTGAAGGTGCAACCCGCTGAATCGCATGAGGTATCTTGGTTATTAGAGTTCTGTAATACGAAGGGATCCCCATTGCTTTATATAAATATGATAGATAGGCCTTATGTCCTCAACACTAATAAAACCAGGAATCCATGAATTTTTACAAGAAAAACTTGGAGCAGTTATAAAAATTTCCGTGGAATTTCTCCGTCTACTTCCGGATGGACTTGTCTTTGGTATTGGTTTATTATCATTGCTAAGTTTCTGTAAATCATATGCAGTACTTCTTTTTACAATGTTTGAATTGATGATTATACAGAGATTATTCTCGAGTTTAATTGGGAGTATAGCGCCTATAGGAGCAGGTCTAAATGCAAATGCTCCAGTGTGTCAAAACGGATTCGCATTTCCCAATCTAATGAGAATTTCAATGATAGATTCTATAGGGAGTTCTAACTCCTTTCCATCATCCAGCATGTTCTTTTTAACTGGTGTGATTTCATATATAATAGGAACTATTCAACAATTTCAACGGGAAATTACAACCCTGGGCGGTGATGTGAATATGCGGACACAGGTGGCTACAGGATTTAGCGTATTATTTATTTTAGCAATGTTTATCTATAGATATATCTACGGCTGTGATTCATTTGAAAATGTCTTATTTACTACGATTTTAGGAATTGCTATGGGTATGGCACTAGTCTATCAGAATACAGCATTATTTGGCAGGGATGGTGTTAATATGCTAAATATACCGATGATTATTACTGCAGCAGAGGCTGGTAAACCAATGTATGTTTGTGCCCCTTCATCATGAACAAATTAATTTCGGTACTTCACGGTAGAATGTCGCTGGTATCAGCTTCTGGATTAATAGGCAGTACAAAAGAATATATGTATCGCGGAATTCAACAATTACCACTGATAATGGCATTGACATCATTTATGTTAACAATAACAACTGGATCTATTGCACAGTGTCTGCTTTTTTTTGGACTCGCCATTGTTATACCTGTATTCACACTTGGGTGTAAATCATCCATTGGGTATGTTGTGGAAAAATTAATGCCTAATAAGAAAGATCAACTAAACAGATCTCTGGTTGATGTATGTAAAATAATACCAGTACCAGATGAGTTCAAGAAACTTGACTATTATACATTTGGAACTAAAGAAAATACGTCAGTTGCACCTAGTTACTGGATAACCAGTATTGGATTTATTTTTGGATTTTTCCTTTCAAATGGAAATGAAACCCTAAATGTGCCTATGGTCCAAGGTGGAGATCCTGTAGGACATGAGCAAAGATATACACAGGCTGGTCATATACTTTTTGCAACATGCATATTCTTCTCATTAATTATAATTGCCAGATTCTATTACATGGGTGATTGCGAAGGTGTAGGTGTTTTTGGTAAAGTTATAGGTATAGTGTGCGGCCTTGCATCCATGGGAATAGGTAGTGCTATGTATTATATATCTAGATCTTGTGGTGCTCGCTCTTCAGATTTATTTGGTGTTCTATCGAAACTCATGCCGGCAAGTGCAATGTCACCGAGTCCCACTGTCTGTATGGCCAGTGTTAATTAACAGCCTAAACTTCTCAATAGAAGATCCAAGTGTCTCCATGTTTTTTTCCATTCCTCAGGCTTCAGAACTCCTGTCTGAAGCCCCCGTTGATAGACGGTTTTAAAGATTAGTGCTTGTTCGCGTAAATTTACAGTGGAGTAGATTTCTGTCAGAGATTCTGGTAAAAAGCCTGAGACGACCTCGCGTCGCGAATTTACAGATTCATGTAGTCTGAAAACCCAATCTCTCAAATCTTCTTGTAGATAACCAGCACCTTTAGAAAGGAATGAGTCGGGAGGATTAAAACGCAACCATTCACGATAATGTTCTTGGCAATGGCGACATGGCATCAGATACCATAAATCTTTTAAGACAATGCGTAGTTCGTTTTTTTCATCTCTAATCATAACATCGAGAGTCTGATTTCCAACACGTTCTGCGAGCCCATGTAAAAGCTTCCATGCGGATGGCCCCCATTCTCCAGGTGATACCATGAGCCTTTTACTGAAAAAAATGAAACTTTACTTTGCTCATTTCACGCACACCCTATGCAAGAGTATAAGATTCAAATGTCCCTTTGGGAAAGTCTAGATTCCGTTCTTTATACTAAAGGCGTTTCATTGGCAAAAGAGATCTGTAAAGAATTGAATGTGCCTCTGCAACCTCTGGCTGCTCTTTTAAAGGATGATGAACGGGGTAAATTTACACTAGTGCCAGATGATGACTGCAAGTATCAGTGTCAGGCTATTAGCCAGTGTGGCTCGACGTATATGAGGTGTAGGTGTCCGAGTTTGAAGCCTAGTCCGTCACTGTGCTTGGCACATGAAAAATTTGCGAGGGACGTCCCTCTTAATTTATCTGTAATGCAGAGACTGGTAACTCCTGAGGCAACCTATATGTTGAAGGGTTCTGAAGTATTTAGCTTGAATGGTATCCAATGTGGTCTATATAAGAATGGAAGACTGACCTTATTCGATATTGTCTAAGACAGCTAAGTCATCTAAACCATTTTTACCTAATTTATATAACATGGATACCATACAATTTCATATTGGTACCAGCAACAAATATAAGAAGGAACGGAAAAGGGGTGTACCGAAAGGATTAAATAGGGCGAAGCCAAAGCTGCTAAGTAAGGCGAAGCCAAAGCAAAAAGCACCAAGGCTAAACTACAATAAAATTAAATATAATCCAGCTTCAAAATCTCTATTAAAAATTTATGACGGGCCGAGGTGGAAGATACCTTCTTCTTTTTCCGTGTCTAAATCTGTTCAGTACAAGTTTGACCTCTTTACAAGCTTTAAAATGAACCATGTGATAGATAAGATTAAAAAAGAGTCATCTTATAGTATGTATAATGCATTTAATACATATTTAAAATACAATACATTTTACAAGAAAAAACCCATACGATTAATGTTACAGAATATGAGGGATGCAGAAGAAGCCGAATGGGACACAGTCTTAAAAATTTATAGGGCTATTTTTAAGGTAATACGGAATCTGAATGTCTTAGTTAAGAAAAGGAAGATCGATATTTGCATGAAAAAAATAATGAATACTGAAGATATTATTACCCTGGAGGTTCCTAAGCAGCCCGTCTACGTAATTAATTTCCACAAACGATTTACCTATGTCTATGAGGCTGAAACTCTGAAACGGTCTATTATTTCTCGACTCTTAATTTCAGATTGGATGTTTGAGAATCCTGAGATGCCCCTAAATGTATTATCTAATCAGCCATTTACGATGGGGCAGTTTATTTCCATATATTCTCAATTAAAAAGCTATGGAGTGTTTTCTTGGATATTTGATCGATTCAGATCTTGTGAATTTAAGATTCTAAAGTTTAAATTGAGGTATAAGCACGAATTAAGAATGAAGGCAATTGAATCTCATTTTAAAAATGAGCCAGAAAACTGTAAAGATACTGCGATTGACTTTTTCGTTACAAGTGCATTAAATTTCGGCCTTTCAGAAATAAGTATTCAACGATTTAAAAATTTATACGACGCTTATCCATCATGTAATCATATAGAAGACTGGGCATCAATATGCAAACACTATTATCTATCAAACCAATTAAATGATACTAGGGGGCTAGCAATCAATGTCTTAAAAGTCTCAGATTTTATGCACAGGTATCTAAACATCTATTAATATATGGTTATATACCATATATATGGGTCTAGTTGAGTCCACACTAAAGACACAGGTAGTTAAGCCACTGGTGCGCCCAGATTCAAACACACAGCTCCCTCTGATCAGTCTAGAGTCTGCTAAATTCACGGATGGTTCTGTAGGGTTTGTTATTACCAACACTGATATCGCAAAAAATACAACGATCACTCCTTATTGTATGAAGATGAGTTTTAGTACTGCAGAGAATGCGTTGACCTATGTTTGCACGGATGAGAGTGTATTTACCTTTGTGAAGGATCGGACTTCAAATAGGGTCTTATGTATTGTAAATCGGTTTGATTCACCTGCGAGTGTGATTCGGCAGTGTGTAACGACCTATGAGCCAATTGAGAATGATGATCTTGATAAGATTGCTAATTTATTCAAGTTAACCCCATAGGATTTCTGGATAGGTTTTTATGGTAAAAGGCGGTATGAATCTAGATTGATTTAGCATGTACGTCACATAATGTATGATTGCATTTTGCTTCGTTTTTCCAAGACCAGGACCATGAGATTGTTCCTTGTCTTTCAATGACCATTCGTCTGGTATATCATCGGTAGTCCAGGGAAAGTAGGTATTGTAAAACATTTCCTTGTAAATATCTGATTTCCAGGCATCATTCTCTAGATAGTCTTCCAGGATTGACTGCCAACATGACGATGACTTTAATGAGTCGGTGAAGTTATCCTGTAACTCTGGAAGGCTAGAATCTGTGAATAGCCTTGTACCCCGTTCACATAAATTGAGGGCTTCTGGTTTTATCTTGTAGACACGCCGCTTTCGTATAGATGGTTCTGCATCCCAATCATTAATGGCTTCTGTAATCTCCTTTGGAAGTACTGTTTTCACTACATAGGGCAACATAGCTTCGTTAAAGACTTCGTCTGAAATTGATACTAGGATAAAGGCTGCTGCTATAGAAAGTGCCTCATTCTCAAGGCCTCTCAAGACATCAAGTTGGCTGACCCGTTTCTTCGCTTTTGCGATTTTATTGAGAATAAACCATTGGACTTCGGTGTCTAGTTTCGTTGCAGTCAGCCAGGCTTCTACAGTGGCGCCTTTCATCAAATATCCCTCCATAGCCTTTTCGAGAGTCTTGTATTCAGGTGATAGGCCTATGGTTGAATTAAGGCCTTTTAGCAAGAGGTGGAACACGGACGAATCTTTCTCCATATGACACCATGAATAGATCTTCTTAATAAATTCATCTCGATCTAGACTGTCAATAGTCAAGATATCGGCTAGGACAGAAAAACACCTTGGGCCAAATCCGAAATGCTGAATCCACATGGTAATAAGACTAGGAGGGTCGATTAATCCACTGTCATAGAGTTCTAATGCCCAGAACATGGTCTCCGTGTACTTTTTTTTCACTATTGCTATGCACAGTGAATGCATGACTTCTATGTTATCGTATAAGTGCAGAGTTAGCATTGCGTTAGGGCACAGTGTACGCGTTTCTAGTTCAATTTTACTCGCTTATTTAAATCAGGATGCAACCAGGTGAAGATGCTCATGAAATTGTCCCCGGAATTTGGTTAGGAAATAAGCAGGCTGCCTTAAATAATAAATGGCTCAAGGAAAAAAACATAACAGTTGTTTTCAATGCGACAAAAGATATACCTTTTTCAATAAATGTAAGAAAGCAATATCGAATTCCGGTTGACGATAATCTTGAACCCGATGAAATCCGTAATATGACCTTATGGTCTCATGAGACTATCTATAAACTCATGAAAGAACATAATGAGGGTAGTAATATATTAGTACATTGTTTTGCAGGAATGCAGCGTTCCGCCTGTATCATGGCAATGTATCTTATTGCTAAGAAAGGTATGACTTGGTTTCAATCTATAGCCTTTGTTAAGAGTGTACGACCTATTGCATTTACACCGCAGGCAAATTTCAAAGCTAGTATCATAGCATTCGATAAGTCATATCACGAGGATATACTTCCGAAGTTGAATGGGTTTGGATTGTAAAGAGCTTGGTCTTAGATGAGGCGAGCTTTTCACTGGGATATCCGTAAGGATTACATAGGATACGCACTGATCCTGAACCTGACAGAGAAGAACTATACGGCATTTTAAAGTCATGAGCTTGATGAACATGACCGAAAATCCATGTGTGTAGAGGTGGGCGAAACATGTATTCAAGATTCTGAGCATAATCGTATTGTGTTATCTTATTTCTGAAACTATCTTGGAGTACCTCAAGTGTTGAGGGGTAGTGGGTGACGACTAGGACAGGCTCTTTGGATTTACTCAGAGCCTGTTCTATAAATTCGCGGTCTTTGCGGCCTTCATCGCTGATGGAATTTGTCCACTCGGTCCCTTTTGGTGAAGAGGACCATCCAGTTGCACCTATGATTCTGACACCATCGTAGACTTCTGTTCGTCTGTAAAAGAAATGGAAATTGGACCACTGATCATCTAACTTATTGAACCAGGCAAGTGTACTGGCAGAACTTTTCTTAGAACCAGGAGTTCTCTTATAAAATTCGTGATTTCCTGGAATGTAGATGACTCGCTCATATTTAGATCTTGCTATGTTAAGAGCATTATATAAGGTTACCTCATCTGGATCTCCGATATCACCCGCGAGAATCAAATTGGGGGATTGTTTAGTATATAATTCATTTATTTGTTCTGAATTATATTTCCACATATTTAAATGTGTATCACTTATTACTTCACCTTCAAAACTCATCTAGTTTACAAGGTGAAATAGCTTTAGACATATTACTTTCTCGTGTAGCATTTAATTACAGAAAAACATGCTGCGTAAAATAAGACACTGAATAACATCATATGCAGAGACTCATTTAGATCTGCGGGACCAATTGCATTCTCATAATGATCCATCTGTAGATATAACCAATATCAGGTTTAGACCTAAAATATAAACCACTCAGCATTATTTAATTCTCTGAAAAACTCATACCCCTTTGCATTACGCTGCATGACAAACATAAATCTGTCAAGTGCATACTGGAAATCGAGAATCGCAGCAGGGGCCACAGCGAAAATCTGAACTTCTGCGAGCTGTTGGAATAGAGCAGACGCCGCATCAGTCGGTGGGAACTTACTCAGACTTGTCAGTTTCCATGAGGGATCTGCGACTGCCTGGAATGCAGTGACATTCGCATAGGAGTCCGTCATGATATACAGATTTAATGATGCCTTCTTTGTCTTCTTCTGATACTCCTTTACGGTTGAAATGTACCAGGGTATATTTGCACCGGAGGCATCTGTTACTAGATGAATGACCATATCAAAGGCAGCTCTGATAGAAGCATTCTTCAAGACATTCAGAATTGACTGGTTGAATAGAGACTGATATTTGAAAATATCTGCAGCGGCTGCCTTTATCTCAGAAAACTTTAGTGTTTTAGTTATATCCTGTAATGATTTGATGCTGATTGCATTTGTATTTTCAGGCGCAACCTTCACAACCTTAATATTGGGATTGTACATCAGCGCAATAGATAGAAACTCATTGGGATCGTAGATGGTGCACTTTTCATTTTGCTTCTTACTATAAATTGCTGCACCCAGTACTTCTAGAAAAGTTCTTGATATTTCCGTTGTATTGGAAATATCGTAATAGAAGGGAACTACTTGCTTTGGCTTTGCGTAGACTTTTGCTCCTCTTACCCAAGAAGACATGAGATCTATCAAACTAGCCGGGTTTATACTTCCCTTTAGAGCGCATTCAACCATTTCTTTGCGACATCTTCCCAAGATATGATCGTTCGACTGTGCTTTAGAACCTCACGCTTCTTTTCTAGAATTTCAGGATTATTTAACAGTTTGACCATGGTTGATCCTGCTTTCCTGTACGTTGCCGGATCATCCGTACTCCCTGAAATATGAATACCATCTCTCTCCTTGAAGACATAATCGGTCCCTAAGATCGGGACGGCACCACAGACAAGTGATTCACGAACACTGATACAGTCGATTTCTGTCTCAGAATTACTCACATAAAAATGCATAGCTGATCTGCATTTTTCTTCGGCTATTTTTTCTAGAGAGACTCTACCATGTTCTTTGACACCCTTCTGTTTGAATAATTGTCTGAGTCTGGCACCAAGAGGCATTTTGCCAATACGATTCATTCCATAATAGATATGTAGCTCAGCATCGGGTACAGCAGAAATAATCTTTGGCCAAGAATATTTGAGCATTTGTTCTAGACCGCGGTCATAACTCGATGCATAAATAAGTCGATGAGGCTCACGAATTGTTTCCCCATATTTTTTAGCAAGTGGTTCATAGATATCTAATTGTATGCCATTTGGGATTATCTTTATCTTAGAATCTCCTATATATGGATATAGTGATCTGTGGTATTTAGATTTTACCATAAATAGATCAACCTTATCTAGTAGTTCAATGGGTGACACATAGCTGGTGGGGTCCCAGCTGTCATGAAGATCCACAATACGCTTTCTGGCCTGCACTAAAGGTATGAGACGAACACCGAAGGATCTCCAGAAAATAGCAGTGTCAAAGGTATCTCTCAAATTTAACTTGTTGATATGTCTGTATTCTACACCATCTATTTTGCACTCTTTCACATTACCAAAGACAACCACAATCCTACCTTTTTGAGCCCATGCCTTAGAAAGATGAACCACTGCTTGTTCTGAACCACCTAGATCATCTGAACTGGGGTTGAATGCAAGCTTTGTTGAGCCACATATGTAGGCAATAGAGCCGGTAGGCCATTTGGCACCATCTTGTGCTAACGGTGCTCTTTTTCTTCTTGTCTTTGCCATCCTATTGTATAAGGATATTATCTTCTCTTTTTAGATTTATTTTTCCTATTCCTATTCCTATTCTTACGTGTACGCATACATATACGCTTGCCACCCTTTAGCAAAGGACCAGGAGGTATATTAGAAGGACCCATCTACATTCATCTAAAGAATATAATTGTAATTCTCTTAGAAATGGTACGATATAATCCGATTATTTTAACCCATCTTGGTGAGTCAGTCCCACCTTACCTTGCTGACTGTGTTAAGCAGATTCGCCTATGGAACCCTTTAGCGATTATTTATATTATTCTGGATGACTGTCATAAGGATGAGAAATTTTTTATAGATCTGCAGGATGAATATAATGCGAATCTAGCATTTAGAAGTATGCTCGAAGAGACCCCTGAACATAGATATTTCCTTAAGAATTTTAATGGAGATATGGGATTCAGAAAGGCGTACTGGAGGCACGTGAAGGAGCGATTCTTCTTAATTCAGGAACTGATGATTAAGGAAGATCTCACAAATGTCCTGGCCATGGAATATGATGTGCTTCTCTATATTAATATTGATGCTATGATCAAAGAATTAAAAGACACTAGAAAGATGAGAATGGTAAGAGATAATGATCAGAGGGGACATCCTGCCTTTCTTTTTATTCCTACCATAGAATCCATACGACGATTCAATAATTTTTTAATTAGTATTATTCATACACCTCTAGAAGACATGCAGAGTCTAGCGGCATATGCAGATGATTCAGGGGCAATGAGTTATTTTCCTGTGATTAGCGATGAGCGTAATGACTCAATCCCACAGCGTAGATCTAAGCAGGGTCATACGAGCGAATGTCCCTTTTATCTTTCTGATGAATTTAGGCGATTTAATATGCTTTTTGATTCCTTGTGTGTTGGACAGTGGGTAGGTGGCATTGATTCCAGAAATACGGGCGGGCATAAGATAGCAAAATACGAGAATGAATCTGCACTCTATAATATCAATGAGATGAGCTTTGAATGGAAAAAAAATCCAGAAAATTTTTTGTGGCAGCCAATCTTGGATGGCTACGTATTGGCGACTATTCATGTTCACTCTAAGGCTCTGAAGTGTTTTATGTCTGATCGGCCTGATTATCCCAAGGATGACTATGATGTCCTGCAGATTAATAAGGGTCTACTACCGAATTAGTTTTTAGCTAGGTAGGGGTAATAGCCACAGGTGCAGCCACAGTGGTATCCACAGGCACAGGTGTAGCCACAGCCACGGTAGCTGCAATCGCCGCCAGCGTCGTAGCAGCCTTTTTCTTTAGTTCCTTCTTTGCAGTTAGGCTGAATGGGTAGATTGTACCCCAACTACTCGTGTATTGGGGTACAGACAGCTTCAACCTTTCATTAATCTTGGCGAGGAGCTCATTCACATAGATACGGAGTGCATCAATCTCATCTAGGATGGCGCGCTTCTTATCCAGATCCGTTTCGGCCATGATTCGGTTAAGAACATCGGTACCACCCTGAACCAGTACCTCGTATGCACGTCTCTGTGCTCGCTCCTTCTCACGCTTTTTCTCTCTCTTCTGGATCTCGAATTTTAGATCATTGGCGCTAATATTTCCAAGGAGATACTGAATACGGAGCTCCTCATTATCAGCCACATTGAAGACATTGTGGAATCTGGCAATCTCAACGTGGTTGATATGCTGGATGATACGGTGGAAATTCAAGATCAGTTCCATCTCACTAGGCTTTAGTGTCCTCACACGCTCACGGACCTGGTGGTAGTTAGGGATACCGCCACAGGGCACATCACCAGCCACACGCGGGGCAACTCCACCATTCTGCCTACGCTGCCACTCATAGAAGTGTGGATTATGAACAACACCTGCCTCCTTCTGACCTGTACGCCAGGAGAAGGCAATGTGACACTGGGGGCACCACATCTGGTCGCAACCCTCAATCTTGCAGATCATCACTGCACATCCTGGACAGGGCTTGGTGTCCTTGGCGAGGAGCTTGGCCGTTGCGACATTCTCAGGCTTGCACTCATGAGGTGCATCACGTGTAAGCCCCTTGACCTCATGACACTCAGGGCACGCCCACTTGGAACAGAGACCACACTTCCATGCACTGCTGAGGAACCCGCGACACTCCCCATCAGGGCACTTGCGGATGAAATTGACCTCGACCTTTTCCTTCTTGCCTTGACCAGTGCGGAGCAGGCGGATCTGGTACTGAGCATCAGATCTTAGGGCATAGACCGCATTGATCTTCTTTGAAATTACAGCAGACTCCTCATAGAGCTCCTTGAGTTGCTTGTCGAAAGGTGGGATCATCTCACGATCAAGCTTATCGGCCTCTCTGATCTGCTCAGCGCGAAACTGGGTTGCAGGCATCAGGGCAATCTCACGATCTAGGAGGATATTCTCACGGTGATTCTTATAGTCACCCATACGATAGGTTGCTGTCAGATTGTCATCGATGAATTCACGCTCCCAACCCTTCTTGCAATGCATACAGTGGGGATCATTGGTCGTTGTTGTCAGGTAGGTCTGAATACAGCGGCGACAGGAGGAGACATTACAATAGGGACAGGAGACCTCTGTATTTGCAACCTTGTTATAGGCCTCGTCACAAACGTTGCACTTGGGTCTAGTATCAGGTTCCTGTGTAACCAGAGTGTTAGTTGGGACTTCTGTTGCTTCTGTTGTAGTTGTAGCAGCTGTAGTTGCACCACTTGCGTTCTTCTTTTTGTAGGTACGCTTTTTAGGTACAGTGCTCATAGTATGTAGTAAAAAATAACATGGTAGGGTGTTCAATTTTTAGCTATTAGTTAACCCCAGTAGCACCCCCCTTCTATTATCTGAGCCCCAGCAGGAGTTTCTTCTTCAGAAGGCCACACCCACGCATCATTCCAGAATGTAGAAATAATAGGATGCTTTTCCCATCGCCGACCCTTGATTCCAAAGAGTACTTGGATTGCACCACCCATGACAATAGCAATTACACCACGATCTTTGAGCATCCTGGCAATGGGCATACCGAGACCACCGCAGCCTATCAGGGCAAAACGGGCTCCTGATTTCATCACTTCACCGACCACATAATTGGCAGCTTGAAACCAGGAGTGTATTCCATCAGGCCACTCATTGCGACCTTGTGCTATAGATTTAGGATGACCAGTTTGAATCCAGTGCCAGTCCACAGTGCCTGAAGGAGGCAAGACATCGTGTGATCCCCAAATTGCTGAACCTTTGCTAACTTGTTTCTTAGCAGTTTCCGTGAAACTGGTGATAACCGCGACGGAATGACCCTCTAGGAGTTTGGTCCACTGTTCTTCAGGTTGCACATAATATGGCTCCAGAGTTCTGAGGGGGACTTGTAGGGCCTTAACATTCCACTTCTCTAAAGCAAGAGCTTCTGCCTCCTTCAGTGGCTCATACCAGCCAGCGGCTAAGACATCGGCAGACTTGGTTGCTTCTATCGACTCTTTCTGCCACTGATAAAAAACGCTATGGACTGCGATAGGAAAAATACCGGCATTTCTTTCCAGGATAGGCAGCCTCCCTGGAGTCACTTGAATCATCTGCTCGAGTTCAATTGTACCATTGCGTCCTATCAGAGCACCTCTATCCGATTCAAGTGCAGCCTTGATACAGGGAATCATTAGTTAATACTACTATAAAGTCATTTAGATCCCAGAGTCCTTACCATCAAGACGTCGCCCACGACCACTGAAGGCTGCGAAACCCGTATTACTAGGTAATGGAAGCATACTAGCAAATTCTGAAGCAGGAATAGGTGTTAGTGGCCTAGGTACAAGCGGAGCTACAACAGGTACAAGTGGCTGAACCGTAGGTTCAACATAGTCAACTGCAGACACCAGATCAACCTCTAAATCTCCATCAGCCAAGCAGACCTTTGCTGGACTGAGATCATCCACAATAAACTGGTGGAGATCAGGTATAGATGGATCCACAATTGCAGATAAGAGACCTTCTTGGACTATACCCAGTTGATTCAGTGCCTCAGTTAGACCCTCAACAAACATGGGTCCTTCGACTGTCGTTGATGTGATAGGTTGAATTCTCACGAGACTAGCCTTTGGAAGTGGCTCCAAAATCTGGTCAATGGTTACATCATCTCCATCACTTATCCCTAACCTCGCGAGAACCCATTCTGGTGCAAAGATAATATCCATATCACCTGAGTGAGATCCCTGTACTGCAATCGCCAAACTCTCACCCCTCAAATTCGTAAGATACACAAAACATCTTGTTTCCTGCATCTTCTGAAGCATTTCCCCATAGACCTCTTTTGAGCATTGAATGCCCCACCACACACCATCATCTTGACTATACGTGTAAGAATAAAGTGCTGGCATTTGTTATATATTTTTAACAAATCGCAAACTTCAATTTTTATCATAGAAATGACGGTATTTATTTATATTCTGAGATTTATATACTTTTAAGATATTATCACGATCATCAATATTAGATCTATTATATCGATTATAGAAAAAAGTAGATGGTATATTAAGTTCTTTAGAAGTATATAATGCTAAATTATGTACTCGTTTATGTATAGCATGTCCATATTCACCATTCTTATCATGAGATACTACCATATCATATTTTTCTTTTAATAGTGGCATAATATAATTTTCAAATATATGTTTATCAGAAAAGCTGTACCAAATTTTATATAGTTCTTCTTGAGATATTTCACCTTTAGAATCTGGAAAATTATATATATACCCTTTATTTTTTGAATAATTGATGGCTTTAAAGAATTCATTTCTTCTAATTGCATTTTCCCCATGAGTAAAACATATTACTGTACAGTTATTTTCTATTAAATCTCTTGACCCAAATAATGATTCATCATCTGGATGTGAATTTAATATTAGAATTTTAGGCTTATCTTTTTTAGTTACACTAGATGTATAACTGTATACAGTTATTATATTTGCTTTAATTCTTATTAAGAAGAAAAATAATACGCATAAAATTATAATTATTAATATTCTTATAATTTTACTTGGCATACCCACTAATTAATCACTATAAATTTATTGTAAATTCATACGCCGTGCCTCATTCGCCTGATCTTTATCATCTACCACGCACGCAGGGCAGCCTTCGGGTTTACGTACATCGGAAATATTCAAGACACGATCCATCTGGGGCATATGGAAATCAATATCGCGGATTATCTTGAGGCCGTGGATAAATGCAACATTGCTCATATAATGCTCAATGTGAGTCTCGATAGGGAACATCTCTTTTATGAAAAGTTTCACAGCATCTCGTTTTATAATATAACAATGTGCACCCACAAAATGCAGAACTTGTCTGAAGGGATTCTTATTTTTGTGATCCACATCGACAGGGGAATGATTCCATCCGAGAATCCAGAGATCCCATTTAGAAGGCAAATCTTTCATAGAATCTTTTACCATCATGGCGAAGGTTGCGGGTAATTGCACATCATCCTCCATGATTAAGGCATAGTTAGAGCCAGATTTAAGAAATGTCTGCCAAACCTTATAATGGGAATAGGATGCACCTAGCGCACCTCGACTGTGAATCTCATAGTGGGATCGTCTATACTGAGTTGCAACCTGAACGCGGGTCTGTAGACCAATTTTAGTATTTTTCTTAATATCAATACTGAGACCGTGAATCGCGGGAATCCGTTCAACGGGAGGCATCGCGGCCAGGGCAGCTTGGGACTCAAATTGTTTTTTACGATCAGGACGTTTGTCCAAATTAATGTAATATAATTTCATATCTGTCAAATCTGTGAGTTTCATCTCTCTGAATACAATAGAGAAAGAATGGGGCCGGGGCAACAATCAATAAAGATATTACATAAAATGTTCGAGTCACTAGAGCTGGAGAAATACAAGAAAAATGTACTTCAGGAAAGATATTTGAATGTGCTAGATACTTTTCAACGGAGGGCTGCGAGACTTTCCTGTATGTTTTACTCAAGTCGACTCATTGTGACGATAGGTAGTATTCTAGTCCCAGCATTCTTATCTATACAGGGAAGTGCTGCAATGGCACATCAGGCAGAGATATATTGGACAACGTGGATAATTTCTGTCATGGTGACGATATGCAATGGACTCATGTCACTCTTCAAGCTAGATAAGAAATATTTTTTCATTCACACGACTCTTGAACTTCTGACATCTGAGGGGTGGCAGTATATTGGTTTATCAGGGCGTTATTCTCCTAAGGATGCTCCTATAACTCCCACACATGAGAAACAGTTTCTTGTATTTTTTCACATGGCGGAGAAAATAAAGATGCGCCAGGTTGAGGAGGAATATTGGAAATTCACTGACACAGCGGGTATTGGAAATGCGACAAATCAGAAGCCAATGGAGATTCTACAGACACCTTCTACTAAACAAGGTGCTCTTGCGTTACTCCCGACTGAGAAGAAGGAAGTCTTAGAAGCATGGCTCGATGATATCAAAGTCGCCAAACCTATGCTGGGTGGTATATTACCTAGAAATAGTATAGATGGGGGAATCGGATCTCCCACAATTTTTAAAGCTTCCAACGAAGCCAGTGTGCCAGTGCAACTCTTCGTGCCAGAGAACACCCTTATCAAGATCCCCGTATTGCCAGAATCACCAGTCTCAATTAAAGAGAAAGTCTAAAAGAAACACGTACAAATGTGATAGGAGTCCGACTAATGGGTATGAGCCTAAATTAGATTTGAATAAGTGGAATAATGATGAATATTTGAAAGATAGTCATAATTGTTTTGCCTATGCGATAGATACGATAGATCCAGAGATGGTTGAGGACTGTAAGAAGCAACCTGATTGCAATGTTGGATTTCCTCAACCTGGATATGATGCGGGCTATAAACGTTTTGCCGATCAGAAAGAAAAGGGCTGCGGTGACATGGTATCACGGCTTTGGGGAGATAATCCTAAAATACAAGCCACTAGCTTTACCTCAAGATGTCGTAATGGGACTAGTAAGATTGCATTGATTGTAGACCCCAAGCGTGATTATCATTTCTTAAGACAGGATCCGGATGGACTCTGGTCTCATAAGCCTGGTTCTTTACCTGTAAAACGTGTCGATGCCTCTGAGCGGCCTATAGTAAGGCCAGACAGAGCCCTTTTTATCTATACGGGGAATGATCCCTTACAGTATACGGATTTCTGCGGATATTTCTGTGTTCCTAGGGGCAAAGCTTTACATATGAGTAAGATTACCAAGGGTGGATTTAGGAGAGCAATTGGCGACGAGCTTTCTTCTCTTCGATCCACTCACGGCCAGAGAGGGGTTCATCGGTACTTTCAGACGAAGCGTCGCCCTCGCTCTCGATCAAGATAGGAATTGCAGTAAGTAGCGGGTGTTTGCCGGCAGTCAAAATATTTAATGCTTCGACAGCATCAAGTCTGTAGGCAGGATGTGGTTGACATAGACCAATCAAGATATTTTTAATTAAAGGGCCTTTTTCTAACCATTTCGGTGACATCTGAAATGATTTGAAACGGAGTTGAATATCCAGGAGACTGAGTAAAAGCGCACCGATTGCCCAAGCATCAAATCCCGGCCAATAGGTTTTCCAACAACTGTACCAATCATGTTCTTGGAAACTATGGGATGCCTTTGACCATTTATATAATTCGGTGGCCCATTTATTTGGAGATACTCCACAAATCACTGTCAAATTGTGCAAGGCTGGTAGGTCCTTTTTTAATTGCATAATTGCGTCTTCAACTCGGATACCCTGTTGCTGGGCTGCGTGCATAAGGGTTACTTCGGGTGGTTCTGTATCATAGTCATATGCAAGTTCCCTCCATCGAAGATACAAGTCAGAAGAGAGTAATTTACTTGGTTGGAAGGTGAATCCAAAATCAATGAGTCTGGGATTATTTTGATTGTCAAATAAAATATTCTGCCCCCACAAATCAAAGTGGCAGATATCATTTAGCACCAAGAAGGTACCGATTGCAAGAATTTGTTCCATGAAGCGGAAGAAATCGAAGCGCTGGGGGTCCATATTGATGCGACTGAGAGGCAGACCTCCATAGGGCATGATGAGTTGGACCGTGGTTTTTAGTTCAAGATCTTCTGAAAATTTACACTTGTCGATATCAGGATCAACTTGTTTAGATTTTGCACGGGGTATACACGATCCAGCTTCAGAAATGATCAGATATTTTTGATATTCTGGAAGACCTCTCACATATTTTGCAATCCGAAGTTCATTCTTGGCATCGGCATAGTCGGTGATTTTTCCGACTTTATTTGGATCAGTTGGATTCTTAGACCCACGGCATAGAAGTGCAGGTTGGAATACACAGCCATATGTTCCTTGACCTCTAAGGGCTCCGCCTTTCATCTATACAACTGCGAGACTCTATTCCGTTTGAAAATCCCATTAGCGAATAGGAGATGCCCTGGGAAACCCTATTATATGTGGCAGTGGGCATTCTATTCTTGAGTTTAGCCATAGATATCTGGCACCCAACATTCTTGGGAAAAGAGGGGTTTCTTATCAAAGTTGGTGACAATCCATTCTTAACAGGATACTTTCCCCGTCGGGGGGATGTTTCGTTTGCTAGTGAGGAGGCAGGATTTGTACAAGATAAGCGAAATGTTATGGGCTATGCTGATGTGCAGGGCTTGGGAGTGAATCACGATTTCTGTAGAATGGTGGTACCTCTGAAGAATACACCCGATGGACCTGAACTTGTCAAGGCTGATGATTCCGGTAAATTCTTTGCCTGCGCCTTGGCTGGAACTGAGAATCTGGCATCGACTAAATACCGAACTCCTTCAGTGAAAGATGGATTCAAGACTAGTCGTGATGACTATATGCGCGACGCTGATAAAGACGGTAGAACAGACTATTGCGCAGTGATTAAAGTGCCGACTGGGTCCTGGGAACCGAGATGTTACAGGGCTTTGACTACGAGCTTTGATACTAGGACTTTCTTTGATAGTGAACCTCCTCAAGATATTTCAGATATCGTGGAATTCTACCAGGGCATCATGTTCTGGTTCCGCTTCATAGATGATATGAAGGACTATGCTGAGAATTTGAATGTCTTTACCAGCGGTGGAATAAAAATGGATGAGACTGATGTTCAGAATCTGCCTTCTCAGGTCTTTGCATCACAGAATAGTACCTCAACCTTGGATGATAGAACACAGGTCACTCAGGGACTCAGGTTCAATGGGTCTGATCAGTTTATGAGACTGGGTGATTCTGCAGATATGAGCTTTGGTAAAAAGATAAGTCTGACGACGATGCGCGCCTTAACTATGTGGGTGTACTGTGATGAATTTGGTAATAATGTACATTTCTTAGATTTTGGAAATGGTGCGGGTATTGATAATGTCTTTGTTGGTATTCTGGGGCGTGGTGACGGTACCATAGAGAAGGGTTCTGAAATCCGCAAAGATCCATGTAGTTATATCGATCTGAATAAGGTTGTACCTGATTTTCCTTCGGGTGCTCAGTTCAGTCCCGTGATGAGTCCTATGGAGCTCATGCTCACCACATCGGGTAATATAAATGATGCAGTAAAGGATGAGCCTGTATATCCGAGAAAGATTCTACCAGTTAAACCGCCTCAGGCCGAGACTTTAGTGGCTGGTGGTGAGACTGCGACTTTATTGTATGAAGTCTGGAATGGTAAACTGCGGATGCAGCACATTAAGGTTCAGGGGGCCATCAAGTTGAAGAAATGGACCCATATCTGCATCACGACTGCTACGGGTGATGGAGTCCGCCCGGCTTTGCAGATCTGGATAGACGGTGTAAAGTCTGCGGAGGATTCTAATGCCCATTTGCCTCAGACATCTTTCACGAGTAATAATTATCTTGGAAAATCTAATTGGTTTAGTGCATCTTCCCAGTTTGAGAATAAACCTGAGATGTTCAAGGGAGGTCTCTTTGACGTTCGTGGCTACGACCAGTCTGTCACAGATGTAAAATTAAAGAAAATTATTGGATGGGGTAAGACGAGGCTAGGCATATACTGAGGTCCTCTGCCAGGATCCCTCAGCACTTGCATTCCGCTTCCACCACAGTTTGCCGGCCTTGGACATCGTCTCCCACTGGCTCTCGGTCATGGCTGCGAGCTTGGCCTTAGCGTCTACAGGGTCTGAGACACAAATCACATGAATTCCATCTACGAGTGGTTCAGTATAACCAGTAATATCCACTCCAGGAGTCACCACAGGGACAGTACCCATGGCCAGAAGTTCAATCTCGCGATTACACTTTGGACCATAGCCCCTCAGACATAGACCGTATTTAGCATCTTGCAGGGCAACCAGATACTCCTCAGGGCCGAACTTGTAGGGCTCTTTTGCCCCTAGAGGCATTGAGAAATCTGAGCACAAACTACGCCACCCTTCCATGCTCTGCCTATGAGCACCCTGAGCATCATTCTCAACCCTTCCGTAAAAGACCATCTCTTGTGATCTGTCCTTGTAAGCCTTCTCAGAAGTCAAAGCCAGCTTCTCAACCAGTCTAGGATTTCTGGGCCAGAAGATCCAGGGCTGAGCGCCTTTCTCAGATGCATCAGGATTACCCGCCAAGCAGACCTTGAAGTTCTGCTCGGCCTCAGCAGACTTCTCCAACCACTGCCAGGTCGGTCTGTCGTACAAAAGTGTCTTACCGACTGCACCTAGCCAGCACTGAGTAATAATAGGGTCCTCCTTAATTTCCACATAGCCCTTCTCGGCCCACATGTCAGCTAGCTCACGGAAGGAATCACCCTTGTGACCGAAGAAGCCGAACTTCATCGTCTTGGGTGGTACCAGAAGCAGGGGCAGAGACTTCTCAGATACGTCACTCACGCTAAACCACTTTGCTACCTCCTTCATCACAATCTTCTTGAATCCATCGGGGGTTGATCGGGGGTACTGCAGCAGAGTCCAATCCAGTCCTGCAGCTGCGGACAAATGCAGTAGGGAATCGGATGGCTCCCTCTCCTCCTGAAGCTCCAGAATCTGACACCCCTTGGGAGCCAGCCACATCCATGCCCATGAGCTACCCTTAATGTGTTTGAGAGATGAGCTCAGGATAACACGTGAAGCACCTAGAAGGCAACCTACCCACTGAGATGCCTCGGCAGTAGAGTATATCACGCGCACATCGTACCCTTGCTGAGTTAAATATTCCTCCAGTTCTATCAATAAGCGATCCTTGATATGTGCCTCATCGGCTACCAGAACCGCGACGGTCTTATCGTCTATATTAGGTTCTGACACCCACTGACTGAACATGTTCTTACGCAAGGCGTCCACGTCAGCAGGCATGATACGGACAGAATGTGCTGTGCGCCCCACGACCTTATCTGCAAACACCTGAGTCTGCTCATTGTACTGAACCAGGTGTCCACGAGGACTCTTCCAATTGAATAGCTTGAATGCAGGCAGTAGGTCGGCAGTCTTGCTGCACCAGAATGATGCCTCAGGGGTCACTTGGTGCTGTTTTACGACCCTGGACAGATAGTACAGGGTGTAGAGCGAGGGCTCCAAGAGCCATGCGGACTCTAGAGGAAAGCACATCATACTGATGGCCTGTTGAGAAGGCATCAGATGACTAATACGGTTATCAGACCAGAGCTCCTTTTGCTTCTGTGTATCTCCTACGCAGAGATCACTGTGTTTATATACGAGACCCCCAGGACTGACAAAGGCACCGTCTTGAAGGAGAATCTCATGATCCTGTTTTGCAGGAGGCATATACGTATTGAGACCATCAGCAGACCAAACAAAGGAGGGGTCACGATTTATCTGAGAACAGAACATTGCCAGATTCTTAGGAGTAGTAGCCTTCAATGGCCTATCTAGAGGCTCATGCTTTACGAGACCAGTAGTCCAAGATGACCAGTCAGTTAATGGATTGAGTTCATGAATTCCTGAGGGCTCGACGTGCATATAGACTGGGCGATCTACAATGTTAAGGGGGTCATAGGTTCTCACTTGGGATTTGTGGACGTGAATGGTGCGTAAGCTCATGGCGGGATTAACAATCTTGAATTTATGTCTGAGAAACTCAACCAGAATAGCATTGTCACAGCCGGCAACACCGAATGGAATCTGGAATTTATCTAGAGCCCACTCGCGATCGAGTACACTATCACTGTGAATGACCCAAGTATCCTGAGAATCAGATCTGGGGCCAAAGAGCTGCAGTTCCCCGTTAGTCTCTTCCCACCTTAGTAAAGCCATCAGAGTATTATGCATATCTACAGACCAGAGATTGACCCAAGAAAGATCTAGGTGAATATCGGCATTCGCAAAGGCCACCAGGGACCCCTTACCAATCATCCGTTGAATTAAATCAATACAGTCTCCGTAGGTAATTCGCTCCTTCTTTACAATCAGAGTCAACTTATCAGATTTGGGAAGTTTATAGCTTGCAGATTCTGAGAGTAGATAGATCTTGTCTATGAGTGGATTCTCCAGATTTTTTAGGAGACAGTGATCAATCTCCTTGGCCCTCGCAGGCTCCTTTGGCTTATAATACTGTTGAATGAGGACCAGAGGCGAGGGGGGGTCGCACTTCTCGATAATCTCTAGATTCACTGGCTTAATTTGTACCTCAGAAAGCCTGGAAGTCTTATTGAGGCCTACCAGCCTCTGATAACGAAAGACGACTGCAGCATTAATAAGAGCATCCTCCATTGATCCGTCCCAATCAGAACCCAGGAAGGGATACATCTCAGCGAACTCCTCGAGGCAGAGTACATTACCTAGACCGAGGGTTCGAAATGCAGAGTCACCGATGGCCTCGACAATCTTAGATGAGATTAGGATGAATCTGACCTCTTTTGCCTCGGCCTGGCCTAGCCACTTTCGTACCTCAGGTCCATCCTCCCTGATAACCACAATTTGAGGATTCCAGGCGAGGAGTTTGGGATCCACGCCTTCTACAGCGATATCCCACCGCTTCCATCGCATAGCGTCCTTTACAGAGTTTGGCGGACCTTTCATCCAGACCAGAGTTTTCTTATTTTTCCAAACTGACGCATCAGATTTCATCAGTCTGATCTTAGCACCTGTCTTTGGATGCGTAGCGAACATCTGTAATAGAAACAAGAACAAAGTTTAGACCGTCAGAGTCTAAAAACATATTTGTTAATATTATACAGATGTCTTGGTGTATCTTGATAAATACGACACCGAAATACATGCAGTATGCCGAGGTTCAGATTGCCTGCATTCGCAGATATGCCCCTAAGCTAGATGAAATTCCAATCTTTATTGCGACTGAAGTAAGGCCTAGCAAGGGTTCTGCCCTTGATAATATTCTCAAGGAAGTAAATACACATTATATCATGTTACAGTCAGAAGAGGCAGGATTCGTAGAATCACGTTTAGCGGGTATAGGATACCTACCTGATCTCTATGATTTTGTCTTGCCCTTACAGGAGGACTTCTGGCTAGATCGTGCACCAGATTATCTAAAGCTGGATGAGGCTCTTACAATTCTTAGAGAGGATCGCAATGTAAAAAGTATTCGGCTTATGCCTTCTCCTAGTCCCCATGAGGATGATAATGTCTACAGTGGATCTTGGAAACTCTTGTCTAAGAATGATGAATATAGATTCACCTTTCAGGCGACCCTATGGAGGGTTAGCCTCTATAAGAAGTTTCTGGAGCGGATTCTGATGGTCGCATCAAAGGATTTCAATGATTCTGGTCTACCACCTACAGATTGGGCCAAGTATTGTATCAGGGCGAATGTGGCTGAGAATCTGAAGGGTCAGGAAATCTTCAGCGAGTTCATGAATGCAAATTCACTGCACCTGTCTATTGAAAGGGTTCGCAAGAATAAGAATGCAGTGTATCTAGCACCTTGGCCATACAGACCTACTGCTGTCGTCCAAGGATCTCTGGAACCTTGGGCGAAAGAGTTTGCAATGAGGGAGGGATTTAGCCTAGAATAATTGACCAAAGGTGGTCCAATAAAAGCGTGCACCAATATCTCCAGTTACGTAGAATTGATTAGATGCTACGTTACTTGCGAAAAGTGTACTTATTGGCTGTGTAGCATTAGAATAAGTCAGTTGGATTGCATATGCCGCATTAAGATAAGATGTTGATAGGGTAATAGCGGTTGGTGGATTAACTATACTATTTCCATATTGGATAAACGGTTGTGTAAATCCTGCGAGTTTCACTGAAGATGTATACACTGTACTTGCATATAATTCTGGAGAATATGTTAGTATTGAATTTATGGTAGATATACTAGATACATTGGATCCTATTGCATTACTAAATCCAACATTAGTTGTAGATATACTGGAAAGATTCGATCCAGAAGTATAATAAAGTAAACTAGTACTGAAAATAGTAAAGTAGCCGCCAATAGATGATACACTTGAAACACCAGGAATGTCTATGAGAGAAGTACTAAAGAGATCAATATCTGCAATTAATGATGATGTTATTTGATCTAATGAAGTATATGTGGTAGAGATGGTAGAATCTGCAGTAGCCCCAATTAATGAAGAACTAAATAGATCTAAACTTGCACTAATTGTTGACATAAGTTCATTGATACCAATGTATATAGTGGAAATACTTGAATCCGCAGAAGTACCATATTGTATTAGGGATGAGCTATAATTATTTATAGAACCATCAATGGTAGATGATAATTCATTAATACCAATATAGATAGTGGAAATACTTGATTCAGTAGAAATACCGTATTGTACTAGGGATGAACTGTAATTATTTATAGAACCGTCAATTGTAGATGATAATTCATTAATACCAATATAGATAGTGGAAATACTTGAATCTGCAGAAGTGCCATATTGAATTAGTGATGCGCTATAGTTATCAACTGATGAACTTATTGAGGATGTTAGATTTAATAAGTTCCAATAGATCGTAGAAATAGTAGAAATATCGCTAAATTGTAAATTCTTATATGAAAGCCCGTTTATAGTACTCACAGTAAGATTAGCAATATCTGTATTTACAGATGATGTATATTTTGTATAGAGTGCAGAAGAAACATAAAATCTGGGATCATATGAATATTCATAATTCTGTAAATAGGGTGTACTAATAATTAAAATTTCTGGATTCTTTTGACGGGCATATAGTACCTCGAGAGTATAGGGCGTGCTAGGGATGACAGTGGTGAAACTATATCCGAATGTGTTACTGGCAGAGAATGGCGTCAACGATAGATTTGTGGTAGTTCCAGTTGATAAATTTGCATTATAGGCTATCTTTGATACCTTGGTGGTACTTTCATTAAATGTTAGAGAGGTATATCCATTTCCTGCGACTGCGAATGTGGTATTACATCCGCTAGTATAGAAGGTACTGGCAATCATCACATAGCTAGATAATGCTAAATAGGGGGATGCAACTAGATTACAATGTGTTGAAAACCCAGTTGGAAAGGATGTCAATGATTCACTATAAATTGGAGTCTCCTTAGTATTATAACCATACGCATTATAAATTGGTGCGACGTTATAGTATTCAAGACAGTCTTCAATATAATCAGTCAAGTTATTAAAGGTTAGAAAATCAGTGGCATTTATTTTTGAATAGGAGAAATTTACTATACAGATTGGTTGAGCAGTTATATTTGCAGTAATAGTATTAGAAGTCAAGAATGTCCCCATACGAGGATAAGGGACTGGGTCAGTCGCATATTCGACACCATTGATATTGAATGAAAGATTACCAGACCAGGTCACAGAAAAGGGGTGTGGGTCATCATTTGGTAAAAAGGCGAATGTACCTTCAACCGCAAATAGTGTGGAAAAGAGTTTTCCTGAGCTTGTACTTACAGTAGAAAAGGTGGTAGTTCCAGAAGTCACATTAAGTGAGGTAGGTTGAACAGAAGGGGGTATAGGACTTCCAAAGGGTTGACTATCATTGAACACATTGTAGAAACTCGAATATGAATTATAATAGGTGACATTCAAAGGGGAAATTACAGTGGTAGGATTATTAATAATATCAGGACTTGCATAGACCAGGGTAGCAATGGTTGACGTCCAGAAATAGGGAGTTCTCAGAGTTGACCCAATGATATCTTGACCATTTGTAAATACGCGATCATTTAATACATCAATTTCTGTTTGTAAGGTTCCAGAAGTAGAAAGTAAATTCGATGTTGTTTTTATATCCAAGAGATATCTATCCTTCTGAAATTGATACCAGACGGATGAAATGCCTCTTGAGTATACAGAAACATCGCCCACTATAGTAGAATTATATGCGATTTTGTTATCAAGTGTGGTTGACATGGTACAGATCGAATCTTGTAAAGTTGTTATAGTTAGCACAGGTCCATATGAGGTAGATAGTGTGGAAAGCTGAGTCTTATTCACATAGGTATCAAGTAAAAATTTAGTTTGACCTCTTATTGTACTTAAGCCTGAGAGGGTGAGAGAGGAGAGTTTGAATTTAATTTGATTTGCTGCGTAATTTGTGTCGATAACTATCATATCTTCACCAAGAAAGCTCAGAATAGTAGAAGGTCCTTGGGCCTGTAAAATAATACTCTTATTCACGGTACTTCCAATAATTGTATTAAGAGGAGCATTACTATACACCACCATCTCATTGAATGAATATGGCAAGGTACTAACAAAGGGTAGCTCACGACCGTCGATAAAGAGTGTATTTGTTTGGGGGTCTCCCTTGATATTGATACCTCCTGTACCCACAAAAAGCACATTACTTGTTATGCTATTTGTATTTGTATCAAATGCATAGAGTGAATTCCCTCCACTAATATCAAATTGCCCAAATGCTTTAGCATATAAATATGCAGTATTAGAGGCCGTAGGGTCATTTATTAAACCAGCATTAGGACCGTCTAAGATAGAAAATGACGCATTTGTTATTGAATCTGCAGTATATGTCGCCCCTGTAGTGATGAATGAATGATATCCTGCACCATACTGTAAAGATGATAAGGTCATCCACATGGTTCCACCTTGACCGTCGGTTGTTAACACACGGTATGCAGGTATATTTGAATTATTATTAATACCTCTTGTAAATATTGTATTTACAGTGAGGTTTTCAATATATTGTGTGGTCTGAAAAGACGCCATACTATCATTAATTAAGATTCTTTCAGAGCATTTAGTCGCGTCTTAAGATTTTCTAGACGGCTTAACAGATTTTGGGTCATTCCAAATTTTGCCTTGTAGAGTTGGTCAGTATCTAGAGATTTAAAGTCAAGGAAGCCGTTTTCTGGCATTTCAGAAACCGAATCAGGGAAAATTTTCTCGACTTCCTGACTGAGAAACCCCATATATTTCTTTTCTGATAAAGATCGTTGGGAGCGATATGGCTCATCCCACATATAAGAAACTAGTCGGAGGCTGGATATTTGTTGTCTAACGATAGTAAAATCTGCTGTAGAAATATTTTGCTTGACACGAGAATCTGATGCAGTAACCCATGCGGTGCCAGTAGGTTTACGAGCATCGCCTGCACCTATATCTAGAGAGTAGGTTGGTGTATCAGTATTAATTCCAACAAACCCGAAATTCTTGCGTTCATATAAACGTTTTAATATAAGATTTGTACTATTAAATGATATGGTTGAAGTATTTACTACGAGGTTTTGTATAATTGGTAAAGAATAATTAGGTGAATAAATATCATTCGCATATATCTGAATATTTGGTAGTAGGACGTTTGCGATCTGTATATTTGATTGTGGTATGATAGAGGCAGATCCTTGTATATTTAGATTAAATTGATTTGATAAAGATGTATTAATACCTAAGACTTGTAGAGTTGCAGATGAATATCGCACGTTTAATGATGACAGTGTTGATATATTGAGAAATGTGGTGCTGCGGCTTATATATCTGGGAACAATATCGCCTTTTGCAAATCGACTAGTACTATAATCTGAAATAGTAGGAAGCATTTCATAAAAAATGGTTGATTCAGCATAGGGTGTTAAATTTTGTAAATAGGTGGGTTCTAAATTTGTTTGTGCATTAAGATTAGTATAAATTGCACCTGTAGTAGGAGTAGTTTGTGAATTAATATATACGATTTGTGGCAAATTCATACTTGATACATATCCAAATGTCGAATAACTAGCATTATAGGAAGAAATACCAGCACTGATAAAGTTTGATACATTCACATTTATTTGATCAATAATAGAAGTATTTGTAGATTTAATCGCAAGGAATTCATAGAGAAATCCGCTACTGACATAGACTGTAACTGTACTGAGTGTTCCATAAATGGTTGATTTCAAAAATTTTGATGTGCTATTTAGACTGGAGACACCTGGAACTGAATTCACATTTATTAATCCTGAACTGAAGGGTATAATATAACTAGAGACAGTACGACTATAATCAATATATGTCACGCTAGTATTTGTGCTTAGATCATTTTTAATACTAGAAACACCTGGACCTGTTATATATGGATTTATACGCCCGTAAATTGTACTAGTATCTGCAGTAATTGCAGTAGAAAGTGAAGATATTCTACTATTTATGGTACTCAGGTCACTAGTTAATCCAGCGCCGAGAAGAACTGGGAGGTTGGTTGAAAATGTACTGAAAATATTCGTTTGATTAGTTGAAATCTTGAGATATCCTAAATAATTAGTTGAGACATCTAAATTCGAATAAAAGGGTACGAAGGTGGATTGAAGTATTGTACTTATTTGATATAATCCTGGATAAGAATTAGCAGTTTCAAGTTGTGCCAGACCCGCGCTTATAGTACTATACACGATCGTTGAAAATACCGTGAATGGTGCTATAAGAATAGGTGGTTGTACTATGGTGCTATATAGGGTTGAAATTAGAAAATTCTGATTCCTATTTATTGCGATATTTCCACTACTTATAAATGATCCAATAGTAAATCCTTGGTATGTAGGAATCACTGAATTGGTTGATAAATCTTGAGAAATAAATGTTGAGAAAGTAGATAATGCTGGTCCTAGGGTTGAAGCATAGTCTAGAGTGCTAATAAATGTACTATTGATATCAGCATATAGAGTAGAAATAGATGATCCGCCATCAATATAATTAACTGCAGATGCAACTTCAGTAACTAGGTCAGCTCTATATATATCTAGAGATATATTCGAATCATATAGCCCCGTTGAAATATTGCTGAGAGTATTGGGAAAATTAGTATTTATATCATCGTAAAATGGGAATCCACTGACATTTTGAGGACTTGTGAATATATCAACTAGTGAACTTATTCCTGGGCCAATGTAACGCGGTGCCTCATTAGACCAATACCAGGGTAGGGGATCATTTGATCCGAATACCCCACCAAAGAGTGGATTTGGATTTTCAGGGCTGGCAGTATAGTCGCCAATAGTATCTCGATTAATATAATAGTAAATACCTTGTTTAATAAGTGTAGACGCTTGGGGTGAAAAGAGAGTATCGAAAAATGTTGCTGCAGTAGTGCTAACACCTGGAACGATTGATGAAAATTGTGCATTAATAGAACTATATATTGTAGATATAGACGTCGAATTTAATTTTAAGAGATTTGAAAATGAACTGACAGTACTAATGCTAATAGAATTTATAATAATAACTTGTGATGTATTTGTACTCAAGAAACTAGAAAGGAACTCAACTGACTTATATGAGGTGGTTGACATTTGCGAATTATTAGAATCAATCGAAGAAATGTAGTTCAAGAAAAAGTCACCATTTGAATAATTGTAAAATTGGGAAACAAATAATGATCCTACTTCAGTATTTCCCCATTGTGAAAATGACCCTATGTTACTCAGTAAAGGAACATATGACACTGAAGATGACAATGGCGATCCTCTGTTATATAGGGTCGCTATAGTCAATGTATCTATATTAAGGCTGGTTTGAGCCAAAGCCATCTAGTATTTATTTTTATTTTAGTTTATACTAGTTTCGCGCTTTTTAGCCTCCTCGAAGGCTGTCATCTTTGCTTCTAGTCGTTCAATTTCTGAAAGAAGGTACTGGGTTGCACCAAATTCCAATTTGAACAGCTGATCTGTATCTAGAGAATGGAAATCATCTAGACCATGTTCCTTGCTATAGGATACACTGTCTGGTAGTATAGTTTTAACTTCTTGAGCTATGAATCCATAGTAGGTCAATGGTTTAATGCCTGTTTTCTGTTTAAATTCTTCGGTAAAAGTATAAGTGCGGAGAGGAATTTTTGAAACCAGATTTGCACATGAAGCCAAGTCGACAGTATTTATATCAGTTTTTACACGTCTATCACTTGCCGTAACCCAATTAGTACCAGCTGGCTTTCTAGCATTACCTACTGCAATATCTAATGAGTATTCTGGATAAGTCGTATTAATTCCAATATTTCCTAGATTCTGATTTGGAAAGTCCTGTTTTCTTATGGTTAGGACACCGTCGTCAAAATAAATGGTGGAGTGTATAATATTCATTCGGTGTCTTGAATTCATGATAGCGGGCACTTCTCCTGAAAAAATATCAAAGTTTGATAATTGTATGGTAGGGATGGTATTTGATGAATATCCAATCGCATTGATTTGGCCTGTAACAGGTATTCCACTAGTAAGTGTGGTCCAGTTTATTGCATCTGGTGAGATTATAAGTCTCTGGAGAGACCCCGCAGTTCCTGCGACATTCCAATTGAGACCATCCCAAGCAATAGAGTTGACTGTGCTTATTCCAGATGGTGTTGATGAATATGTCCAGCTTACACCATTATAACTGTACATGAGATTGGACGAGTTTCCATTAGATCCACCTGCTAGAAATAGATCACCATTCCACGCTACTGCTTTCCCTGAACTCAGCTGTGGAACCACATCTGACCAGTTACTCGTATTATAACTGTATTTCATGGTAGAAGTGCCTGTTCCAACTGCAACCCAGGTGCGACCATTCGTTGTTATAGCATTTCCTTCACCTGTAAACACATTAGACGCTAATTGCCAGATATCATTCAAATCGGTGAATTCGATAGTTGCTTGGGCTGGGTTTCCAAATACATTATTGCCAACTGCTGCCCAAGTAAGACCATTCCAGGCTAGATCATTTATAGCCTCCATTCCTACTGCAGGGGCAGCATCAACCCATGTTACGCCGTCATAGCTTATTAGAAGATCCGTGGTGCCAGATGTTCCTGCAAGCCAATAAGATCCTGACCATTTCACTGTATTCACGGCATTTGTGCCTCCTGGAACAGTCGCATTTGACCAGCCAAGAGCAGGATTTGTGGTATAGCGTATGGTTGACCCTGTACTCTCACCGACAACTACCCACAAGGTACCATTATAGGCAATATCATTCGCCTGTACAGAAAATCCAGGATCACTTGGTGAAGTCCTGTAGGTGTAGGGTAAATTGGAATTAATAAAGGTTGTATTTCCTGTCACATTAGATCCTATCAGAATATGATGAGTAGAAGGATCTGGTTGACTAGATAGTTTAGCACCTCCTACCATAGAAAATGGGTACTGTGTAGAAGTCGATGTCTGAATACCAATGGAAGATAAGTAGAGAGCTCTATTAACAGTTAAATTAGAAGTAGTAATAGAATTAGTTGTAAAGGTCGAGAATGTGGGTGAAAAAATATTTCTCTCGACAACACTGGACACAGAAGTATAACTACTGACTAGGTAGCCTAGAGTATTACTAAATGTATTATTTACACCTTGATATGAAGAGAGTAGTGTAGAAGTAAATGAACTGACAAAGGTTGACGCATTACTAGTCTGTGTTACTAAACTATTAAATTGTCCAGTATTATAATTTGAAAATGCAGTAATTGTATCATTTAATGTAGTAATAAGAGGAGCAGGATTTAAATTAGAGTAGGTCTGAGCATCATTAGTACTTAGAAAATAATATAGAGCAATAGTGCTAGCACTTTGTTGGGAAATAACATTGACAGAAAAATTTAAGCTACTAAAACTACTAAGTAATGGTACTAGATTTAAATTGACGAATGTCGATAATGAAGATACTCCTGTATCTGTTCTAATACTTGATATACTAGTAATAGAATTAGAGAATGAAGTAAATAATGATCCAAGGCTTGTACTTAGAGAGGAAAAATTAGGATTAATGCTGCTAGAAAGCGAAGATATGCCAGGCCCAGTATATATAGTTGGGTAGACATTTGAAATGTAATTTGTTACTGTAGAAATATTGGAACCCTCAACGGTTGAAAGAAGTGTAACTGTAGAAAAAGGGGTTTGTAGATTAAAGACTCTACCGATAGTTGAATATACACTTGGTAACATTGTAGAAAATGATGAGAGGGAGGTCATATTAGTATAGTTATTACCGAATGATGTAGAAAGTGTTGAGAGAGAAACGCTGACGGCTTCTTGTTGTAGAATAAGGTAAGTAAATCCAACTGTACCTATTGCAGTATTGATCAGATTTATTTGGGTTTGTAGAGAGGTTGAAAATGTTGAGACAGTATTACCTTGAGCAAATCCAACGCCTGTTGATATCTGTTGATAAATATTAGTTAGATATGTGCTCATTGTACACAGACCGGGTGTGCCGGCAACTCGTTGAGCCTGTAGAATACTTGAAATATACTGCCTTTGTATACTGGTAGACAGAGTAGAAATACCCGTAAGACCTGCATTTAATATATACGCAGATGAAAGTGATGATATAGATCCGTCAACAAATGTAGATAAAGTATACATTCCTTCAGTTGGATCATAGCCCCTAATACTTGACTCGAATCCTGCGAGGGTTGAACCAATTACAGTTGAAAGTGAACTAACACCAGAACCTGATGCACTTTGAATAGTGCTATTTATTGACAAGGTATAGCCAACAATAGTTGATGCATCATTTCCTATAACAGAAGAAATACTTGTACCTATATTTGTACTATATGTCTCGATAGAAGTGCTTATAGTAGTATAATAATCTGTAAAGAATGTCGATAATGTGGATACTGCACCACCTTGGTTAAATGTGGTTTCTAGAACAGATCCGAGTGTACAGAAATTCGGTTGAAATTGTGTAGAAAGTGTCGAGATTGAATTACCTAGATTAATAACTTGACCTTGTAAATTTAGAATTTGTATATTTTGTCCTTGTAAAATATTAAAACTGGTATTTAAATTTGAATATGCTGCATTATATGTCGTAGATATTTGAAAATTGTAAAATCCTATCGTAGTACTCTGTGTAGTTGAAATATCTCTGCCAACTAAGTTAGAAATACTACTTAGACTCATAGCAAGAGTATTTTGATTTATTGATAAATTTATGAGGGCATTTGAAATATCTGGTATGGTTGATGGTGTAAATGTGAGGCCTGCTGTGCTAAGGACTTGTTCAGGCGTGAAATACTGAAAGAGTTTATATACATTACTACCTCCTGGAATAACGGGAATAGTATATGATGAAATTTGCTGGGTAGTCTGAGATTTTAAATACATGTTTCCATAGGTTAAAATATCAATATCTAGCGTTCTTTGTGAAGAAGCGACGGTGGGACCATTTATTGCAAGTGTGCTAAACCCATATATGGTATACGCCATCCCTACTATGATTATTTATGAAAATAACATATGTAGCATATAACGCGTAGTAGATAAGATGTTATTACATAATCTAGAATTAAGAATAGATGGTTGGTCAAGGAGGTCTTTTACAACTTGTAGCAACTGGCAAACAAGACGTGTTTTTAACTGGAAATCCTCAAATGACTTGGTTCAAAATGGTCTATAGGCGTTATACAAATTTTGCTATTGAGAGTCAACCGATGTATTTTGATGGTACACCTGATTTTGGTAAACGTATCACCTGTTCAGTTCCACGTCGGGGTGATTTATTAAGTCAGGTTATTTTGGAAGTAACTCTACCGGCAATAGAATTGATGGATGGAACACCACTTTCGTATGTAAATTCTGTAGGACACGCTCTAATACAGGAAATTAGTCTTGAGATTGGTGAACAGGAAATTGACAGACAGTCAGGGGAATGGATGGAAATTTGGTCAAATTATACGACTACTAAGGACAAACAGACTGGATTTTACAATATGATTGGAAAGGTGGATGGTTATTCTCCACCAACCTTATTTGGTCCATTGAAGCTGTACATTCCATTGAGATTCTGGTTTTGCAAGAATCCTGGTCTTGCCTTACCTCTAATTGCTCTTCAATATCATCCAATCCGTATAACTCTGACAATTAGACCTCTGAGTCAGCTGTTTTTCTCTCAGGCGTTGACTACACCCTTATGTACAACCTTACAAACGAAACCAGCTAGTATAATTGATTTAATGTTGTGGGGTGATTATACTTATTTAGATGTCGAAGAGCGTCGTAGATTTGTAAGTTCTACACATGAGTATTTGATTGAACAGATACAGTATACTTCTCCTATTCCTATCGCCCCCGGTGCAACCAGTGGTTCACTCCGTTTTGAATTTAATCATCCTATTCGCGAATTATTCTGGTATGTTCAGCGGGATGCCATGACTCGTTATCATGAGTATTTCAATTACAGCTCTCTAGGAACCTTTGAAATAGGGTCACGAGTGGATATTTTACAGGATGCAGTCTTACAATTGGACGGATTTGATCGATTCCAAGTCCGTGATGCAGGATATTTCCGACTTGTCCAACCTTGGCAATATCACACGGTTATACCAGAAGAGAATTTCTTATATTCCTACAGTTTCGCCTTGAGGCCAGAAGATGTACAGCCTAGTGGATCTATGAATGCAAGTCGCATGGATTCAATGGTTCTTCAGATTAATCTCAATGAAACCCTGGTGAATCTTATTGGAACCCTGCACACTCGCATTTACGGAATAAATCACAATGTGCTTCGTATTGCGGACGGCTTTGGCGGCGTTCTCTTTACGATATAATAGGTAGAAGCGATGACGCTAGTTGATGTTAAATTAACACAGGGGTCCTACTGGAAGGGCGCACAACTACCCTATTGGGTCTATATGGTAGTTGTCGTACTATTTGGTGGTCTTGGTCTAGATCATTTGCTATTAAGAAGCCCTATGACGTTTTTAATGAAACTTTTAATACCAACCTTGGGATTCTGGTATTTTTATGATATTGCCCAGGTATTTGGGGAGAGAGATTTGGTGGAGAAATATGGTCTTGGACTGCCGTTGTATGGCCCATCAGGTATTGGTGCAGGAATGTTCTTTAACAAAGATGCAAGTAATATGTCACCTCCGACGGTTCCAAAGCCTTGGATTTTTATGCTGTATGCAGTCCTGAGTATATTCTTTTTCATAATTCCCTTGAATAAGGTTCTCATTGGCGATTATGCTGGATGTATTGCTCAGTTATCTATGTATACTGTCTTAATCTTTTTTTCATTGGGCCTATCTGCAATTCTAGCAATATGTTGGGGTATCTATGATGCTTATCGTGTAATCTTTGATACTAAAGGCCTATTTGAAAAGGGTGCAGCTCGTGTATTTCCGGCAACCTTGGTGATGGATCCCTATTTTAATAAGGGTGCTCTTGGGCCTGAGGCTGTACCAGTTGTAAAGACTGATGAAAATAAGGGTATAATATCTAAGATTATAAGTTATGTAATTGGATTTTACACGTTTGGGCCTAGAATGGCACTAAGTGCTGCAACAAGTGCTGCCAAAGTGGCAACTGATACTGTATCAACTGTTACAGGGGAAGTTAAAGATACAGTGGTTCAACAAGGTAAGGATGCAGTAGGTGCGATAAATAGTGCAACGGGTGGATTGGCGACAAAGGTAATAACAAAGGTGCCAGAAGTGGCTTCAGCTGCTATAGAAAAAGGTAAAGAGGTAGCAACAAAGGTAGGAGATAAGGTATCTGGTGTGGCAACTACAGTAGTAGGAGCAGTTTCAAATAAGGCTCAGAATATGAGTAATAAAGTAGTAAAGAAATTTACAGACTCAGCTGCTAGTATAGAAAAGAAAGTTGATAATTCCATAACTGCCGCTGTAGATAAAACTGTTAATAAGGCGGTTGATAAACTTGTGAGTGTTCCTACTGCTGCAGCAACCGCATTAGGTACTGCAGCAGATGTAGCAACTCTTGAAGTAGATGCTGCTGTTTCTGCTGCAAAGGGTATATCTGCTGCAAAAGACACCTTTAAAGCCGCAACAGATGCTGTAGAAGTGGGTCCTAAATTAATGCATGGTGCAGTAGATGCGGCAAAAACTGGTTCTAGTATCTTGGAGGGCGTTACTGATAAATTAGGTGATCCAAAGGTACAAGACGCAGCAGTTAAAGGTATTATAGGTTCTCTGATCCCAGCAACTTTAACTACTAGTGCTGCGGCTCCTGCAGCTGCTGGTGCAGCAGCAATACAAAAAGGTGGTGCCTACATATCTGAGCCGTCTGTATCGACTACGGTGGTCCTATTTAGTGTAGCCCTCCTGGCTTTCGGTGGTTACGTATTATTTAGCATGAGAAAGGCAGCAGACTTTAATAGAAATGAGCGAGACGATGATTCCCCTCCTGACCCAGATCCAGTTCGAAAGTCTTCTAAAGAAAAACGAGGAAAGCAATACTAATAAGATTGATCCGATGGTAGTTGTTTACTTTACGGCACCATGGTGTAGTGCTTGTAAGAATCTGGATTTTACTTCCCTCTTGACTTCAACTCCTAAGGATATTGTATGGTATAAGTGTGATATAGATATAAATAAATATACCCTGGGATATTGTGGTCTTACTAAGATACCATCCTTTGCTATAATAAAAGATGGTAAGTTCTTAGGTAAATTTACTAGTTCAGATACCATGACAGTCTTTGATAATTTAAAAGATGCATTTGAGTAGATGGATAACAAGCCTGGAAAAAGAAAGAGTAGGTTAAATAATATACGTGGCAGACTTAACTCCGGTGCGTATGATATGGCTAAATTCAAAGCAAATGAAAAAAATTTACGAGAGAAGGTTGCCTTTTTTGAAAAGAAAGAGGCTGCCAATGAATTTAAGGATTACATGATTCCAAGATATGATGAGGCAAAGGAATTATATGCTAGATTACTTGCTGCGAAGTCTGGTAACCCTACAGCAACGGTAGCAGGTATGGCTGCGCCTATAGCAGATACAGCTGCTAGTTTACAAACACTATTTTCTCCTGGAGGTGGAACAGTTTTTGCAAATACTCTAAGTTCAGCTCCACCCCCGGCAAAAGTAGCTAGATCTAGAACTGCTCGTAAACAGGCTCTTATTCCTTATAATGAGGCTGAGGCTGCTGCTTTAGCAGCCACAGCTCCTGTTACTTCTGTAGCACCACTTACCTTGAAGAAATTAAATAAAAAGAGACGTGAAGCTGCAGAAGCCAAGACTTTGGCTGAAGGTACTTATGCAGCTCCAGCATTTAACCCCCCACAAAACACGTTGGCTACTGTGGGCCAGCCATATGGTGCATATGGAAGTAATGGTACATTTGTTACTCAGGGTACTCTCGCACCAGTCTACAATTTAGGTACTGAAGGTGGAACCAACTATGGGAGGTCTTTTAATAATTTGGCCACCTATCAAACGGCTGTGCCTGCTGTGGCAACTGTTCGAGTGTCTCCTAAGCAAACTAGGCGTAGAAAGACACCGACCCCAGTGTTTAATGAATATTATGAGCAGGCAGCTCTCGAGGCCTTACCTCTTCCTGAGCTCTATAATCCTTATACTGGTGTTAAATTTTTACCTACTGAAGATCCTCTTCCCCCCATTGAAAATGCCTATTTTGAATTAAAGGATTTATTAAAGGCTACGCATAAAAAGGCTGCAACTCTGAGAAAAAAGTCTAAGCAAGCAAGTAAAAGGAAGTCTAAGAAGGTCAAGTTTACTAATACAGCAAATACCCTTGTACCATCTCATTTACTAGCAGGAGCAAGTACCTATGTACCCCCTCAGCTCATAGGAGCAAATCAACGATATGTAAATAAATATCACCCTAATAACTTTCAACGATTTCTCGTTTAGAAGCGGATATAAAGTAATGAATATTAGAGGAGATGATCTACGACGTATGCATAATAGGAGCCGGTATTGCCGGCTTATATTTTGCATTGGAGACTGCAAAAAAGCACCCGACTTATAAAATTTGTATCTTGGAAAAATACGAGTACATTGGTGGACGTACGGCGACCTTCAGACACAAGCTACCTGGTCTAGGAAAGATAAGCTGGGAAGAAGGTGCAGGGCGCATAGGGTATTCTCATCACAATATTATAAAGATCATAGATCATTATGGTCTAACTAAGGTCCCAATCACAAATACCATAGAATGGAGGGAGAAGCCATTTATTCATGAGCCAGTAGACATAAACAGTTTAATCCACAATGTGCCATATGATAAACTAGACGAGAAGGTTCTGAGAACTCATACACTCAAACAAATCATGGAGGCAGTTCTAGGGCCAGCTAAGACAAAAGATATCACTGACCGGTATGAATACAGATCTGAATTGGATACGGCGAGAGCGGATAGAGCCTTATATGTTCTAGGTCACGAATTCAGCAAGGGAGAGAAGTTCTTTATAATACAGGAGGGATTTGGTAAATTAATTGGTCTGATGAAGGCTGATCTGGAAAAGGCAGGTGTGAAAATCATGAGAGGTTATGAGGCCCAAGATATATACAATGGCTCGGCAAACTATTCTGTTAAAATAAATGGTAAATTGCCTGTCAGGGCACACAAGGTCGTGGTTGCTCTGACACGTAATGCGGTCGCTAAATTCCCTTGTTTTTCTTGCCTATCTATTCTGAATATGATAAAGATGAGACCTCTGGTTCGTATTTATGCAGTCTTCCCTTTGAAAGACGGTGAGGCCTGGTTTAATGGGATAGAAAAATTCGTATGCCCTAAACCTGTGCGGTATGTTATACCAATGAATCCCAAGCAGGGCACTATCATGATTTCTTATACTGACGGCGAGGATGCGGAGTACTTTATGGACCTAATAGAAAAGTCTGGTGAGAAAGAGGCTATGCGACAGATCATGAAACAGATAAGATATCTTTTCCCAAACAAGCATGTACCAGAACCAACCTTTTATAAGGTTCATTCTTGGTCTGAAGGTTGCTCGTACTGGGCACCTGGCGACTATGATTTTAACAAGGTCTCTAAAAAGTCTGTAAGGCCCTTGAAATCAATGCCAGGTGTTTACATGTGTGGGGAGTCTTGGGCCTATAGTGGGGCGTGGGTGAAATGCGCCATTGATCAGGCGGATCATGCTTTAGATGCATTTAACTCGGATATTTAGTATGCACAGGTATTGTCACAACCAGGATCACAGCTAGCGTCGCAGCTAGCATCACAACCATCATCAGTTGATTTATTAACTACCTGGCCCTCTAAACGATTTATCCTTTCCTCTAATGATTTATTCTTTTTTATGAGTTCCTCTTTATAACTATTATAGTCATTTGGTGGTATAATGCTAGTATCACCATTCCAAGAATTTTGCCATCTACCTCCCATATTCCAATTAGTACCACTTCCTGTAGACCCTGTGCTTCCTGTAGATCCTGTAGAGCCTGTAGATCCTGTAGAGCCTGTGCTTCCTGTGCTTCCTGTAGAGCCTGCACCACTTCCTGCACCACTTCCTGAACCACTGCCTGAAGTAGTTCCTGAACCACTTCCTTTACCACTGCCTGAAGTAGTTCCTGAACCAGGTTTAATCCAACCACTATCATCCTCCCACATCCAACCAGTTTCTTCACTCCACTTCTTCCAACCACGACTTTCGTCCCATATCCAACCATCTAATGCTCTTTGTTGTAGTGTATTATATATACCTAAATTATTAGTACCTAATTGACTAGTAGAATTAGTAGTACCAGTACATATAGTTTGCGAACGACCACCAAAAGCACTATAATTACCAACCTTGCAATTTGGATCTAAATATTTACCTGTTGTTGGGTCTTTTTCTAGTTCTGATCCAGAGCAAGCTCCTTTAGTTGATAATATACTACAATATGGTATTGGACAAGATGTATCATCTGGTTTTGAACCACATCCTGTAGACTTTTTCGCAGGACCACTACCAGGACCACTACCAGTACCACTACCACTACCACTACCAGTAGGCACAGTAGAACTAGCAGGGCATTTGATAGGGTCAGTTAAAGATAAATTAGTCCAGCTGATAGGAGTAATACGTGTAGAATTATCTACACCAGAACAGCAGTCACTATATAAAAATCCTTGTGGGCGACTTGCAGCAGGGCATATGGTGTAAGATAAAGAATAACTATAGTCTGTATCAGTTGCAGGTGTTGCTGGTAATATATTTGGATCACCAATTGAATTTTGTATTAGAGCAACAGGTTTAACTGTGCTGCTGTATACTGCACTATTAATATTATTAGCGATTTCTCCAACAATAATATTTGAATCATCTGCAGTAGAGCTGACACTTGGTACGAAGCACTTCATAAAGAATGTTCTGGAGAGTGTTCCAGAATTACTCTGAAGACATAATATTAGCGCAGCCTTTGAATTGACACCCAAGTTATTAGAGAATTCAGGTACACCTTGACATTCCATAATTGATTTAATTCTTGCAAAAACATCAATACCATTTATATCAGTTTTAGTCAGAGAAATATAGGAATAATTGGAATCACCCGTCTTTCTATACTGCATGTCATTAAATGTAGTTGATCCAGAAGGTATATATATAAGACCCTGTTTAGTTCCATAACTAGAAACGCCAGCTTTTACAGTTATATCTGTACTAAGATTATAATCACCTAATTTTATAAATGTACACTGAGATGCAGCAAACCCTTCCACTGCATATTTTATGATAATTGCACAGACTAGTAAAATAACTATGCCTATAAATAACCATAATAAATAATTTACTTTTCCATTCTTTGCCATTCTTTCTATATTAAGAATATAAAAGAGCCGCCGTAGCTAAAGAATCTACTTGATGATTAAACATCCAGGGGAACTCATACTGGGCAGAGCCAGCCTTGTGACCTTTTAGCCACTTGTATTCTAGCCTGTGTCCCATTTGTTCTGTTGCACTTACTAGCTGTTTTACCAGATCGAGGTGTTGAATGACACCTCCCTGCTTAGTCCATCCCTTCCGTTGCCAGGATTTGCCCCAGACAGACGCACAGTTAATTGAATACTGACTATCAGACCATATCTTGATGAATCCCGGATATTGTTTAGCAGCGTTAAGACCATTAAGAAGCGCTTGGAGCTCTGCGCGCTGGTTTGTCTGGGGTTCAGACTTGGGTATAGGCCCAGATCCTTTATTCAGAACTCGGTGGTTATTGTCGACGACTATATAGCCCCATGCGGCGTTAGCATTCCGTTTGCCATTATTTGTACAGGCGCCGTCGGTGAAAATGTGGGTTGTGGGTATTTGTTCAGACAACATGCTATTATTTTGTTCTATGGGTAAGGGTAGTGAGGTTACTGTCATAGGATGAACGATGAGATCATTGCTGCTGTCTTCTACATTTGTATCATTGTCCCTGTGCTGGTATATGTAGGCATCCAACGGGCCAACACATCTGAATACGTTTTTAAAGGTCTTCTTGGCCTTGGACTCATCCTTTTCCTGTATCATCTGTACGGGGCTTACATTAAATGGAGAGCCGGTAGTTCCAATTTTACGTTACCCTGGACAGACTTTTTATACATGGTAATTTCTATACCCTTAATTTGGATTGGATTCTATGAAAAAGAGGCTAGTCGTCAACACTATGAGATGCTACTCTTACTCGCGTTTGGAACACTGGGTTACAATGTTTACACTATAATCTTAAACCTCAGTACAGTCACAGGAGGCCGCTAGATGATGGTCAACTTTTGCCTGATCAAGGGATCATTCGATTGTTTCGCATGATCCATTGTATGATATAGGATAGCAGGATAGGACTTAAATGTCTTCTTGCAGCAATTACATGTATATTCCTTGGATGAATCCCCCTTCAGAATCCAGGGATCAATCATCTCTTTGAGGTGATTCCTAGCGATATGCACACGGCAGTATTCTTTCTTATGAAATGCCTCCTTGCAATTATCAAAGGGACATTTAATTGAAGGCTCTGCCTTTGAATGCTCGAGTTTGACGTGGTTATCTAGAGCATACTTCTGGAAGAACTTCTTGTCGCATGAGGTGCACTCATAGGAAAGAGTGCCCTCGTGCCGTTGTAGATGATAGTGCATGGTGTTCTGTTTTGCCTTTGTGATTCCACAGACACCGCAAACATAGAGGCCCTCGTCATTTTTCTTGTATTGGAAGACCATTGCTTGTTGATTATATGGCTAGCGAAAACTTCAATTTTTATAGCGAAAAGTTTACCTAAAGTCATTTATTCTTTATAAGATAATGGACGCTGGGCTCATTCCTGTAAATGATCATTTTAATTTGGCCTTACTTGAATCGTATGTAGAAGAGTACCCAGAAGATGCAGATAAGTGGTTGAAATTTTTAGAAGAAAAAAATAAATTAAAGGTGTTAGAAGTTGATAATATCCGTGCTAGAGCTCCAACTAATACACTTGAAACTCCAGATATTGATTTAGAGGGTAATGTAGATGCTGACATACCTGCAGATTATGAGGGAGTTTGTTTAAGGTGTAAGCGAACATGGTCTAGTACTGCTCAACATCCAACTACAACCTTATTATGTGGTCATAAATATCACACCTTGTGTTGGGGTATCTATAGCTATGAAAATACTGAAGAATGTATATTTGAGGGGTGTGGACAAAATACATATAATCATATTCGCGAAATCTCTCGTAGGCGCGAGAGGAATAGGGTCGATACTCACACAGTTTTAGCAACGGCAATAATTAATACAAAGGCGTTTAAGACTGATCTTAAAAAGTTTAAAAGGCAGATTGGTGTAGTATTAAAAGTGTATAGAAAGGTTAAGGCCGAGCATAAAAAGGCAAAGGGTGAATTGTTAAAGAAGCATATTTATTCTATTCGTCAAATGCAAAATGATATGAATTCTACCGTTTCTTCATTACATGGGACTGCATTAACACGTGAATGTGGAAATGAATTGAGGGCGTATAGGCGAATTGAAAAGCATATCTATAGGACATATAATTTAAGTTTACGGGATTTAATACGTAGACGTGTTATTCGAGAGATGAATTGGAATGTTCGTAGCATTTTAGAGAGACATCGAGGTTTTGTAAATAAATGGAAATTTGGATTTCGCATTTATCCTGGATCTAAAAAATGGACGGTAGATGATTCTGATAATGAGTCATCTAATGAGGGATCTGATACGGAGATTATTGAAGAGATGTAATTACCATGCAGTGGCAGTTGCACTTGCAGATTGTGGTAAAACCTCTGGTAGAGGTTGTCCCATACTCTGATAGTACATGGTGTAGGCAAGGGTAATACCCTTTCTAAGACGATCCAGGTCACCATCCAGTTGATACTGGTTCCGCAGGCAATAGATATTTGTATACAATGAACGAGTAATATAGTCGAGTTGAAAGTACTTGGTTACCTCATCTTGCTGCTTATTCATCTCATCGGCCAGATGGATATTCTCCTTAGCGAGCTTGACAAAGGATGTATCAATCTCCTCCATCTCACCCTTTTCTAGGGCCTTGTAGTCTGGGTGATTTGCTGGCAACTTGGAGTTGGTAATCTTTTTCTCATAGGCCTCGATAGCAGCCTTATTTCTCTTAATTAGAATATCAATCTTGTAGATTTCTTGATTGTGTGTTGCAAGGCCCTTTTTCCAGATTGTGGTATCATTGGAATAATAGTTGTGAGACCACCCAGACGCCTTGTCTCTTAGAATATCTTTGACGACGTAGTCAAAGCGTGCATCTGGATTAGTACGCAGAAGGACAGTCTCAAAGCGTTCCATCATTTATACAGGTACTAAACCTAGGGTGAGTCAGGTTTTCAATTTTTTCACCGTATTGCGTTTAAGCATGGTCTAAACATGGTCAGTAAAATAAAAGATAGATGCATATTCTTACTCTCGCAATTGGTAATGATTATCGTAAATCGCTAGAGAAAGCCTTTGAATCGAAGCGTCTTTACGCAAAAAAGCACGGCTACACGTATGTCCAGGCAGGTGAAGAGTGGTGGGATCGTAGGAGGCCAATCGCATGGTCAAAGGTGCCATTTATTCTTAATCAGCTTTCCAAGCTTCCTGAGGGGGCTCTAGTATGGCAGAGTGATGCAGATGTCTTGATTACGAATTCTGATCTGAAGTTGGAGGAGCATGTTCTTCCTTTGTTACCAGAAGGGAAGGATATGCTTTTGATTTATGATGCGTGTGAGCACCTCAATTCTGGAAATATTCTGATGCGGAATACTAAATGGTGCCGTGATTTCTGGAAGCGGGTGAATGAGCGTGATGACTGTACCTATCACATTTGGTGGGAGAATATGGCCATGATCAAGGAGATAGATGAGAATCAGATTGACAAGGATAAGATTCAGATCACAGATCAACACAAGCGGTTCAATGCTTACATCATGGGTCTACCAGGTAAGCCTCTTTGGCAACCAGGCGATTTCTTAGTTCATTTTGCAGGTGTCTATAAGCCAAATAAGATGAAGGAATTGATTGACTGTATTCAGGCAGGTGAGGTTCCTAGATTGGATATGTACACTACAAATCCTATTTAGACTTCAATCTTCATAGCTAGCTCCTGTCTACCCCTCCGCTGTTCTTTCTCAATATCTTTAATGCGATTAAATCCATTTTGCCTTAGCTTCTCGCGATAGGCAGGGTCACCTATAATACGATTAATTGCCTCACACCAACTATCTAAATCATTGCGGTAACATTGAATTCCTGCACCTCCAACACATTCAACTAGACCAGGTGCTTCACTATGGATAACAGGAATACCACTAGACATTGCCTCGACTGCTGTGCGCCCCCAGGTCTCATTCTTGGACGGCATGATTAAAATGCCGATTTTCCGTAAAACTACCTTTATATCTTTTTGATTGTCAATATATATCAAATTGTTTGTATTTTTACCAATGATTTGATCACTGTAGCCGCCTTTTACTCCGATAAACTGCACATTTTGCATTTTCGAGGCGATCTCTTTTAAGATCTCGCCTCCCTTATTATAATTACAGTTTATTAGACACACCACATTATTTTGCACAGTCAATGAGCGTATAGGTTTAAATTCATCCATACTTACGTAGGGTATCATTCTCATATTATCATATAAGGTTGGTAGAGTATCTTGAGTTGATCTACTGTTATAAACAATAATGATTGGGAAACTCACCTTCTGTTGAAGGAGCCAAGGATAGCTATTGTACATATGAACAAAGATGTAGGTTTTCTTAGTTCTTAATTTAACAATTTCTAGATTTTCATAGCCGCTTCCCATTTGATATAATGCGATATCTGCATTAATAATTCTAGCCTTACAAGTTTCGTCAAGTGGATCGTATTTATAAATTGGGAAATTGTCATACGTGTCTACTTCATGTGTTTTTACAGATATACATATTTTGTGCCCACGATCACGTAAATATCTTATTGTTTCAAATGCAGATAATTCAGATCCTGCAAATGTCGTTGGAAGAAAACTATCACATAATAATATAATTGTTTTTGGTTTATTAGTTTTAATGGTCCCTGATTTTAAAAGCTGATATTTGGCCTCATAATTAGGTTTAGGAACTCTTGTTTCTTCTTGGAATAGTGGATTCAATAAAATACATATTGTGGCAATTGCGGCTAGTACCAGAAGATGTCTGGACATTCTATTTTATGAAAGTTTTTTATTGTCATATAATATAATGGCTAACACGCGTAAAATGGTTGCAGTAGGTTCTAAGGCAATGGTGTGGCATGGCTCAGCAAACCATACCTCCGGAGGTCTGACAAGGAAGGATTTGATGAAGACCAAGAAGGGGCGTATTGTTAGTAAGAGAAAGCATGCTATTGGAAAGAAGCGTATCCAGACTCTGCGCAAGCTGGGATTCAAGTCTAAGAAGGGTACCTTCAAGCTATTTAAGAAGTAAGCAGCTAAAGCTTATGGTTCGGCCAACCGCTCTGTGACCGTTCGTAGGATCATTCGCAAGTCAGATACTTGGAGTCGCAGGGCCCCATTGATTTCTGGATAAAACCACATAGAATTAAAAGATAAATCAGAGATGGTGCGCGAATTGATCGACGAAAGACAGAGACTTGCTCCTGCTCCTCTTAGCTCTCGGTAGAGGCTACGAAGATCTAGTTTCTGAATGGCCTGTTGTAACATGGGATGTAAAATGTACTGCGCCTTTACAAATTGGGCTTCAGTAAGAGAATCTAACTTGGGAAAGAATGCCGTATTGGGAATGGGGGGTGTCACGCTGACTTTTACCTCAGTTATTTCTGATAGGATGGCACCTGTAGGGGCTGGTTGCAGGGTAGCACACTTTTGCCAGAAGGCAGAAGGCGCCGAACACTTTGGACTGGTCACAATCAGAATTGGCTTCTTCAGATGTGCTAGGATCGATAAGAGAAGGCTCCAGTCAGTTGACGTCTCGGGCATGTAGGTCAGATCCCAGCTATAGGCTAAGAGCCAGGCCTTTGATTCTTGTTTAGTCGTCAGTAGGATATAGGTCTGAAATGGATTCATACCAGACATAAGTTGATCTTGAAAGCCGTTGGGTAGTGCGCAAATATCATTTGGAAGAATCCATTGGCTGAGTTTACCTCTGAGTTCTCCGTCAAAAGCCTCTAAAGAAATAGAGCTCATCTAGTTCTTTAGAGTCCAATAAGAATGCGAAAAAAGCGTGCTAAATCCTTGCCGGTATCGCGGCTAAAATTATTCAGTATATAAAATAGAAGATGAGTCCAACATACCCTGGTGGAGGTGGAGGTGGTACAGCTGCATATGATAATCAAAATCGTGCAATAGAAGCACGAATTGTCGGGTGTTTAAGAAATGAAAATAATTTTGGAACTACATTTACTAATTATACTTGCTTATCTGAAAATCATGTTCAGATTATATTTGGACCTTCAACAAACCGTAGAGTCTTGGCAACCAGGGATATTACCGTTAGATTGGAGAGTCCAGATGCTGCATACGTAATAAAATATAATACGGCAGATAATACACATACTGTCATTAATTCGCCTGGAAGCTTTGGTTTATCTCCAGCAAATTTACAAAAAGTATTAACTTGTATTACATCGAATCAAGCAGGTGGAAGAAAGCGGAGATACAAGAAAAAATCAAATACAAGGAGAGTTAAACGTAAATATTCCCATAAGAGACATTAATTTATTAAACTACTAATCAGTAGTATAGATGAATGAATACGTAAAAATCTTAGTTATCGCCGTTGGTCTAGTAGTTTTAGATGCGCCCTGGCTTTGGTTAAATTCCAAGCGGGTTGCAGATTTCATAAGTGATATCCAAGGCGGGAGGTCTATGAATACTAGGCTCTGGGCCGGTATCCCTGTCTATCTTGCCCTGGGTTACATGGTTACCCAACAGACATCGGCGCCCCGGGCCTTTTTAGTTGGTCTCTGTACATACGCGGTCTATGATTTCACCCAGGTCTTTGCTCTAGACAGATATCCCGTAGAATTTGCTGTTGCAGATAGTTTATGGGGTGGTGTTCTGATGGCTCTAGCTTGGTGGATTGCTCATAGGGCTGGTTTAGTCGCTTCAGACAAGTAGCGTGTAAGTGAAAAAATTGAACTATATAAAGTTTAACTAACTTAATACCTAAGGATGCCATTAACAAATGAGCAGCGATGCATTTTAAAAGAAGATAAGGCTAGTTTTAGGGTTTTAGCAGGTGCAGGATCTGGAAAAACTACTACAATGTCACACTTTGTAAAGATTGCTATAGAGCAGCGAAATATTCCAAGTTGTGCAATTGGGTTTGTCACATTTACACGATTTGCTGCTGGGCAGATTAAGACAAAGACAAAGGAGGTTCTTGGCTATGATACTCAGATGACATGTGGAACCTTTCACTCCACACTATTTAATCTTTTGAGAAAGTCAGGACATGAACGTCAGACATCTGAAGATCTATTTGATGTAAGGATGGAAGAGGGTGTTAACTTTACTCTTGACCTACTACGCAAAAAGGATCCTCATATGGTTCGTATTATAATGACCTACCGCATATTCATTGTAGACGAATTTCAAGATGTTGATATCACCCAGTTTGAATTTATTCAGCTCATTAAGCAAATTAATCCTGAGATTCAGATTATAGCGATTGGAGATCTGGCTCAGAATATCTACAGATTTCGCGGTACATCCAACGAGTTCTTGAGGACACTTTTACAAGAGAAGATTGACCCTAAATTGAAGACTTTTACTCTAACTACTAATTTCCGTAGCACACGATCAATCTTGAGTCTTGCAAATGCAATGTTTAAACATGAAATTAAAGGGGGGCACATTTTACCGATGTTTCCTGGACCTGATGCTGAGGAGGGGATCAAGCCAAAATACTTTGAATTTGCTACAAATCCTGGCGCTGGAACTGGAGAATATGAAGAACTTGTAGCAAGGGAACTTCTTGGGCTTATTGAACGTGCTAAGGCTGAATCTAAATCTATAGTGCTAATCTTTCCTGTTCTTAAATGTGCATCCTATCACTACATTACTGGATTCTTACGAAACTATAGTAGGGAGAAGGGTTACGCATTTGATATACATCAGATAGCTAAAGAGGATGAGACATGTGCAACAGTTGAATTTACATATAACACTAGGGCACATGATTCACCAATTCAAACTTCTTCTTTACATTCAAGTAAGGGTCTAGAGTGGGATATTGTTGCTCTCGTAAATATGAATGATTCAATTTATATAATTAAAGATAATGAACAGGATACAGAGGCATTTCTTGCTGAGAAGACTAATCTTACCTATGTTGGAGTTACACGTGCAATGAAGGAGTTATATATCTTTGCAAATGCCAATGGTGGTGGTAGGCATAGATCTCTTGCACAACTTGGGGATACTATGTCTAATTACGTTGATTTTACTCAATGGGGCGATGATCCTAAGGATTATACTCCTCCTATTCTAAGACCAGTTGGTATCTGTGATATTCTTAGATCTTTACCCCAACATCCAGACCTGTTTAAACGTGTTATGGACTGTACAAGACATATTAAATCAATTGGAATTGACGGTGGATTCATGTTCTATCAAGATGTCTATGATGCAATGAAACTTAGAAATCGTGAAATGGCTCTTGGATCATTTATAGATTGGAAACTCAAAAATATGCTTTGCACAAAGGGAGGAAAATCTATTCAACAGTACCTCTTAGAGTTTGCAAGTGCGGGTGATAGATCTATGAGTCTTTGTAAGAAGGATTCAATGGAACCTCTTGAAATTCTTGCAGTAAAGATAGAAATATTCTTTAGAAACTCAAATATTGAAGATATAACTGATTATATCCAGTATAGTCCTACTGCACGATTTATGGCGATGAATAGGTCTAGTCGTTGGGGTATGACACCTTCTGCGCGTACAATGTATTCAGATGCTGAAAAGGCTATCGTAAAGGCGTGGAAACGGGATGATCGCGGAATACTAGATGAGTACCTTATTTCTCAAGCTAGGTCATTCTATCTAAAAGGTCACCTTCAAGAGATTCAGTCTATTGTTGCGCCTGTTGGTCACTATCAGGGTCTTCCTAAGAACTTTGATATGTTTTGTGAAAAGAATATGGAGTTTGGAAAAGCTGCAGTTTTAGACTTGATTAAACAGCGTGGGGGCGACCCATCCCAGCTTGAAGGTGATCGGGCCTTAGAGACAGATACATTTATTCTAGGAGAAGCAGATCTATATGATTCAAGTGGGGAAGGTCATCTTATTGAGATGAAGTGTAGTATAAGTCACAGGGCAACTGACTTGCGTGATACTGGTAATTGTAAAAATCTACTACAGGTGCTGTCTTATGTTGCCATGGGGCGACATGGGACAATTCCTTTGAAGTGTAGGTGGGCTACTCTGATCAATCCTCTGACTGGTTCTCATGAGATTTATGATATGTCTAGTTGGTCTGAGGATCAGTCATCAGAGATGCTCTCTTGCCTGGAGGAGTTGAGGATGAGGGGATAAGATACTTATAAAAACGGGTTGTGAGACCACTGAAAGAGTCCCTGACGCTGTCTTGGTCTGCATTCTAGATCGCCTGGTGTACAATTCGCCTTAATCTGACCTGCATGTCTAGTAAAGGCAGACCATCTAGAGATCTGAATCTTATCCAATACAGGTAGCCTGCGACCCATCCAGTAGCGGCAGTACCATTGAAACCAACCACGTTCATCAGGATTTACCTTTGGATCTGATAGTTCGGGATGCATAGCTTTCTTTCTAGCGCCAGCAGTACCACCAGGTACCCAGCCAGACTTGACCCAGAAATCCAAAGGTTGTCTTGAGTCTACACCGAGTAAATTAACACTCACGTCGGGCTTACCAGGTCTCAATTTATCTAGCATGATAGCATTCCAGAACCATTCTGCAGGGAACTCTAGAAGGCAGTCATTCAGATACTTGCCTTCAAATGCTCCCATGGCCAGCATCTCCCCTGGACTCGCATAGGGTTTGAATGCCATCTCGGTGCCAGGGTTAACGTCTAACGTATAAGAGTAGCCTTTTTTCATCTTATTCCAGACATGGATGGTATCACCTGCCTTGAATGAGTCTAAGGGCTTTCCTTTTGACTTCAAAATCGCCGCCATATCTTCAACCGTCTTGATTTTCAGAATACGTTTATCCATTTGCTATTTAATTTTACCTTAGGTAAAAAATGAACCAGTTAACTTGGTACTTAGTATATACAAGCATGGATAAGCTACCGACTACACATACTCTTACGAAGGAGGAGCAGGCATTTGTAAAGTCGCTCGATGAGAAGCATCAGGAACTCCACAAGCTGGCGGTAGAATTACTACAGACATCTTATAAACCGGAGTGGTCTTACATGTGGGAAGAAAAGGCAAAGGCTAAAAAGTGAAAGTGAAAATTGAGCCTAAACCGCCTTCATATTTTTACATTACGTTCTGCGGTATATATGTCCCGCACTAATTTCGCAGGTCTAGGTATCGGACTCACGCTGAAAAACTTCCGGCAATTGATTTCTTCCTTCCCTAAAAAGACAGGTTCCGTAGCAGTGATTAGTCCTCATCGTATTGCTTATCAGATTCAGATATGGAAGGATCTTTTGCCTAATGTAAAGCCCTACTATGCTGTAAAGTGCAATCCAGAGAAGACCATTCTTCAGACCATGCAGATAAATGGTCTAGGGTTTGATTGTGCTAGCCTCAGGGAGGTCTATGAGGTTAATGCACTAAAGAAAGATAGCACTACTAAGACCGATATCATCTATGCTCATCCGATGAAGTCTGATCGTGATATCTGTCTAGTTGATTCAATGAACATTGAGACAACTGTGGTTGATTCGGTTGAGGAGTGTGAGAAACTGGCAAAATATGGCTGGAGGGGATCTGCCTTTGTGAGAGTGGCTGTTGAAGATTCAGGGAGTAAGATGCCATTCTCATCTAAATTTGGTGCATCGAAGGAGGAGGTAATTCAGATTGCAAAGCATTCTAAGATCCCCCTCTCAGGTGTATCCTTTCATGTTGGTTCTGGATGTGAACAGCCAGAACAGTACAAGGACGCTATACAATATGCTGCGGGCGAAGTATTTGATATTCTAAGAAAATTTGCACACAATCCAAAGACTATTGATATTGGTGGAGGGTTCTCATCTGATGCATCCTTTAAACAAACCGCTAAGGTGATTTCAGATTCTATTGATTTATTTGTACCTAAGAATCGCAGAGTGATCGCTGAGCCTGGGCGCTACATGGCACAACCCAGCCAGGATCTCTTTGTGAAAATCATTGCTAAGAAGCCTCTTCTAGGTCAAAGAGGCTGGCGCTATGTTATTGACGAGTCACTATATGGACACTTTTCCTCTATCCCCTTCGATGGGCAGCGACCCGCTTGGGTTCACATCCCATCTGAGGAGAGGTTGTCCTTACTAAATAAAAAGGAGGAGTCCATCCTGTTCGGAAGGACCTGTGATAGTCTAGATGTCATTGCGAGAGGTCCAATGGAGGAGATGGAAGTTGGAGATTGGCTGTACTTTCCCTTGATGGGCGCTTACACCTCAGCGACTGCATCTGAATTTAACGGGTTTCCTAAGCCTGCTAGCATGATAGATGTGGATAACCAGCTTCCAACTACAGAGGCTGCATGGGCAATGATGGACTATATACATGATGCGAGGCCACTGAAGTTCTCTAATACACTGGCCCCTATCACTTGATCTTTGAATATTTAGTTTGTACCACAGTTAACTCTAATACCGAGACGTGTTAGAGCTTCTGTTTGAACGCCAAATACATAGTGTAGAACTTCACCTCCTACAAACCAGCCTATCAGAGAATAACCTAGTGGTATTGTGAAAATGTAGGTTGTTATAATTGCTGCAGCTATTGTCATTAGAGTATCATTCAAAGCAAATCCCATAAATCTAGATGCGTGTACACCTTCTCTAGGAGTTCCCAATAAAGTCGCATAAGGACAAGACATTCTCCTATATAAGTTGAAATGAATTCTTCCAAACCTAGCGATCAAGCTCTAGATCCTGTAAGTGTAAAAATTATAGGGTGGGTTGCAGTAATTGCATTTGTTATCTCTGTTACTATATTTCTTACCAGGCTTCAAAAATTTCTGAACATACCGGTCTAAAATACAGGCATATTTTTTACTTAGGATGTCAACCAAGATCACTACGCTGACTGACGGTATTGGCTTTGTTGAGCTTCTTGAGACTTTCGGTAGTGATCTTACTGTGGTAAATGCTGCGAGGGTCAGCTTCGCAAAGGAGTCTAGTGTAATGACCGAAGGAGATGTAAAGCTCATCAACTATCTCGCCAAGCACCAGCACACCAGTCCCTTCTTTCATCCCCAGATTCGCTTGCGCCTGAAGATGCCTATTTTTGTTGCACGTGAGTGGTTTCGGCACACGGTAGGTTTTGCACGTAATGAGGTCAGTAGGCGCTACGTGGATTCTGATGTGGAGTGCTATATTCCTGATGCTGAGATGATTAGGGAGCGGGATACGAATAAGAAGCAGGGATCTAAGTCTACAGCGGTAGATAATTCTGATTATGCGAGGGAGCATATTTATGATCTGACCCATTCAGCGGTAGAGACGTATAATAAGCTTCTCTCAGAGAATGTGGCTCCTGAGGTTGCCCGCATGGTTCTTCCTCAGTCAATGTACACGGAGTTCATTGAGACTGCATCTTTATTTGCCTATGCGAGGCTGTGTAAGCTGCGTCTGGGGCCAGATGCCCAGATGGAGATTCGTCTCTACGCTCAGGTCCTATCAGCACTTCTTGAGAAGGCATTCCCTCACAGTTGGCCTGCTCTTATGGTATAAATGTGTATAGTGCCTAAAAATGAAATCAGTCTTTAAATATAGATAGGCATGCGCTGGCTCTTATTACTATCAGCAATAGGCACCATAGCTTTTAGTCCACACACTAATTTTAGTATAGGTGAAGGACGAGTTCTTATTGAAAATATCATTGTTTCAACGTCAACCAGCACTCAATCAAAGACATCGACAAAGACTACTACAATGACACGTAGTGCTAGGGCTACTGCTTTAGTGAGCCCTTCTACAACAACAACCAAGACTACTACAAGTTCAATGACTTCTACCAAGACCAGTAGTTCTTCAAAGTCTTCGTCAAGTTCACCAGGTCTTTCAATTAGTTTAGCCGGTTCAAAGACAAGTTCTAGCACAAGTCAACAGTCTAAGACGCCTCCTCTAACCAAAACATCTACGTCAACTACAACGAGTTCTAAGACACAATCTACTTCTCCAACAAGTTCCAAGACTCTTGGAGAATCTAAGACTAGCTCGGCATCCACGTCATTTACTAGATCTGCAGCAGCATCCAAGACTCAGTCAGCGAGCCCTAGTCAAACCTTATCACCTCCCAATTCTAAAACGGGTCCAATCACACGCACTAGTACTGCGAGCACAACAAGTTCAAAAACTAGTACAGCCTCAGTGAGCCCTACCAGGACAATGGCGTCTAGTAAGACTGGTACCGCATCTCCAACTGTAACTACGTCTAGAATGCCAACTAGAACTGTTACTGGGACTTCCACATCCAGTCCGACCAGTAGGGTCACTCTTACTCAGACAAGGACCTTGCAATCATCTAAAACATCTAGTGCATCATCTAACTCTACTAGAAATCCTAGACTTTCTCTAACGGCTATCGGCAGTCCCACTATTACTGCTACAGATGAAAAAGTGACTCAGAGTAATTCTGGAACTGCTAGCCCTACAGGGTCAGCATCATCATCGCGGACAGCTATAACTTCAATTACTGAAACCAGATCTAGAGCTGCTAGCGTAAGTCATTCAGTAACGAATACACTCACAATAAGTCAGTCCAGAACTCCGGCTATGACGTTTTGTACTACAACAAGTCCAGTAAACACATTAACACCCACCTACTCTTTATCTGATAGAGGCTCCAAGACAAGTTCTTTAACTGTAACTCAGACAGGGAGCGCCTCGTCGTCAAAGACATCTACAGGCACTACCAGCTTATCTGGGTCAGTCTCAAGCTCAAAGACCATGTCGGCGAGTACTACTCATTCTGGCACTACTCGTCTCACACTGACTGCTCTCCCATCAAAAACCATAACTGGCTCATTAGGGTTTACAATGACAATGTCTACCACACCGAGTATATCTAGTACACCACTGAATACTTATACTCTGTCTAGGTCTGCAACGTCTACTGCGATTCATACAAGCACTGCTACTGAGACATTTATTCAGAAAACTCATACAGCCTCATCCTCAAAATCGGGTTCTTACAGTCTGAGTCTTTTCTCAAGTCCAACAGTTTCAGATAGGGGCTCAACAACTGACTCATTTAGCCCCATTCAAAGTAATTCAATGACTGGTTCTGTATCACAGACAATGTCTGAGACCTATAGTGCTAGTGAATCTGGGTCATCTAGTATATCAGTGTCAGATAGTAATTCTGTATCAGTCTCAACGACAAATACGGGTTCATCATCTCAGAGCACCACGTCAACTATTTGCACAACGGCTACATCGAAAAAGTCTGTATCTCAGTCACAGACTACTACACCTTCTGTGAGTCCTTTAATCTCTCGTAGCAGCACATCAGCAAGATCTGTGAGTGCATCTCCTCTGAAGACTAAGTCAGCAAGTGCCTGTGTTACCACTTCAGCCTCTCCTACGAGGTCAAGGTCGAGTAGCGCATGCTCAAGTGTATCAAGAACTGTATCAGTATCATCTACTGCCTGTAGAACATTGAGCAGCATTGCTACCTATACAACTTCTATATCTCAGTCACCCTTTTCATCAGTAACGACTTCTGTATCTGTATCATTATCTAGTTCTCCTTGCCAAACCGCTACGCCTTCACCTGAATCGGTCTTATCTTCATCTGCAAGCCCTAAATTATCTTCAAGTCCTACAACTACCTTGAGTGCGTCTTTATCTCCACCACAGTCTACAACAGTCATCCCATCTGCTTCTCTCACGTCTAGTCCATCAACTGCTCTAACACAGAGTGTTGTAGAAACCGCTTCCTTGACACCACAGGCCTCGTTAACATCACAGATTACTGCTAGCGTCGTGCAAACGTATAGTCTAGTAGCCTCAGGATCTTCTAGTGCAGTGATCACGGTTACACCGTCACCCGTCCAGACTGAGACACCGTTCTCAACTAGGACACAGACCACATCACCAAGCAGCCCTCTAACACTATCAGCATCAAAAAATCCTTCTTATACTTCTCTAATTACTAGTACTCTAACACCTCAGATAAGTAATAGCCCTTCAGCAGTTATATCTATATCGCAAACACCTCCTCAGACTGTATCACCTATTCAGTCCCTCACGCCAGTTCAATCTGCTAGCCCTATTACCTCATCAACTTCATCACCTCTAGTATCTGTAACTAAGACAGTTATGCCTTCTATTACATCCTCACCTCTAAATACATTTAGTGTACTCCCATCTGGTAGTACATCCGTCTCAGTAAGTGCGACAAATACATTATCACAATCACCTATTACAAAAACTGCCAGCCCCCTGGTCTCTTCATCATATGGATCTATAACAACAACCATATCATCAAGCATATCTCCATCTGGCTCTCCTATTTCAAATACGCCTACTACATCATTCACACCAAGCAATTCTTTAACACAGATTATGATACCCTTGGATAGTAATTCAGCTACTGTATCACTTACACAATCTAGATCAACCACGTTCACTATAACAAAAACAACTGTTCCAACATCAAGAGCATCAACTGCAACAGTGTCACCAACTGTATCAATAACACTGTCACCAACTGGTACTACGTCTCAGACTAATTCAGTGTCATATTGTACATCCTCTACTTATTCTATATCAATCACACCAATTGCAACTACGAAACCATTTACACTATCAGTCACCAGATCAACTACACTTACTGTATCTACAAGTATTACAAGGTCAATAACCCCTATTGCTACGACAAAGCCATTTACTCTATCAATGACTAGATCAGTAACTCTTACTGTATCACCCACAATTACAAGATCAATAACCGCTATAGCCACTACGAGACCCTTTACTCTATCAGTAACTAGATCAACTACACTTACTGTATCTCCAACAATTACAAGATCAAAATCAGCAATTCCAAGTACAATGCCTTTTACAAGGTCAATGACTAGGTCAGTCAGCCTTACTGTATCACCAACTCTTACAAGATCAATAACACCTATAGCAACGACAAGACCATTTACTCTATCAATGACTAGGTCAGTCAGCCTTACTGTATCACCAACTCTTACAAGATCAAAAACAGCTATAGCCACAACCAGACCCTTTACAAGGTCAGTAACTCAAACAGTAAGTAAAACAGCTATAGCAAGTACTATGCCTTTTACAAGGTCAATGACTAGGTCTGTAAGCCTTACAATATCACCCACAATTACAAGGTCAATAACACCTATAGCAACGACAAGACCCTTTACAAAGTCAATGACTAGATCTGTGAGCCTTACTACATCTGTAACACGTACAATATCAAAAACAGCTATAGCAACCACAAGACCATTTACAAGGTCAATGACTAGGTCAGTCAGTCTCACTGTATCTCCAACTATTACACGATCAATCACACCTATTGCAACAACCAGGCCTTTTACAAGGTCAGTAACTCAGACAGTAAGTAAATCAGCTATAGCAACTACAATGCCTTTTACAAGGTCAATCACTGTATCTGTAAGTCTTACTAGATCTCCAACCATTACACGATCAATAACCGCAATAGCCACAACCAGACCCTTTACAAGGTCAGTAACTATGTCAGTGAGCCTTACAGTATCACAAACAATTACAAAATCAAAAACAGTAATAGCAACTACTATGCCATTCACAAGGTCACCAACTGTATCAATAACCTACAGCATGTCTCCAACATACTCAAGATCTATAAGCCCTCTAGCAACATCTCAACGCAGGAGTGTATCTATAACAGTTAGTTCAAGTCCTACTGTAAGTCGTACTAGATCTAGATCAGTTACAGTCTCATCGACGAACAGAACTAAATAAATGCCTCAGTCATCATTAAATTCAGAATCTGACTCAGCTCTAGGATCTAGTGTAGATGTCTCAGTATTATAATAGCCTGCACATTTGCCCACGCCATTATTCGCCTCGTAAAGTTTACCAGAATCCTCATCAAAGTAATAGTCTTTATTTTCATGATGAATTTTTCTTACCTTCACAACTGTAATATCAGAAACTACAATTGGCAGCTCAGTCGACTCTAGAATAGTTGGAGTTACCATACTTGATTCTTGAGTAGCCCTAGTAGTCTCTATTACTGGAATTGCTGATTTAGTAGCCTTTGGCTTTGGTTTTGGCTTTGATGAGAGTTTAATCACTTTCTTTGCTTTGGTCATATCAACCTGCATAGTTGCTTTACTGATTGCTTCCTTAGCCCTTTGTTCATCTATCTCTAAAATAGTATAGCCATTCTTGATGCAGTTCAGATAGTAAGGCGACCCATACAGTTTACTGTCTTTGGGATATGGTCCTCCTATAAGTCCGTGATCACACTTCTGGTTAGCCTGGTATTTGTACATGGGTAGCTTGTTTGAACATTCTTCGCAGACCTTCGTCCCTTCGACAATATTAGGACAGCGAAACTCTGTAAAGATAGTAAATTTAGGTTTACCATCTTTATAAAGTCTGAAAGATACCTTATCTGGGTGTGCTCGTCTAGAAAGACAGGTTGCCATGTTGCTGTACTCATACGTCTAAGTAACTGGGAATCAAATTTATGGGCTGCTAGCTTGATTATAGACATTTAGTGTTCTTGCACTGGGATCTGTAGTCTCTGGAGACCACTTAGGCATCCATCGATAGGGTACATTCACTTTAGCGGCATGAGGATAAAAATTATTAAAGTGAGCCCTGTAATAATATTCTTCTGGTGTCCTAGGCATCAAATGATCATTATTAAATGTGTGCTTTGTCCAGTCATGAGGAATACACTTAGAAACGCGCTCCTGAATCTCCTGAAACCAAGCCTTCTCAGGGCTAGATACACCGTCGCTGAATGCTTCCTTGCGTCTCATTAATACTTCCTCAGGCAACCATCCATTTTTGAATGCCTCCCTCAGAATAGACTTCTCTATTTTTCCATCAGGTCTCAGAAGGCTTGGTGGCAAGCTACGTACAACTGCAACAAACTGCTTATCTAGGAAAGGTGTACGTGCCTCGAGACCATTAGAACTAATTGACCTGTCACTACGCAGCACATCGAACATATGAATGTCCTCTAGCAGGCGACCAGTCTCAGCATGAAATGCAGCGTCATTAGGTGCAGACCTAAAATACAGATATCCTCCAAGAAGCTCATCTGCACCGTCGCCGTTAAAGACAACCTTACAATCAGTGAGCTTTCTGATCTCTTTTGCAATCAGATAATTACCCACACTCGCCCTGACGGTAGTAGTATCATAGGATTCAATCGCCTTGATCACTTCTGGAATTTCTTCAAAGAACTGATCAGGTGTCATCACAATCTCAGTGTGATCACTACCTATATAGTCTGCAACTAGCTTTGCATGCTTCAGATCTGATGAGCCCTTGAATCCGATTGAAAATGTTTTCAGGGGTGGCTTTCCTAGCTGTGTAAGGGATCTCTGAACCATACTTGCAATCAGACTACTATCTAAGCCACCACTGAGAAGTGCTGCCACAGGCCTATCTGTCAATAGACGCTTCTCTACAGCAGTTAACAGTGCAGCCCTAACAGAGTCGATCGCAGTAGGAAGTGTTAGAGTAGGATTAGTAGTCCAGGGAACTGTGTGATACTGTATAGTTTGTACCAGTCTCATTGAATTTACATCATATACTTCAACAGTCCCGGGTAAAACATGCCACACATTCGTGTATCCAGGAATAAATGCTTTTACTTCAGAGGCAAATGCGAGACCAGTATAATTACAGGATGCTTTGTAAAGTGGTCTAATTCCATAAGGATCCCTTGCAAGGATCAGCTTATCCGATTCAGAATCATAGATTGCTAGAGCAAATACTCCATCTAGAGATCTCGCAAATGTGGCAAGATCATCCTTATGGCGTAAATACAAGTCCCCGATACAATAACAGTCTGATCCGGCTGAATCAATTCCGAGTGATGCATTGAGTTCTTTGGAATTATAGATCTCACCATTACACATCCATGTTACACCGCCTTTCTTAAATGGCTGCATACCGCCTTCAGTTAGACCATTGATTGCGAGCCTTGTAAATCCAAATGTTAGCATATTGCTAACTTCTACCAGTCTTGTTCCTTCTGGGCCGCGTGCTTCTAGCAATTTAACAGCACTGCGTGTATTAGCTGTTGGATTTAAACTTACATAGACGGCAATACCGCACATTCCTAAATGTATAAAAAGATAATGTTTAGACCATATAGAAATGGATGCAAGTGACATAATACGTAAACTCAAGGAAAAGACTGTATTCTACAATATTCAGGCTCAGTTTTCTACTGCACAGGCTTCAAAGGGTTGTAATCCAAAGGCATGTGGACCAAATAACTGCTCATACAATTTTTCAGATTATCAGACTCGCTTAGACTATTTTAATGGCCGCTTTGACCTTGGTGCAGCATGTAGTAGTTGTAGTACATTTTGTTTTCAATAAATATATTTATAGTAACCATTTAGAATGGATAGTAATATTGATAATATTTCTGATTTAGTATATAAAATTATAAAGTACACGATTATTTTAGGAATTTCACTAAGTTTTATTGTACTAACGGCAACATCAGTTTTAGTTCGTGATACTGGATATATTACAAAACATCCTAGATATTTTATAAGTGAGACTCTAGTTATGGGTCTTTTAACATGTATTCCAGTGCTATATATAAGTTTTTTAAGAGGAGGTAATAAAAAGGAGACTGCACAGGAATTTGGATTACTATTTTTTAAGATTATATTTCTGCATATAACATTTCAGCTTTCTGGAATTTACTCAGTCTTATTTCCAGACTCAGCCACAATGTAGGCCTAGAGGCTAAGATACTCTATTAATAGATGTCTGGTGCTAGTCCTACAAAGCCAAAGGCTGAGCGCTTAAAGGAAACTATAACCTTGTTAAAGAAACTACCCCAGGTTGGAATTCCTGAAAGTAGTTTTGCTTATGGAAGAGTGAAAGATATGATGACGACCTGGGTAAATGATGGACCAGCAGTAAAGGAGCATATTGATTTCATTAGTCATAAAGGGGTCTTGACCTTGCCTACACAACTTGGTAAGGTATCTTCTTTGGATCTCAAGGCTAAAAAGGTTTTCTAAATTATATGAGCAGATTATTATCTGAATGAACTTCATGCAGGTAAGAATCTGGACCAGGCGAGGATTGAACTCGCGACTTCGGCGTGACTTGTCATGCCTCAGATTACCCTGCCAGAGGCAGGGACTTCGGTGTGACTTTGGCTTTACTTTGCTCTATACGTTGCTATAAATATACATTGCTGTATAAGCACCGCGCTCTAACCAACTGAGCTACAGGTCCTCCAAATAATAGTATTACCAGGGGTTTAAGCCACTGAAGCTTTAGTGATCTAAACGCCTTTTAAGAAAATTACATAATGCTACCAGGAGCAATCTATATTAATCTTGATCACAGGACTGATCGCAGGAAGCTAGCTGAGGATGAATTTGACCGTCTAGGGATTCCTGAGGTACGGTTCCCTGCAATTTATAATAAAGATGGTAGGATTGGATGTATTGAGTCTCATCTTACTATTCTTAAATCTGATTTAACC